TTACCCTTCGTCAGCCCGAATGCTCTCCACTGTGGCATGCCGCAGCTTCAACTCGCCACGCAGGTGCCGCACCCGGGCGGTAAAGCCAGGCTTGACCCATTGCACGCCGTCAACTACCGCGCTCGGAACCCCGGCCGGCTGCTTGGCCCTTGACGCTTCCAGGCTCCGCAATATTGGTTCCCTGATGGACTGGTTTGCGGCGAGAATGGCGGATCCTGCATATTTCCCCTCGCGCGCCACCAGCGCAACAGTTGGCTTGCCGGGCGCGCGCCTGACGCCCAGCAGACCGAACTCGCCGACCTCCCAGCATTTCGCCTTGACCCAGGCTTCAGTTTTGCCGCTACGATAGAGGCTCTCGCTGCGCTTCGAGACAACGCCTTCCAGACCCATCTTCTCGACGGCATTGAAGAACGCGAGGCCGTTGCCCTGGACGTGCACGCTATACTGGATGATGCCATCGGCCGGCTTGACGAGATCCCAAAGCCGATCCTTGCGCTCGATCAACGGCATATAGCGCAAGTCCTCGCCGTCGAGGTGCAGCAGGTCGAACGCGACGAAGGTGAGCAGCTCGGCGTTCCACCTCATTCGAGAATGCATCGCATGGAAGTTAGGCTTACCGTCAGCATCGAGCGCGGTCATCTCGCCGTCGATGATGAAGGATTTCGCAGGGAGCATTTCCGCCGCCTGGACGGTTGGCCAATATCGCTTTGACCAGTCGTGGCCATGCCGCGAGAACGCTCGGGCGCCGGCCCAATCGAGGATGACCTGGGTGCGGAAGCCATCGTATTTGATCTCGTGGAGCCAGTCGTCGCTGATGGGTGGGCCCAAGATCTGTGCCGGCACCATAGGCCTGATGAACTTCAGCCTGGGTTTTTCGTTACGCATCAACACATACCCAACAACCGCGATTCAAGCCGCAAGCGGCGGTCCGGTTCCGCGCATTTGAGCGAAATTTGATGGACGGAAGGTTATGACGACTGAAACTATGTTCAATGACCCGCAGGGCCGGCAGGCGCTGCGCCTGATCCGCGCCACGATCGAGGAGCATTGCCCGCCTGGCGTGCTCATGAGCGAGGACCAGGTGAACGGGCACTACGGTCCAACGCTTCTCGGCGAGGCCGAGGCGCTGGCAGCTGCGATCGTAACCACGGTGCAGCGGCTGACGCAAAAACCGCCAGCGGCCAGCATCAAAGGCTAAAACAAAAAAAGACCCCCGCCGGCCGGAGCCGACGGGGCGCTGATCTTGGGAGGATCAGAAATCAGGCAGGCGTGAAATCGACGTAGTATTCCTTGCCGACTTCGAACTGGATCGCGGCATCAGGATTATCGACGTTCATCTTCAGGTCGGCCCACGGGGTCGCCTTGGTGAACCGCCCATTCTCTGACTGGATGTCGTCGGAATAGACGGCGTGCATGAAGACGGTGGTGCCCTCCTTCGAGCCGCAACAAAATTTCGCTCGTACTCGCTGGACCGTCATCGGTCTTCTCCTTCTGAAATGCCCGGAACCGCCGGGCGCGGGTTCATCTCCGGCGTGTCTGCACCCGCCGATTGTGCTGCTCAGCTCGATCGAGACGCTCGATCAGCTGCTGGTGCATCTCGGTCAGTTCTTCCGTGCGACGGTCGGCAAGCGCCTCAAGCGCGACAGCGCAACGCGTCAGCAGCGCGAGGAACCGTTCGTCGCCAAAGCCAAGAGCGATGCCGGCGATCACCGGATCTCTTGTTGCCTCCTTAGGCTTGGTCAGGTAGCGGCCGACCGCGGCCAGAACGATGATCCCGCCATAGGCGCCGGCTATCCATACCTCAGCTGGGATGTCCATTGTCCGCCACTCGTCTGTTTTGGTGATCAGATAGGCCGGCTTCACCAGCTGCACGAATGACGTTGTAGGAATCGAGGAGCATGAGGATCGGATAAACGCCGAGGCCGGTCGCGCCGGAGCCAGAACGGAAAATACCAATCGAAATCATGAACCAGACGCCTGTGCCAAGGAATGCCCCGAAAGCCCGAAGATGTGGCGAGCGCCGCCAAGCGCCGTTGATGGCCAAGCTGACCAGACGGCCAAACCCGACCAGAAAGCACATGCCGGCGAAGGTTACCTGCGGCATGAGCTTGGCCAACGACGAGAAGGCGCCGACTTTTGCGAAGAGGTCCGGCTGCAGGAACAGGACCACCGACCAGTTGAACAGGATTGCCGCTAATGCCCATTCCGACGCTCTAACCGGAAAGGTTTCGCGGAAAGACTTCGAGATGTGAGCAAGGGTCGTCATAAGAGCCTCTCTCATTGGATAAGAGCCTTGATGGTGTCCCCCTTGGCATGATCTAGGCGCTTGCAATCACGGAAGGCGATCCGGTCCTGCGCCCAGAGACGGCTCGCCTCGGCGTCTGGAATAAAACGATGCGGCACGTCGGAGAGCTCGCCACACTCGCTCATGATGCTCGGATCGACGTGTGGTTTCGCCGGTTCATCGACCGGCGTTATCGATACCGATTGACAGCCGGGCGGCGATGCCGCGCCCAGGCTTGCAAGTGCCAGAAACATCACCAGCCGGCTTCGGCGCATCGTCTTCTTCCTTTTGTTGCCTGATACGTTCCTCAAGGTCGGCGATCCGCAAGGTGGCGGTCCGCTTATCCTCGGCTACGCTGTCCGCGAATTTCTGCGCTGCGGCGTCGACGTTCGCCTGCTGCTTTTTGAGATCGGCATCCCGCGCCATGGCGGCGAAGCGCATCTTTTCCTGCCAGATCGCTTCCTCAGTCTTCTGGCCGGCGGCGTATTCACGATCGACGCGGCCGTCGACGAGGCCCGAAAGCGCCGGCCCTACCCAGGGGATGTTCCGGATCGGCCCCAGCGGGACGCCTTCGTAGTAGAAAATGATGGCTCCGGCCACGACGATCGGCAGGCCGACCCGCGATTTTGCGAAGGACCAGAAGCCCCAGAAGAATGCGATCACGGGATCCATGAATTCATCCCCACGCCATGAAGAGACCGAAGGCGATTGCCAGCGCGACAACTTCCATGCACACGATATGGAGAAGCGTCGCCCCGAGGCTTTGCATCAGCTCGACGGGCCTTGCAGGCAGAGCTTCTTCTCGCGCTGGCGCCGCTCGAAGAGGCCGCGCAGCACCCGTTTGCCTGCCCGGTCGAACCAGGTGAGCGCGTCACAGCCGCCGACGATGTCGCCGGCGTTGAGCCGGCGCGTTGCAGTGCTCTTGCCGATGCCGGCAACGCCGACATTGAAGGCGGTCGAGGTGTACGCAGCGTCGCGCGTCGGCGGCAGGCGCACGAAGATCGTCGCTGGCACGAAATAGCGATGCAGTCCGGTCCGATGCTTCGCGACGTCCTGGCGCAGCATATCGAGCGCCTGCTCGTGCGTGATCACCATCCCCATGTACACGCCATCGGTGTGGCCGAATCCGATCGTGGGAACGCCGACAGCATCCCGGTAGGCGACAAGCCTTTCGCCTTCTTCCCTGGCGATGAATGGAACGGCAATATCGAGGGTTTCCGCCTCAATCGCAGGCGCCTTGTTCCCCGGCGCTGCCGCCGATGGCCATGCCAGCAGCACCGCGAGCAAGAAGACGATCACGCCGACCGCGGTGATCCGCAGCCATTCCTTCCACGGGGAGAGCCCCTGCTCGAGAAGGCGACCGCCAACGCCGGCGACAAGCAGCCCGAGGCCGAGCCACCATGCGATGTTGGGGTCGTAGTCCTGCTCAGTCAGGCGATACCAGAACTCAGGCAGCACCAGGACGGCAATGCCGAGGATCTGCATCCAGAAGCTCAAAGACAATAGCACCACGCGGCGCCAGTCGGTGACGAGACGCATGCAAGTTCTCCATAAGTTGAGGTTGAGAATGGGTTTTAACCAACTGCTAATAGACCCCTTGCCGGCCGGAATCGCTGGCTCTATGCTTGGGGGCACGGGGAAATAGTTGCGGCTACAGGGGTAGAGGGGCGCTGCGATGCTTCGCGTCTTGCGGAATTTCTGGAACGATCAGCGCGGTGTCGCGATGATCCTGGTGGCGATCATGCTGCCGGTGCTGGTCGGCTTCGCGCTGTTGGCGGTCGATATGAGCCGGGCAAATGGGCTCCATGCCGATCTACAAAAGGGCGTCGATGCGCTCGCGCTTGCCGGAGCCGCGGAACTCGACGGCAGATCCGACAGCATCACCAGGGCCGATAGGGCGATCAACAATCTCGTCGCCAACCATACGCTCTTTTCGACCGTCGGCGACCACCAAATTGCCCGAGCCGACATTACGGTGGCGTACTTGACCGGCATCCCCGCCAGCGACAACACAGGGCTTGGCGCCAACGGCGTCGATGCCAACGGCGTCAATTGGGCGAGCGTGGACCCAACCGCCGTGAGCCTTGTCGTGGTAACCTTGAACGCCTCGAGCGGTGGCACCTTCGAAAGCTTCTTCCCGGTGAGTTTCACCAGCGGCAACGCCAGTTTCGACATCCGTCCGCAGGCGGTGGCCGGCTTCAGGCAGTCGATCTGCGAGACCGTCCCGATCTACATGTGCAATCCGTTCGAGACGACGACGCCGGGAACCAGCAAGACGATCCAGCAGGCCTTTGCCTCTGGCGACACCTACGGCCGCGAGTTCCGCATCCTGAAGGTGGATTCGAATCCTGGCCCAGGCAATTTCGGCCTGATCGACAACAACCTGACGTCGCTACGCGATGCCATCGCGATCGGCACCGCAGGCACCTGCTACGGTCGAGATTCGCTCACCACGAAGACCGGCGTTACCCTTGGCCAGGTGAACACCGGACTGAACACCCGCTTTGACCTCTACAGCGGCTCCCTCAACAAGGATAACAAGGATTGGAACTACCGGCCCGCGAGCAACGTCCGCAAGGGTCAGAAGACGGGCTGCAGCAAATATGATCCGGTGACCGATGGGACGGCGCTACCACTGCCGCCCGGGAGCAATTACAACGACTCCAAGGGCATGTCCGACCCGATCACATCGCAAAGCTTCTGGAGCACCTATTGGTCGGTCAATCATGGGACGACCTATCCTAATGTCCCGAGCGCCAGCAATCCAACCGGCTCCAGAACCGCTCCAGCATCGCGATATGATGTGTATAGATACGAGATCGCGAACGGCCTCGTCGGAGATAAATCGAAGGCGCCGACAAAGGAAACTGGCAATCCGTCCTGCTTCAAGGGCGATACCCCCACGGCCAGCCCTGACCGCCGCTTGCTCAACATGGCGATCGTCGACTGCATCGCCAATCAGTCGAAGATCAATGGCCATATCGCTATCAAGCCCGATGGGTACGCTAGCGTGTTCGTCAATACGCCGGTTCAGAAGCAGGACAATACCAAGGATCCCGAAGACCCCACGGCAGGCGAGAAGCCAATCAGCCTGGAAATCGTGGATGTCGATGGTGCTTTCGCCGACAACTTTACTGTCGATAAAGCTTTCCGAAACGAGGCGCAGCTATACCGATGAGAGCATGCCTGACAATCGCCATGCTATTCCTTTTCGCCTTTCCAGCTGTCGCCGACGAAATGTCGCTGGTGAACTGCAATATCCTCAGCAACTCGGCGGCCAGCGGCGCGCTGAAACTTCGCCAGGCGATCGGCGAGGTGAAGGGCGAGGCCCTTCATGAGATGATTCCCGCCCTACCGGAAAGCGCCAAGGACGAGGCAAAGGACGTCGAGGACGCGAGGATTGGCATGGAATCAGCGATGCGCGAATACATGATCTCGCTCGATGCCTTCTCGAAAGCTGTGAAGGACTGCGGGAACTAAGACCAGACAGTCGAGAGATCCTGCAAGGCTGAATCTGCCATCGGCGCCCAGACGTGGATGAAGCGGATAGAGCCACCGTTTGTTGTGGTGTCGCCAGGAAGTCCGCCGAAAGCAGCCGCCTCAGCAGTCGCTGTAAGACTGGTCCCAACCGTCACCAGAGGATCGCCGTTCACCGACATCGAAAGACGCCCGTCAGCGCGCGTCAACGCGATCTGATGAAGATTGGCAAAATGGTGGTAGCGAGGGTCGGTGACGGTACGGCTGGCCGGCGTCGAGTTGAAATCGCTCGCCTGCATGTTGAGGTTATCGACCTGGGCAAGGCGCCTCAGCGTGATGCCCTGATCGAGTGCGTTGGTGGCGATCCCGAGGATCGTCGTGACATCGTCGTCGGTATCTTCCGAATAACCGATGAGGATGGTCCAATCCATCGAAGTCAGCGTGGCGAGGAAATCACCGATGATGCCGATCGGAAAATCGCCATACGGCATCTCCAATCCAAAGGCAGTCAGCGCCCCGGGCGTGTCGACGATATCGGCCAAAGTGACGGGGCTGCCGGCGACGGAATAGACCTCGTTGATGAAATCGGCCGAGGCAAGCATGCTGCCGGGCAGGCTGTAGGTCGGGCGCGGCGACAATGTCGGAAGACTGGCTACGTCCTGAAGATCGAGACGTTCGATGGACCGGATATAGATACTGCGAGCGAGGAAGCTCGAGCCTGGTGCGGCACCGAGTGAGAGCGCGGTCGCGGTCAGCGCAAAGACATCGGCCGTCGTGCTCTGGGTTGGGTTACCATCGACCGACATCGAAAGCTCCCCATTCGAGCGGGACACCGCGATCTTGTGAATGCCGGTGGGAAAGCCTGCGGTATCGGTGACCTGCCGGAAATGGATGCCAGCGGTGTCGCTGGCGTTCATGTAGCCGCTGGTCAACCGGTGAAGATTGTAGTTGCCGTCACCGGCGTCGGTGTAGACGAATGGGTAGCTGTTGCTGCTGTCGCTGCGTTCGTAATACTCAACGATCACGGTTTGATTGTCACCGAGGAAAGCAGCCAAGGCATCGCCGATAACCGAGACGCATGGCGACTCCTCGGTATCGAGAATCTCGAGGCCAGCCGCGGTGACCCATCCGGGCTGATCAATGACATCGGCCACGGTGACGGAGACGCCGGCGACGGTATAGACGCCATTCTTGAAATCAAGCTTCGTTTGCCCCCCTGGCGCCGGGCTACCTCCGCCGAAGATGAACGGGTTGAGAAGCCCGGTCATGCCACACCGAGGAAGACGAGCTTCAGGCCAGCGGCGCCGGCCCCCGCATCATCGATATCGACCGAGACTTCGGCGTCGTCGGTCATTGCGGTGGTGCTGAGCACCGCTGGCACCGTGGCGGTCGTCGACGTCTTCTCAAGGGCATCGATCGTGAGCCGCGTCGAGAAGATCGAAACCCCGTTTTGATTGACGTCGACAGTGACGGTCCCACCAGAATCTGAGGCTTCATTGAGTGAAGCCCTGACGCTGGAGAGCGTGAAACCAGTCGGCCACCTGAATCTTACTTTCGCGGTTCCGGCGGTGAGCTCGGTGGTCTCATCGCTCACCGCTACAGGATATTGGAATGGCATCGGCGGCGCCGATCCGCTTGCGCCGGCTGCGGTGCGAACGTTGGTGCCATCCGATTGGAAGCATCCCATATCGCCATTCGCGATTGTCGGTGGCGTCGCAGCCTGCCCAGAAATCCGAATGGTAACGGTCTGGCCGCACTGATTGAGCACCGTGAAGAGGCCGCGCTGCTCCGCCGGCACATTCAACGTGACCGGACCGCCCGGCGCCGGCGACCCAACACCGATCCGGAGGTGCGAACCTTCCCAAAACTGATCCGAGGTGAGATTGACGCTCGTGCCGTCGATGGTGACGTCGACAAAGCCGAAAGCGGCGGACTCAATCCGGTCATTGCGGTTGTTGATGGCTGGGATGCCATCAGTCACCTGTCCCTGGGCGACCGGAACCGCCTGGGGGATCTTTTTCTCGATTGTCATGGATTACCTCAGAGAGGGATCGTAACCTCAGCGACATGGCCGCGGCCGACCGTCGCCGACATCATGTAGACGCGCGCCTGCGCACTCGGCGGCGGCGAGCCCCAATCGGCCGACTTCTGCGCCGCCGTATAGGTGAATTGGTTGGTGCCAACGCTGATGGTCCGCAGCACGCCGGTCGGCGAGTCTGCGTCGAGCACGTCCATTTCGAACGCTAAGGTCGCCTCGCCGCAACTCGGTACCGCATTGAACATCTCCCATGCGGAGAGCCGGTTGCGATAATCGAAGTCGACGATGGTGTCGCCACCGGAGAGTTGGCCGCACAGATTGACGACCGCATACGGTCTTTCGGCAGCTCCGGCGATCTGGTGCGCCTCAGCAACCGCCGCAGCAATTGAACCGCCGAACCCGACCGCCTTGTAGTATTTGGTCAGATCGAGATCCGATGGCGGATGGGGCAGCTTTCTCACCCAGTCCTGTCTGACCAGGACGAACAGATCGCCGATTTGATGCTGCGGGCCGTAGACCTCCGTGCCGCGCCAGCCGCGCACCGGGAAACCCGAGATCGTGAAGGTGCCGTCGCCATTGTCCACGACGGTCGTGAAGCCAAGCCCCTCCCAGCGCCCTTCCCTGCCGACGAAGGCGAGGTTGGTGCCGAGCATGACTGCGGACTCCGCGGCCGAGGTCGGCGCTGCCCCTGAAATCCTCTGGACGATGATGCTGCTTGAGAAGTCGCCAGAATGAGGGTTCGGGTTGTCCGGCAGCACCGTTTTGCAGATGCCGACGAAGGCGGTATGCGGAGCCTGATCGTACATCACGGCAAAGGTGCTTGCGGTGTCTCCTCGATAGAGAGTGCCGCCTCCCCAGTTCGGCTGGCCGCGGCCGGCAACCATGCCGTATTGGACCAGCGCGGCGCCGGCGGCGTCGTCACCAAGGCGCAAGAGCGGAATATCGAGATGGATGTATTGCGACTGCAGCGTGACCGAGGTGATGCCGGAGTAGCCAGTGTTCGATACAACCGCGACATCGGCCGCGAGTGACGTCTGGAAATCCCTGGCCTCGAAATCGATGACCAGGTTTTCCTTGATGTTCACCTTCGAGATCTCGACGGTGTAGTCGATGTTGCCCGAGGGGACGCTGATGACGTCCCCCGGAATGAGATGAGCGAAATCGGAGAACGTCGAGAAGCTGTGCGTGCGCTCTTTGGCCTGCTGCCGCAACAGCAGCTCCTGCACATACTGCTCGCCATCGGCATCGGAGAGCACCATAGACGTGGAAAAGTTCATTTCCTTCGTCGACCGGGTGACCTCATATAGCGCGCTGTACTCGTCAGCCGTTACAGTTCTCGCCTGATAGTTGTTCTCCTTTGACACATACTCGAAGGTGACCTTGGCAACCCTCGTCAAATCGCTTTCATCGTCCGACCGGATGGAGCCATTGCTCTTGAAGACGATGTCGGTATCGGCAAGAGATTCATCGGCGACGAACGATCCGTCGGTGGGCGTCTTCCGGAAGACGATCTCGTCCCCTATGTCCGACCAGACGAACCCCAAGGGATCCTGATAGGTGCGCAGCACCGTGAGGATGCTGGTGTCCTTGTCGATAACGTCGCCCCAATCGAAGAGCGCGTTGAAGCCTTCGAAGCGGATTTGATCGACGGTGTAAGGGCCCAAATGGGTTAGAAGGTCGGTGACGTGGCTTTGAGTGGTGATCTCGCCCGGCGTCGAGCCAGGAATCGTGTATTCAGTCCAAATCTTATTGGTGCTGCTGTACATGAAGTATGCCAGCCGCGCCTGATCGACGAAGACGACGCCTGTGGCGTGCTCGTCAAGCTTCGTCGCAGTTTTCGCATTGATGTCAATCGACCAAATCTCTTGGTGATTGTGATCGAAAAGGGCGTAACCAGGGCGGGGGAACGCTCGCTCCGTCCACAGGGGTCCGGATATATAATCGAGCAGCAACGAGACCGTGAATGTCTCGACGATCGCTCCTGTGGTCGGTGTGATTAACCGGACATTGTATGTGCCGGCCGGGAAGGTCTCGAGCACAACGAGGTATTCGGTGAGAGGATCATAATGCATCCCGGTGATCTGTCCGTCCGGGTCGAACACCGTGGCCGTCGACCAGCCGTCGCCACCATAGGTGACCTCGTAGACCAGATTGCCGTCGTACATGAAGAAGGATGCGGAATCGGCGGCGACACGCCCGGCGACCATCGGGATTTCGCCGACTGAGACACTATTCCTCGTGACGCTGAATGAGCCGGCAGTCAGATCGATGACCGCGAAAGCGGTTGGATCGTAGGCAGTATCGTAAATATCCGTGCCAGCGAGCAAGAACTGGTCGCCGAATTTGACGCTGGCGAACCAGACAAAGCGTTCATCAGAATTCTCGATGAACTCCGCTACGATCGAACCGGTGGTCGCGTTGTAAACGCGGGTCGGAAGAACACCCGTCGGCGCGATATCCAGCCGGGCGAACACGACCACATATCCGGAACCGCGCAAGACGGCCAAATAGGGATTCGCATCGACATAGATTTCCGACCCCTCGAGAGGCACTCGGTACTGCTCAACACCGGTGTCGACGTCGAGCGCAACAAGGTAGCAGACCGTGAGCGAGGGGATCTCGGCATTCGTCAGGATCTGGTAGAGAATCCCGTCGACGGGGTCATAGCCCGCAAACCGGAACGTGTTCGTGCCAGGACTCGTCGGCGCCTGACCAACCCATGTCAGCTGCTTCGTTCCACCGGTCTGCGATGCTGCGTTGGAGATCACGGCGGTTATGGTCGGCGCCTGCGCCGCAGGGTAATCAGGCAGCACCAGAAGCACGTCACCAGTGTGAGCTCCAGCATTAGCGCCGACGATCTGCTTGACCACCGGATCAACTGCCGTCTGCAGCCCGTTGTAGAAGCGAAATTGGATCGACGGGATAGCACCATTTTCAGCATCGAAGACGACCTGACCATCCGCCTCGATGCGAATGATGTCGTAGCCTCGGCCGAAATAATCCTTGGCAAGGAGATAAACGACGTCGATTGTGGCAACGCTAGTCGGGTCCGGATAGGTCAGATTGAACTGCGAGCCGATGCGCGTGCCCTGGTAGGTCGTGGTGACGACCTTTGCCTGGCCGTAGACCGGGATGCCATCGACGCGGCCAGTACCGATGACTGCGGCCTTGGGTCGGCCCAAGGCAGGTGGCGTTACAAGGCCAGTGCGACGAGTGTAGACGCCGTCGATGCGCGGCGGATCCTTATACAGACTCAGTGTTGCTTTGTGGCCATCATAGATACCGTAGGCCATTTACGAGCGTACCTCGTCAAACATCCGGGAGCCCTCGCACCTCACTTCAGCCCCCCGTAGAGCTCGCCTGGCGTATGGTCGTAGCCCGAGAAGTTGTTCTTCCGGCCATTAGCAACGCAGACGGGTCGCGTCCGCGCGCAGCCACCATGCATGACGAAGGTGTCCCCGACTTCGACGTCGAGAGAGAAGCCTTCGGCGAGCTCGACAAGATGCGATCCGCTCGTCCATTTGCGGATCCTGCGGCTGTCGCCGATATTGGCGCCGGAGGTGAATTTGATCGCACCACCGAAATTGAAGTCGATGTTGGTCGGGTTCGAAATCGTGACAGTGAATTTTCCGTTGGTGGTGACCGTGGCGACAACGCCGGACAACTCACGCGTCGACAGATCAAAACCGCATTCCCGCGACCCGAAGACGTGGTTGCATTTCGGCTGGATCTTATCGAGGACGATGTCGCCGAGCTGCTCGCCCTTCGTCGCGAATTCCAGAGTTCCAGCGATGCTGTCGGAAAAGGATGATTTCCCGACAAACCCGGTCGCCATGACTTGGCGGTAGTCAGGATTGTCGATGTCGCCGAGATAGAGGATTGCGGTGGCCTTGCGCCAAACCCCTCGTTTCACATGCTCGGCATAGATCGGCCCCTGTTCATCGATCGGGACGGTGATGTCGACAGTCGCAGGGAATCCGTCCAGCGAGTAAGTCACGCTGGTCATGTTGAAACCGGGATCGCCCAGGAAAATCTCGGCAGGGCTGCCAGCAGTCGCCACCATCTCGCCAGACGATGAGAGGCGCACGACCTGGCCTATGCGGCTGGTCACCTCGATCAGCCATACCGGCGTGATCGTCCCGCCCTCAAGCATGGTCAGCAGAGGGATGGGGAAGGTAGATCTTGGCATTTCAGGCGTTGATGTCTTCGGTGGCGGTCATGCCATTGATCTTGGCGTAGGCTCCGTTCGGGCCATCAATCGAGACATCCTGGGTGGAATTCTCAAGCCGGACCGCGACGTAGTATTTGCCGGTCCAGGTCAAGGTTTCTCCGACTGCCCATGGGGTTGTCGGCACGATGACGCCATTGGTCTTGCTGTTGATCGCCTTCACGACGCCGTTCGACTTGATGACGACGGCGCCGTCATCTTCGTCCAGGAATTTCACCGGATAGTCATACGGCCGAGCGCCGGCGAAGGTGATGACAAGTTGCTTTCCGTCGCTGGTCCCATCTCCGAAGCCGAACACCTGATCGACCACGGAAAAGTGCCGCCAGTCGCGGATCAGCACCGGATACCCGCAGCCGCGGCATTCCTCGATCTTTTCCACGATGTTGCGCATGTCGGCGACTAGCGTGTTGGTATAGCCGAACTGGTAGCGTCGGAGCGGCCGGGTCCGGCGAACGATCGAGCGCACTCCCCCACCATTCATCATGATAGACTCGGAGGCGAAATCCGGCGTTCCGGAAATGAAGCCGAGTGCTGTCGATTTGGGGAAAATCGGGTACGTCATGCGACAGAACTGCTCATTGCGCCATAGACGGTCCGAACGAACTCATACGCGGCCTGGCGGCCAGCTTGGGCGCCATCAGTGACGCCGTTGATGTTGATGTCTCCGACCACGATGTTCCCGATGGTGGCCTGCCCAGGAGCTGGCTGCGGCCCCAGCTTGATCGTCGGCCGTTTGAGGACGCCGATGCCCCAGCTGGATATGTAACTGCCGTGCTGAGGATCCCATGCGTCGCCGAACATGTGCGATTCTTTGGAAATGTTGCCGGTGTTCAGACCGCCATCCGGGCGCCACGCGTATGGATCGTTGCCGTTCTGACCCATTGCGGAAGTACCCTGCCAAAGGTCGTACATCCCGACGTCCAGCGCGCCGATAGTGCCCGCGACGTTCGCGAGACCGCCGGTGACACTTCGATTCATGTCGTCGACGCTAGTGCCGACATCCTTGGTCGCTGACGTCGTCTGGTCCTGTCCGTATCGGGTGACGTTGACGCCGTTTTCCAGCTGCCGGACGACCGCGCCGGTCCCATTGTCACCGCCGCCGGCGCCGCTGCTGAAACGGGTCACCGACACGCCGCCGGCATCAGGATAGGTGGTGCGCGTTCCGGTCGCCCCGGCTCTCTGCACAACCGGGTTGGCCTGGAAGGTGTTAATCGCCCCAGTCAGCCTGGCGATCCAGAAAAGAGCGTCCTCGATTCCTTTGATGAAGCCGTCGAGCGCATCTGAATTCGCGCCGAGCTTCTTCAGTTCGTCGCGAATCTTGGCGATACCGTCGGCGAGCTTGTAGGCGGGCAAGCGTCCAGCGAGGAATTTGTCGACCAGAGCCTGCAGGCGCGCTTCGATGGCGCCGTACTCCTGATTTAGCCCACCGATCTCCAGCGCTTGACCGAACATGCGCTCGCGGCCGGTCGCAAAGGCTGTGGCGAGATCGGTCTGCGCAAGCTTGAGGCGGATAGTGGTCGCTTCAACATCGGCCTGCCGCTGCCGGATCTCGTCATAGGCGCTGGCGACATTCGCGAACTTGGATTGGACAAGGTCCTTGCTTTCCGCGTTTTCCAGCGCTGTGGAGACGTGTTCGAGAATGTCGAGTTCACGCGTCGAGGCGGCAATCGCATCAGCGCCGGCCCTCACCCTCTGGCGAACCGCATCGGTGATCCTGATGTTCTGGCCGGCGATCTTGGCGAGAAGATCGTCCTCGATCGCGAGGCGATTCTGCTCATCGCCAATGAGACCGCGCCGCTCCAGTATCTCCTTGTTGGCCTTTACCTGACCCTGGATAAGGTCGTTGATCGCCGCCAGCTGCGAGGCGGTTGCCTCCGGCTTGTCGAAGTTGATGTTTGGCGCAATCTGCTTCGCAGTCGCCAGCAGCCGGGCAAACTCGCCGCTGGTTGCCTCCGTGGACCGGAGCCACGCCTCCGATTTGCTATTGATGGTATCCAGCACGGTGTTGACGATGGCGACGTCCCTGGCCTCGCCCTCGAGAAGATCCTTGTTGTCCTTCATCACGGCGGCGGTGCCCTGCCGGATCTTCGACTCGAGATCGGTCTGCTCGTTGATCTGCTTAATGCTGAAAAGCAGCCCCTGCGCGGTCTTCTGCGACTGCTTCAGGTTTGTCTCATAGATTTCCAGGGCGTCGGCCGATGCGGCGGCCACCTTGTTGATCTGGTTCTCGACGTCGAGACTGCCGACGCCGCTCTTCAGCGAGGCGTTGAGCTGTTCCGCGGAGGCCGCCGACTTGTTGAGCGCGAGCTGGAGCTTGCCCTCTTCCGCGACGGCCGCGGCGATATTATCGAGTTCATGGTCGCTGACGAACTGGGCTTCCGGGATTGCCCGGATTTCCTTGTTGATGTCGGCAAACGCAAGAGTGCCCTCCGCGACCCTGTTGACGACCGACTGCACGCCGGCGGTCATCTTGTTGAACAGATCGACGAAATCGCTGCGGTTTTCGAGCTTCGGATTGGTGAACGCATCGAAAGCGTTCGTCAGGGCTTCATTGATCTTTGTGGCCTGCTCCTCGACCCCTGCCCTGAAAAGGGTAATATCGCCTTCGGTGGCGGCGAGCTTACCCTTGATCTCTTCCGACCTAAGGCTGGTTTCCGCAGCCTGCCCAGTTTGGCCACCGGCATCCGCGATCGACCCAAGTACATCGTGCAGCGCCTTCCTGGTATTCTCCTGCTGCTGCGCCGCCTCAGCCGATCTGATGCCCATGAGGGTAAGCAGCGAAATCGCACCAGTGAACGCGACACCCCATGGGCCGCCGAGGAAGCCAACCAGGCTGCTGGCGCCGGTCTTCAAAAGACCGAACGATTGCCGCAGCACGCTGGTGTTCTTTGTGGCGAGAGAAAGTGAGGTCGCTGTGGTCTCCAGGCTGGTGCGAAGACCGTCGAGCTCTGCCTGCGCGGCGCGCAGCTCGGCGCCTTTCGCAAGCGAGCCGACTTCCCCGATCGCCGCGCGGGCACGCCCCAGCCTTTGCGTCTGGTCGAACTCCTCGACCTGAAGACGGGCGGTCTCCTTCGCTTGCGCTCTGGCGACCTGCTGGTACTTCGACCGGGTTTCGGCGGCTTGCGCCTCGGCGGCGCCAACCCGTTCCGCAAGCGCGATTCGCTGGTTGCCGAGCTGCTCCTCGAGCGCGCCCTGCTTCAACGCTTCACTGGACTGCTGCTGCCGGATGCGAGTGATGTCGCGTTCCGCCTCCTTCACAGCGCCGATGTTGCCGATGTTGATCGCCTGCTGCCCAGATGCCGCGGTCAGCCGGGTCTGCGCCTTGGCGAGCTCGTTCGCGAGCGATACCTGCCGGCTTTGGCTGGCCTCGATCTTGCCCTGGGTCTCGACGATCTTGTCGGCCGCGGCCAGGGTCTGCTTGGTCCCCTTCACCTCGACCGAGTTGGCGGCGTCGATCGCGTTGCGCAGCTTCTCGGTTGTCGCCAGCCGGCTTTCCCGAATCTTGTTGAGCTTCGCCTCTTCGCGCTGGACGATCTTGAGGTCCGACTTTGACGCGAATTCCAAGTTGTCCCGCCCCTGCAGATTGGCGAACGCCCTGGTGCTCTGCTCAAGCTGAGATGAAAGATCGCCTTGCGCCTTCGTAAGCTTTTCGACCTGGTCCTTGGCATCGGCAGACCGTCTCGAGATTTCGCCGAAGGTGGCGTCGACGGCCTTGCCGACGCTGCTGCCGACGAGCCGGCCAGCAAAAGCCGAACCAAGGGCCAGGCCTAAGGTGGCGGCGCTGCCGGCAACCTTGTCGATATTGTTGGCGAACAGCAGGATGCCGCCGGAAACGATCCGGGTGAGACCATACGTCTTGTCGAGACCTCCGACGAATTTCGTGAGCTGGTTGTCGGCCTTGACAAGGGATTGGTCGATGGTGAGAACCGACTTGTTGAAATCGGCATCGACACTGGCCTTGATCTTGTCGAGAGCGCCGAGGACTCTATCCGCGGTCAGCTGGCCGGTGATGCTGAGCTGCCGCAGCTTGCCGATGGTGACGTCGAGGCCCTTCGCGAGCTGCAGACCAAGCGGGGTTTCCAGCACGGCGCGGAATTCGTCGCCGCCCAGCCGATTCGAAGCGATCGCCTGCGAGAACTGGATGGCGGCCGATGTGGCTTCCTGAGCCGTGGCGCCGCCCAGAGCAAGCGCTTTCTGGATGGTCTGGACGTACTCGAGCACGGTGCTGCCCGATGTCGATGGCGCCGCCTTCTGCAAGCGAGAGTACAGCACAGCGGTCGAGGTAAGGGAGGCACGGCTGTTGTCGGCAGCCGCGGCAACGCCGGCAAGATTCCCAGCAAGGTCGGCGGCATCATCGGAGACGACGCGGATCTGGTTTGAGAGATTGTTGTAGGTGTCCGCGTACCGGAGCACCAAGTTCGACGACAGCGCCGCGGTCAGGCCGCCGAAAACGGCCGTCGTCGCCAGCATGGTGCCGCGCAGCAGGCCGACGCGGTCGTTGACGCGCTCGAAGGCGCGCGAAACAGCGATCAGACCATACGGCCTGATGCCGCTATCCGCGCTCCTGGAGAATCGCTCGATCGAGGACTGCGCAAGACCAGCTTCCTTGCGCACGCTGGCGGCGCCGCGCGCCGTGATGCGGTCAGCAAGAGCCCAGCCGGCGGCATAGCCGCCGGTGTCCATCGTCAACGATGCATAGATGGAACCGATTGGCTCAGCCATTTTTGCCTATGCGTTTCTGATCGGAGGCTGCTTTGCGAAGCTGCTTTTTCTGCTGCTCCATGAAGAGCCGCATGCGCCGGTACATCTGGTCCGGCGTTTGCAGTCGCTGCGGATCGTCCCAAAGCTCCGACGACTTGTCGGGCAATCGCCTGGCCCGCTGCAGGCGCGCGTTGAAGTAGGCTTGCTCGACACGACCTTGCCAGGCAGGGCCGAGCCAGGTGCCGACTTCATGCGGGGTCAGTTCGAAGAATTGATGCGGGAACATGCCCGCCCGGTAGGCACTCTTTTGCAGTTCAGTTAGGAGCTCGCCGGGCTCGATTGGTTTCCCGAGTCATCATTCACCTCGAGCTTCCTGACGTTCTCGAGATAGTCGAGATGACCCTCAAAGGTGCGGCCATGCATTGCCAAGAACAGCGCATCCAGGATCGCGTTTGCAGTGACGACCTGCGGGCAGTCGAGATCATCGTATGCGATGCGAAACGGCTTGCCGTCCTTCTTGCCGCCGAAGGCGATGCATTCGCGCATGAACTTCGGGTCAAAGCGGTTCAGGCGCGGCACGCAGTCGGCGAAATAGTTGTCGCCGAATTTCGCCTGAAGATTGTCGAGATCGGGATTGGTGAAGCGGAGATAGACCCCCTCCCCGCCGTCCGGGAAGGGGACTTGTCCGCGGAGACGCACTTCTGACAACGACGCCTCCTATTAAGCCGACGGGCCTTCTTCGATCTGACCCGACACGCGGATCGTCACTTCGAAATTGATCGGATCCTCACCGGTGAAGGTGAAATCTCCGCCGGAGACGTAGCCGAAGCCGTACAGCATGTAATTGAAGCCGGCGCCGCTCATGTCGATCTGCCAGTTGAAGGTGGCGCCGGAGTTGAGCTTCGCCTCGAGGCCGGTCGTACCGTTGAGCGTGGCGTCGCTTGGGTTGTAGTGGCAGGTGATCTTGATCTCGCCCGGATCCTTGAAGCCCGGCCGGAACTCGCGGAAGCCGCCGGTCGAAGCGAGATGGGTGAAGTCGACCTCTTCGACCGAGCGGCCGGAAAGGTTGATGGCGGTGACGTTCACGACGGGCGTGAACGCTTCCGGCGATTCGCCGTCTCCGACCTTGAACTTGGTGCCAAGGCCGACTTTACCAGTGGACGCAACCATGGTGCGGGTTCTCCTATTTCAGTTTGGGTTTGCGACAGGCTTTCCGGGCCGCCGCGGCGTCCTCGGAGACGAGCGTATCCACCCCGCACTCCCGGCATTTCCAGCACGGCAGTCCGCTCCACTTGGTCTCGATCATCGAGCACTCGCGGGGGGCAGAAACGACTGAGGCCGCCTCGGGGGCGGCCTCAGATTTTGCGATTTCAGTTGCTGGCGACGACACGTCAGCTCGCACCGGACTCCTCGTCCGGCGCGCAGGGCGCCTTGCGGGCATGGCTGCCTCCTTACGCGCCTATCGACGGCGCACGATGCTGTTGGTCAGTCGCAACCAGGCGCGGCGCCGCAGCGTGGCGATGACCTCGCCATGCTTGGAATCGAAGGCTGGCCGGAAGAATGGATGGGCGCGAGAGCCCGGATGGAAGAATCCGCCGCGAAAATTCTTCTGAAAGTGCGGTGCGGTCCCGAACTCGAGCAGGTGGACGATGGTTCTGGCGCGCCTCTTGAACGACACCCACCAGGTGCGACGTTTCGCTGTGCCCGAGACCTTCACCGACACCACGTTTTCATCGACATGGCCGCCCGGCGGTGAGCCGCTTGGCTGCGGGAAGAAGTCTGGATATTTGCCAGCGAAGTTGCGCAGTGCGGCCGCATTGCGCTCGGTCTCGCGCCGCATCGGCTCCAACGCGGCTTCCATATCCTCGTCCATGGCGCGGCCGTCATAGATGCCGGCGGCACGGCGCATGTTGGCGCGCAGCTGCACGTCGCCGGTCAGCTTAAAGCCCTTAGCCATGTCAGGCTGCCTTTTTCCAGCGGATGAAGAAGTCCACCGTCCAGACATAGACGGAGCGATCGTCCGCCTTTGCGGTCCGCTCGAAATTTGCAAAGGAGGTGGAGATGTCGACGAAACCGCCGATCGCGAGGTTCTTGTTGTCCTGGAGCGCACCCATGACGGCGTTGCGAAGCTGTTCGGCACCGAGGGCGGTTTCCGCCAGGCAATTGACGGTCACGCGGTTCCGATAATATTGTCCGGCGCCGTCGAGCATTGACTCGTCGAAGCCGCTGACGATGTTCACCTCGACGCAGGGCAACTGCGCGCGTTGCGGAAGGTCGATTGGATAGATGCCTTCCGAGCTGACGATGTCTGTGACGGCCGCCTCGCTGCCGAGCCGGGCGATCGCAATGGTGAGCGCCGACATCAGGCGTTCCGGATCAGCGTCGGCTTGATGGTGACGGCACCGGTGACCACAGTAGCGACCGATCCGGCAAAGCTGACGCCTTCGGCTTCGTGGTAGTAGACCCCTCCCTTGAAGCCGTCAGTGTCGGCAGCGCTAATCGTGACCTCGAACTCACCATTGCTTGGGTCTGTCAGCTGGATGCCCGATCCTGTCGCTTTCGAGACCAGGGGCGAGCTCTTGACATTCTTCGCGAGCCGCCATCGAAACGTCCAGCCGGTGATGTCGACCAAGGCGTTGTTTTCGTCTCGCACGATGACGAGAACGATCTTTGTATCGCCGGCATACATCTCGAAATCGGTAACCGCCATGTCATTGGATCCTTCTCACGACGCGCCCGTCGAGATGGATGCGAGAAGTGGCAGACCCGGTCAGCTCGATCGTGCCGGCGAGCAGACCGTCCAGGACGATCCTGGCCAGCGTCTCGATTTCGATACCTGCAGCTTCATCATCCAGGAGCAGCAGCAAAGCATCTGCGACGGCGAACGCTGCCCGGATAGCAGCGGAGCCGGCGATCGCCGGCTCAAGACTGTCGGAGGCACGCACTGTTGCCGCTACAGTGGCGGTCGAATCTAGACGAAATGGCAATGCGTCCTGGCAGTGCAGCCGCCCCAGCAATTCGTCGATGGCGTCGTCTCCAAGAACAGAAAGGATATCCGCCCGTCCTAGCAGCGCCGAGACGGCCGACGTCTCCGATAAAAGCGCGTCGACGTCATCCGAAAGAGCAAGTGTTGACCGGGCATCCCTGTTCTCAGCGAACGCCATTTCCAGGCTGTCTGACGCAGATACGTCGACTTGCGTCGGGCCTCCTGCAAATAGAAGTAGAAGGCTCATTACGAACCGATGTTGACTGTGATGTCGATGGTGATGAGCCAGCTCTGCGCTGAGGTCTTCGTGCCCAGCGACTCAACCTTGCGGCTCAACATCACTCCAGCCGTCGGGTCGTTGAAGATCCCCCATTCTTCCCAAGCGAAGTTGCCGTCTGATGTGCCGTAGAGAGATTGGAAGGTCAGAACGTTGTTCGCTCGCTGTGGATAGCCTGACTCCATGCCCATTCGCAGCTTGTTTGATGCCGCCTGGAGATCGGTTTGACCGACATCAAAGGCGGTGGAGGAGTCCCCTGCGCCAATGAAGGTGCCAGCCTCATCGAAGAAGGCCGGTGGGCCGTCGTTCATAATTGCGGCAGCGATGAAGTTGCGGCCTGCATTGGTCATCGGCATAGCGGTATCCCCTTTAAAGCGTATCGACGCCTTCGATCACCTCGACGGGCCGCTTGTTGGTCGCGAACTCACCATCGAATTTCTGGAGCCGCCAAGCGATACCGACAGAAATATTCAACCCCTCGCGCCGGCCATCATCAGCCTCTGCGAGGCGGGCCCGTATTTCGGCCGCCTTTTGCGGGTCCGACAATTCGATCAGCGCCGCAATCCGTTCAAGATCAGTGCGGTCCATCTTCTACTCTCGAAAGGATGGAGTTTATACTCCGATATATTGTGGACGACGGGCGACAGACCCTTTATCCGGTCCAGCCTCAGCCTGTTGGCGATACGGTTAACCGGCCGGATTTCAGCGAAGATTCAGCAACTTATCGGCGCGCAACTATCGGCTCCGAGTAGATCGCGGTTAATGAATTGCTAATTTTCCTTTGACTCCAAGAGCCTGGCAGGAACAGGATCGCTTTCGGGACCAGGGGGATGAGCTCGAAAGCACCTCTGTCCGGGTATTGGGTAACAGGGGAATTCAAATGAAGAAGCTTCTCAACATCGCGAAGTCGTTCCGTGACGAAGAGTCCGGCGCTGCCATGGTCGAATATTCGATCCTCATCGGCATCATCACTGCCGCCGTCATCACCATGATTGTTGCCGTCGGCATTTACGTTACCGGCGCATGGACCAAGCTCTGCTCAAATCTGCAGGCTCACGAATCGACCGTTGGCGTCACGATGAGCTGCGGCTGATGACAGTTCGCGCGCCCTGAACCAGCGCGCATGCGATAGATGGTTTGGGATGACTTGGAGGTTACCCCTGGCCAGACTATCGGCGGGAAAGGGTCGGCGTCCTCGCGCCGGCCCTTTTTCTTGAAAGCGCCATGAAGCGCGTCAAAACCATGGCAATGAAGACGCTCATTGGCTATATTGCCTGCATGGTAGAGACTTTCACATTTTCATCCGTATCGTTTGGCTCTTCAGACGACAGAACCATCGTCAGGCACGTCCCGTTCACAGTCGATGGCGTCGCGGCTACCCGGATATCGGAAGGCGAATGGGCCTATCGGCTGCTCCCTCACCAGTGCCGCGTCACCATCACCGAAATTTCATCAAAGGAATGACGCAGCAGCCACTCGCTTGAGGTTGCTGGTGCCGCTGGAAATGCCGCCCGTGACGGCCTGGTTGAACTCCGTATTGAGGCATGAGAAGAACGCCACGCTGTCGACGGATTCCGCCGTGACCTGGCTGTCCTTGTTCAATGTGTCGGCGCCCGAGTAATTGGCGCTGATGGTCTCGACTGCAGCAGCGATATAGCCCGATTGGATGAAGAACCCGCCATCGTTGATTTGCATGGCAGCGGTGGAGACGGAAAGCGCCGTCGAGGAAACCGTCTTGCTGTCCATCGGCGTGAACGAGTAGCGGCAGCGGGTATCGTAGACCGCGCCATACATATGCGTGCAGCCGCCGCTCATCGTTATGACGATGTTGCCCGTCGTGCCGGTCGAAAGCGGGAAGCGGAAGATCGCTGTGCCGCCCGTCGTGCTGCCGACCTGCTGCACCAGGGTCGCCGCAACGCCACCGACCGTTACGCTTGAGACCGTTCTCGAAACCGTCGATCCCCAGGCGAAGCAGATGACCAGCTGCCGGTTGGCATTCGCGGTGCCGATATTCACCGCATTGAAGGTGTAGGTCGTAAGGTTGGTATCGTCGCTGAAACTGCCGGCGAGAACCGGACTGTAAGCGGAGCCGGAGAGCGGCACGAACGACCCGGCGTCGGCCGCAATGCCCACGGCGGTCGGTGCCGTGGCGGTGATGGTGATCGTCGAGACGGACGTTGTGAGGATCGATCCCGTGTATAGCCTGTAGGTCGAGACGGTCCTGAAATCATCCTGGCTGAGCGCGTCCGAGCCCGATGTTGTGACGCCGGAGATATTTCCAGCACGCGCCTGGGTCAGAACAAAACCGCCGCTGGCTATCTTGAGATTGCTCAGGGTCACCGTGGTGCCGGAGCCGAAGCCGCCAAGCCCATGGATAGGCTTCACGCCAGCCGTTATCGATCGATAGACAGCACAGTTGCAGTTGGTGGCACTGCCGGCCGTCGTGACGACAATGGTTGCCGTCGTGCCGGTCGGAACCTCGGCATAATAGATGCCTTGCGGGCCGGCGCTGGTGACGGTGCCGTTGATGACCCTCTTGGCCGTCACGCCGCCGATCGTGACCGAGGAGATGCTGGTCGATCCCTGGGTGAAGGATATCACCGCATAGATCGTTCGATTGGCGTTGGCTGCGCCGATCGGCACCGACGACATGGTGAAGATGGTCGCCGACGCCGAGGTATCCGCCACGACGGTGACTAATTCGATCAGCGGATCGACTTCCGCGAACTGGTCAATGGTGATCGAAAACGGCCCGGCGTCGGTGTTGTTGAACCAGAGCGCCACGCCGAAGGTGGTGACGCTCGACACGTCCGAGAACGGCGATAGCGATTGTCCCGAAAATTCTGTGTTCCAGGTCGATCCGTCGGCACTTGATTGCAGCGTATAGGTCGTGCCGTCGACCGAGACCGTCAGACGGAGATAATTCGGCCCGGCCTGCGTGCCGGATGCCGAAGCGCCGCCGTCATTCGTCGTGTGGCCGGTCTGCGCATTCCAGCCGTTCGGAGGGGTGCCATAGACCTGGTATTTGTCGAGCCCCGTCGAGCCGTCGCCGCGCAGCCCGACGATGTGGAAATCATTGTTGGTCTTGAATCCGAAGCCGACCATGGCGAGCTTGCCCTGCTGGGCGAGCTGGGAGAATTGCGGCGTGTAGCGGAAGGTGTATTGCCGGCCGGCCTGCACGGTCGCCAGCGGCACCACGAACTTGCCGAAGGATCCGGCCTTGACCTTGCCCTTGATGGTGGTGTCGCCACTCGATGTGGTGGTGACGACGGGCTGGTCGACGAAGCCACCGTCGCCATCACCGCTGCCGCTTCCGGGCGCGATATAGGCGCCGGGACCGCGGCGACCGAGCAGATAGGGAGCGGCGGTCATCAGGCGGCGCCCTGGAAGCCTTCCAGCGTGGCAATCCAGGTGGACTGCGCGACTGGCGTGAAGGCCTCAAGCGTCTGCAGCAGACCGAACACGGTCTTTGCCCCGGAGGTCGGAAGCGTGATGATGCGCGAACCCTCATCAGGCACGAAGATGCCTCCGCTGCCGTCGCTGAAGGTGCGCATGGTGCCGGAAAGAGAACCGATGAAGGTAGCGCGCGGATTGGAAAAAGCGGCGTTGTCGCCGGCACCTACAGTCGGGGATGCCCGGAACAACCACATGCGCAGCGCGTGGCCAGCAACGCCCGTGTCGGACGTAATCAGGCGCAGGCGCTCGATCGTGACCAAATCGTCGTTAACGTCGGACACGGTGAAGGAGAACGGCGTCACCGAGCCGGCAGTGGTGTTGTTGGCGACCGCATCGTTGGCGGCGTAGGCATTCGAATCGTTCGGCCGCGTCATCGTCGAGGCCGCCGCCTCGATGAACTTGGTCTTCACCTTGCCGATGAGGTTGGTGCCGGCGGGTGTCGCTGCGACGAGATCGGTATGGACCTGGTCGAGCTTGGTGTTGGTGCTGGTCACCAGCCCTTCAAGCCCATCGACATAGCCTTCGAGCTGGTCGGTATAGCCCTTGAGGTCTGTGAGCAGGCCGGCAAGCGTCGTGGCGAGATCCGTGTGGATGGTGTCCAACTTGCTGTTGGAACTCGTCACGAGAGTTTCTAGGCCATCTACGTAGCCGGCGATCGTCGAATTCAATGCCGTCAGGATGCTGGACAGGCTCGAATTGCTGGTGCCGATCAGCGCTTCGAGGCCATCGACATAGCCCGCCAGTGTCGTAGCGAGATCGGTATGCAGCGTGTCCAGCTTGGTATTAGTCGAGCCTATCGCCGTGACCGCTGGATCGTCACTCGCCAGCGTGACGCGCTGCGCCGCCGCAGCTGTCCCTGCCCCAAAGACGAAAAGCTGGATGGATTTCGAAATCTGCTTGAGGATCGAGACGATGGAAACTGATGTAGCGTCCGTCGCCGTCGCGGCGGCATCGGTCGGTTCGCCGATCGGGATCAGATTTGTAGCGCTGCGGACTTGGACGGGTAGAGCATCGCCCGATGCGGTATCCGCTTTGTTGACGGTATCGTCAGGGCCCCACGCCACCTTGACGTATTGGTACTTTTTGCCGCCGACCTCGTCGGCAGCGACGGTATCTCCCGTCCCGGGAAGGACTACGTCGTCAGCCATGTCCCCTCCCTTATGCCGTCATCGTTAGATCGATTGACGGCAATGGCGCCACCGCGCCGGCGGAATCCGTCACCTTGAAGACGACCGCTGATGTCTCTGCCGCCGTCGGCGTGCCGGAAATCGCTCCAGTTGAAGCATTCAGCGCCAATCCAGCGGGCAGCGTCCCCGACGAAATCGCGAAGGTGTATCCCGTTCCGGAGCCGCCCGCGGCTGTCAGGCTGAAGCCGCCATAGGCGACCCCGACGTTGCCCTGCGGGATCGCTTGCTTGATCGCGATCGACAGCGGCGCCGGACCGAGAACGGCATCCTGGACAGTGCATTCGAGGATGCAGTCGATCTGCTTCTGGCCATCGGGCCGGATCGCCTTGATGTCGAACTCCATGCCGTTGTGCAGGACGCGCATCGTGGCATCGACGCCTTCGACCTCGATGTACCTGACACAGAACTGCCAGACCTCTTCCGAGTAGCGCTGCTTGGTCTGGGGGTCGAAATGCTCGCGGCCGCGCAGCACGGTGATTTCGGCAAATGGTTCGCGCCACGTCTGCCAAACCATTTTCGGCGCATTCAGGCTGTCGACGCCGACCTGGACCTTTCGCTGAATCTCGATCGGGTTGCGTTGCGAACCAGCGCGCACTTATTCGTTCCAGTCGTCGTAGGACTTCGGCACCGCCAGCGCGGCGCGCAGATCGTCCATGGCGAAGAGCACGTTGCGATCGATCAACGTCTTGTTCTGCTCGAGGATCGTCGCTTCCGCGTTCTCGATATAGTGGGCGGCGAGGAACTTGATCATTCTCGCCAGCTTCGGCGGATATTCCTCATACCCGTTGCGATAGGTGATGGAGATCGCGCGCGGCCCTGGGGTCACCGTCGGCCAGCTGGTGCGCGGATGGATCTCGGGCACGATCATGCCGCTCTTCACGACATAGGAATCCTCGTCGACCACGTTCTCCGGGCTGCTGCCGTCCTCGATCGTGATCCCGATGAACTGCAGCAGAGGCGGATATGGAATAAGGATCGGCAGCGGCTTGCCGTCCTTGTCGTTGCCCGGGAATTTCGAGAGATAGCGCTTGAAGGTCGTCGGAAATAGCGTGCGGTTGAGCTCGCCCGTGACACCATGAAGCTTGTCCGCAGCGTCCGTCACCGCCTGATCGATGACGTCATCGAGTTTCGTCACCGTCGCCGAGATGCGCAGATGCTTCTTCATGTCGGCACGGCTGACGATATCCAGGCCGGTGTCATCCGGCGGAACGATGACCTCGATGTCGAGCATGGCTCAGCGCGTCTGATATCCGCGGCCACCGCCCTTGCGGGCCGGCTGCATGTCACGAGGCGTGATCGGAACTTCCTTGCCCTGCGGCCGCGTCACCGGCTTGGGCTTCTGGCCCTTCACCGACTTCGATCCCGGGATTTTTTCGTATCGGATCATGCTTGTCCTCGCCGGGTGAAATGGCGGGCCCGAAAGCCCGCCATCACTCAATCGTTCACCGATTAGGCTGCCGCGACCGAAGCGACCGCCAAGCTGGCGGGCTGGCGGCCGTCGCCGAAGAACACCAGCGCGGCCGACCACTCCAGCGTGTCGGTATTCGCCCGGTTGAGGTCCGGCGTGATCTGGGCGCGGATGAACTCGCGGGCGCCACCGAGATCGACGTCGACCTCGAAGGTGCCAGTCTCGGTCGAACCGCCGGAATCGCCGGTCGCTGCGACCGTCGCCGAAACGGCGTCGCCATAGTCCGCGGCGCCGGAACCGCCGACGGTGTCGGCATCCTGGAAATTCAGAGCGAAGGACAGCGTGTTGCCCTGGCCAAGCGCGGTCGTGTAGGTGATGATCAGCTTGGCCGACATCGCGATGCCTTTGTCGCCCTTCCGGTCGACCCAGGCGCAGTCCACTTCGGTCGCATCGCCGGAGCCGCCGGCGGTCGCAGTCTTGTTGATTGCCTCGAAGGCGGTGCGGCAGTATGCGCCGCCATTGTAGATTTTGTCGCGCATGGGAATCTCCTGTTAGCGGGACGTTGCGGATGACCGATATGGCCGGATCGCTCCGGCTACTCGGCCTGCTTCTCAGCGGCGGCGCGCCGCTGAACTTCTGCGCTGATGACGCGCATCGCGGCATCCAGCGGCTTCTCTTCGGCCAGGAGCGTAAGCTCGCCGCCAACGATCTGCTGGGCGAGCTTGACGCGCTTCAGCCACTGCATGGTTTCCCAGTCATCCGGGATGACGACGTCGCCGGCGGGCTCGACGACAGCCTCTTCGACCGGCGCCGCCGCCGGGGTGAAATCCGCGACGTCGTAGGTCTCAATGCCGTCCGGGACGGGGTAGAGCTCGATCTCCTTGGCTGCCAGACCCTTTCGGGCCAGCTCGGGAGTGATGCCGAACACCTTGCCCGACGGGATGTTCTTGTGGCGGACGAGCGCCTTGACCGGAACCAGGCCGGTCAGCTTGATCACTTTCATGACTCTTTCCTCTCAGTTCCTTTTCGACACACAGCGGGCCGGGGATGATCCCGGCCCGCTATTGCGATTAGGCGCCCCAGCGAACTGCGGTGAGAGAGGCGATCGCCTCGACGTATCGGCAGTCGAAGTCGTGCTCCGATTCCGCCCGCAGAACGGTGACGCCGTCCTGGAAGGCGTTGATGGTCTGCGAGCCGTTCTTGACGGTGGCGACGTCCGAAATCGCCAGCTGCATGCGCAGGCAGTCGCCGAACATGACGTGGCCGAAGGCGATGAGCGAGATCGTGCTCTCGTCGGTCGTGCCGCCGCCGTTGATCGGGAACTGCGTGGTCTTGCGGACGCGGTAGCCCTTCCAGATCGGGTTCTCACCCTGCAAGGTCGGGTAGATCGGGTTGCCGTTGCCGTCGCGCATGTCGGCCAAGAAGTTCATCACCCGGGGCGCCATGCGCCACTCAACACGGACCAGCGGAACATTCGCGTTTTCGATCGCATTGAGCAGCTTGCGGGCATCGGCGTCGACCTGGGAATAAGTCGGCGCCGTGCTGTTGGTCGCGGCGGTGGTGTAGACGCCCGGGATATTGAGGATGCCGAGCGGGGTGTCTTCGAGGCCGTCACCGAAGAAGGCATTGTAGTCCATGACGGTGCCCATGGAGGTGGCGAGATCGCCCTGCGCCCAAGCGCCGACGTTCGGCCCGCTCCAGCGGATCAGCTGGTTGGAGATCGGCACGATGCCAGCGAGCAGCTTCGCCGACATGTTGATGGCCTTGAACGACGGCGTGGTCACCGCGGCGGGCTTGGCTTCACCGCGGTACGCAGCGGTGGCTCCGGAAGCTGCCGCCGGCAGCTTGTAGGTGCCGTTCGGCATCGGGATGACTTCCGGCATGCCCTGCAGGAACGTGGTGTTCGGGCGCAGGATGTCGATGATGTCGTTCGACATGTCTTCCGGCAGCAGGATGCCGCCGGCGCTGGCGTTCGAGGAGATCATGGTGCGCTTCTGCGCGGGCTCGAACTCCCTGGCGACAGCGGCGTAGCCGTTGTCCTCGATGGCCTTCATCGTCGGGCGAAAACCGCGCACACCGTTCTCGTTGAGAGCGGTGACCATACCGGAAATGACGATGCCGACCTTCTCGACCGGCGTCAGATCCTTCTTCGGCTGAGCCGCGACCGTGGTGCCGGCCGGAGCATCGGCAGGCACCGCCGCGCGAGCGCGCGCCGCTTCCGAAGCCTGGAGGGTAGCGATATCCTCCAAAGTCTTCTCGACCTCGGTGGTCTTATCCTTCATGGCCTTCAGGTCATCGGCCGTGAGGGTGTCCTTCTTCTCGAGAGCCTCGAGTTCGCCGGCGAGTTCCTTCAACCGGGCTTGCAGTTTGGCGAGCATGGATACCTCCGTTCGCTCATGAAAAAAGCCGCCCGGTGAGGAGCGGCTTGGTGATCCCCCGGGGAGCCCGGCAGGGAATTTCTGGATGCTGGTGGCTAGGCTGCGAGCAGTCCCTTCTCGGCGACGCGTGCGCGCGCCGCGGCCGCGGCAGCCTTGGCTGCGGTGACGTCTTCTTCAGAGGGCGGTTCCGGTGTCGGCGCCGGCGGTTCGGGCTCGGCGGCACGGCCGAAGATCTTCGCGAGCTTGGCGCTGAGGCGGTCAACGATCGCCTCGAGGGCGGTGACCTTCTCCGTGGCGTCCTTGGTGTCGACCTCGATCGACATCGACGCCACCGAGACCGGCGGTTTGGGCTGCGCGGCCTCCTTGATCTTGTTGACGCGGTCGCAGATCGATTGCGAGGTCTCGCCGATCTGCTTGATGGTCATCTCGAGCGGCAGCTTGAGCTCTTCAACCCGCTCGCCGGCGCGCTCGATCACCAGCGCCATGTCATCGCCGTCGCGGAGCACGACGATGTCGCCGTCCTCGACCAGCGTGGCGAAGGCGTCGAGCACTTCATCGGTCAGAAGGCCCTTGGCCTCTTCGCTCTTGCCTTCTTCGTCCGGATCGATCTCGGGATCATCCTGGTCATCCGGATCGTCGTCATCGTCCTTGACCTCCTTGTCGGCCTTCTCAGCGAGGAGGAAACGGTCGGCCTTGATGCCGCGGAACAGGCCGTTCCAGCCGTCGGTCAGGAATTCCACAGCCAGCGCGTGAACCCCCTTGAACTCGCCGTCGCTGACGATCCAGCTGGCGATGACTTCGCCGGTTGCTTTCGCCAGGCAGTCCGAGAACGGCGAGCCCTTGTTTTCAGGATGGTCAGGCTTGAGCGTAACCTTGGCGCCGACGAACTTCTCAGCATCGTCGTTCGTCGCAGCCTTGATCTCCATCTCGGCGACCGGCACAAACTTGCGCGGCGCCGGGACCAAAGCCTTGTCGACGATGAAAGTGGAGCGATTGACGCCGAGATCGAAATGCTTGGCCCGGTATTCCTCCATCGGGATCAGCAGGCCCTCAGGCGTCTTCGCCCATGTGTCGAGCACCTCCTCGATCAGCTCCCGCGCCAGCTTCAGGTCGCCGCCGGCATCCTTCACCAGCGCGTCGGGCTGCGCCGGGATCGGCACCACCGAGCACTCGAGGAGCTCCCAGGTGTTGTAGCGGAAGCCGCCCGTCCAATCGTCATCGTCATCGAGGATGAAATCGATGTCGTCCCAGTTCGGCGCGAAGCCGATCGACACGGTGCGCAGCGTACCCGCAGCGACGTGGCGCGCGGCGCGATCGGCATCTTCATCGACACCTTCGGCCAAGAAATTCAGTGTGCCTTCGGTCCGCTTCGGCCGACCGTTGAGGATTTTGGTGACGTCGGACCAGAGGCCGCATGGCCAGGACCGGCTGTTGTGGAACAGAAGGCCCTGCGGATTCTCCAGAAAGTGCGTGAAGTCGCCACCAGCCTGGACCACGATATCGCGGTAGCGGTCGACGCTCTCGCTGGTCATGATGAACCGCGCGCTTCGCGCTTCCTTGTTCCACGACGGCGGGGACTTGAAACCCTTCACCATCACCGGGCCGCGGGCGCCGTCGCGGACATGTTCCTTCCGCTTGGCGTGCACCTCGTCGGCGGACGCCCTTTTGAACTTGGCCATGATGCCTCCTAGTTGCTGGAAATGAGGCGCAGCGACTTCTTGCCGGCCTCGGTCTGCGATCCGTCGCCGGTGTCGGACGTCCCGTCGCCCTTGCCGCCGTTCTTATCCGGCGCGTTGGAGCCCTGCAGGACGACCTTCCCGTCGCGGCCGACCACGGTCATGTTGGCCGGCACCAGCCGCACCTGGCCCTGCCCGTTGGGCAGTGGACCCCAGCCCAGCTTTGCGCGCGCCTCGTCGATCTCGATGACGCCACGCTCGACCGACCGGATGACTCGTTCGGTCTCGCGCTGCGTATCGCGCAAAGTCATCTCGTCGCGATCATGCTCGAAGAAGAGACCGTTGAGACGGTCCTTGCGGCTGAGGAGGACCCGCTCATAGCGCTGCTCGAAACGCTCGCAGACAGGGACGAGCGTGTCGCCGACGTACATCTTTTCCTGCGTTTCCAGATTCTCGTACTTCGCGCCGTCCATCTGAAAGACCTTGTGCGGCGGCACGCGCAGCAGCCGGCAGGTCTCCTCGATCTGCGAGATGAACTGCTTGGAGAGCTCCAGTTCCTGAGGATTCGAGGCGATCTGATCGAACTTCAGGCCGCCCTCGAGCACCACAGGCTCGACGCCGGCGCGGAAGCGATCCATGAGGATGCGAAACTGGCTGCGAAGCCGTTGGAACGCCACTTCGTCAAGGACGCCAGGCTGGTCGCGCGTGAAGACGCCTCTGATCTGGCCTTCCTCGCCGAACAGGGTATCGCGGAATTCCCCGATCGATTGCGCGGTCTCCAAGGTCCGACGCCCGGCGATCATGGTAGAATAGCCGTCCATGCCGTCGATCAAGCGACCGCGGACATGGATCATGTCGCGCTCAGGGAAGATCCTGTAGGAGTCGCCAAGTAGCGCTTGCTCCTGCATCGTGCTCGCCGAGACATGGTAGAAGATGTCGCGGCCTTCGACCATTTCGATGACTCGATTGGTCATGAACGGAAGCAGCTCGAGCGGATCGCCGACCATGTTGCGGACGACGCCAGCCAGCGAATTCTGGCTGAAGCACATCCAATAGGCGGTCATCTCCTTGTACTCGTACCAAGTGTGGCGCCGGTTCGGCTCCAGAGCCAGCATCGCGGCGATGGGATGCTCGTTCGGATCGATCACGACCGACGTGTTGATCCCGATCTTCTTGCGAAGCCGGAGCGTGCTCTTCGCGATGTCCTGGGCGATGACGTCGCAGCACAGCATGAAGGCGGCTTGCTCGAGCGCCTCCCGAATGCCGAGCGTGCCGAAATTCGTGTTCATCCACTGGACCATCTCGGTCATGTCCATGACCGGGCCGTGGGACTTCTCCACAACTGGCACCTGCGATTTCGCCTCGACGACGTCCGCTGTGACGGTCGTCTCGCTCACATCATCCATTCGCTACTTCCTCGAATCCGATGATCCCGCGCAGCTTGTACGGGTCGATCACTTCCGGCTCCGGAGCCGTGGCCTTGGCATTTCCCGGCTCGAGCCTGCAGCCGTTGGCGAAGCAGAGCGCGACGGCGCCGTCGATCTTGCGGATGGAATTCTGCGTTTCCTTGCGCGGCAAGATGAGCCCGTTGCCCTTCCTGTCGCCGTGCACGTTCTGCATCATCCATTGCAGGACCGGATTGCCGTCATGCCACAGCCTTTCCGTCGCGATGCGGCCCTCGATGTCGTCCCAGGGCGGCGTCATCGTCGGCGCTGTGTTCGGGTAGGTCATCACCGGACGGTTGCCGTCCCAAAGATGCTTGACGGTGTTGTGCGCCTGGTGCGGATCGCAGGCCACGACGACGACATCAAAGACATCGCAGAACGCTTCAACATCCTCTCGGACCCGATCATGATCGGCGAGCGGGCCCGGCGTCAGCTCAAGGAAGCCGGCCTCATGCCAGGCCGCCAGATAGTCCGAAATCTCGGGGTTGCTCGCGGTGTCCGATAGCTCCGGCAGATAGAATTTGCCGAAGACGACGATTTCTCCAGTGGGCTCCTCGAACAGCAAGATGAGCGCGCACATGTCGCGAACCTGCGCTAGATCGACGCCGATCCAGCAGCGGCGCCCGATATAGTTCTCGATCGCGATGTTGCGCTTGCACGCCGCCCAGACATGCGCCTCGATGAGGCTGGTTCCGGAACCGATCCAGAGGTTGAAGCGCGTCCGGGCGACCTCCCGGCGCTTGTCGGGAAGACGCTTTGCCTTTGCGACGTCGGTGCGAATCTTGATGATGTCGAGGCTGACATCCATCATCGGATTGCACTTGTAGATCAGATCCTCGTTGCCGAAGAGCTTGTCGTAGTCGACCGCCTTTGTTTCCGGGTTGATGTAGTCATCGGGATCGAGAGTGTAGACCGCGGCGAAGAGCGTCCAGTCCTCGACCTTTCCCTCGAGGACCATCTTCGCTTCCAGGAGGAGATCGTAGCCCGGGCCTTCCGGACGATACCCCGCCGTCGTGATCATCCGTTTCAGAGCGTTCGGTCTGGCGCCGAAAGCTGATTCAACGACCGCATACACCGATTTCGCGCCGGCGTGGCCTTCCTCGAAGATCGCCAGGCTCGGGTTGAGACCGTCCTGCCGCTCTCCCTGGGAGCTCAGCATGAAGATGCGGCCGTCGCCGCGGGTGATCGCTTCCTTGGTGACCTTCAGCCCGTACAGCTCTTTGAGCTCGGGCTCGTTGTTCACCATCTTGATGATGTCGCCGAAGAGCGTGTCCTCGGACTGCTTCTGCGTCGAGGCCGCGATCGGCACCTCGGCGGACCCACCACCGCAGCAGAGATCGAACAGCGCAGCAACCGTCGCCTTCAACGACTTCGCGTTCTTGCGCGGCATGATCTCGAGTGCCGTCGAGACCAGACGCTCGCCGGTGAGACGCCGGCGGAATCCTTGGATCGCCGCCTCAATCCATATCTGGCATGGCTCGAGGATGATGCGCGGATCGGGCTTCCCATCGGGCCCGATCTGGGTGAACTCCCAAGACCCGGGCTCGAAGTGCCGCAGCCTTTCCGCGAAACGGCAGTAATCGATGACGTGGATAGGCGAGAAGTAGAAATCGTTTGCCTGGTCTTCCGCCATCCCCAGCATGCGGAGATACCGCTCCGCCGCGGCGACCAGTAGGCGATTGGTCGGCAATCTCTTCGACGCCACCGCCTCGGCATATAGCCGGGCCATCCCGCAATAGTCGGGGACGAGCTCCACCTCGCCCGTTTCGGTGTTCTCAAGCTCGAGTTTTGCCAGGTGTTCGCAGTCGGAACGGCGAAGCCCGCGAATTCGAGAAGCCGCAGTCCGCGAACTTGTTTTTCGCGCCGCCGGGCGCCGTGACTTGCGCATGCTGGGCGATGTCTAGTTCGCGCAGCGCGCTCTGGAATTTTGCCACGTCATGCGCACTGGGATACTTTCCGCTGGCGGCGAGATGATCGAATTTCTGATGCAGCAGCGCGACCAGCGATGCCCTCGTCACCGAGATCTTCGTCAGCTTGCTCTGCTTGAGGAGCTCGCCGGTGAGCTCGTCATATTTCTTCCGGCCGACAGCGTTGAGCGTGTATTCCGGTTCCGGAATCTCGGAGAGCCACGGGCCGACAACGATCTTTGCAGCCTGCCTTTCGGCATAGACAGCTTCTGAATTGTCGGCCCGGAACGTCCCCCGACGTTTCTTTTCGGCGTCCGAGAGCTTGTTGTGCCCCCCGCTACCCCTTCCGCCCATTGCTGCGCTCCTGCGCCCGCGGGCGGCCGTAAATCTTCTCGCCGATCTGGCGGAGCATCTCACGCTGCGGCCAGCTCAGTCGCGGATCGTCGACTGAGATCACCAGCAAGCCCTGATCATGCAGCGCGTTCCGCTTCATGGCCTCGTAGTCGACCGTCGTCGGCGGCCTCAGTCCCGGCCGGAATCCAAGATTCATGCGACGGCGACCGCGCCGGCCGCCCAGCGCTCGAGCTCCGCGCGCCACTCGTCGGCATACTCGCAGTTCTCATAGCCCGGCATGGTCGGAATACCGTCGGTGAAGTGCACGATGTCAGGATCTATCTCGGGATTCGTATGCCCGACCAGATAGTTCCAGGAGGCGTCGAGTTCGCCGATGAGACCGTCCTCGAGCCAGCAGAATGCATGCAGATCGCGACCCGGCAGCGTGTTGACCATCTCGACGGTCAGCGCCTTGTTGGCCGGATGGTCGACGTTGAAAATCATGCAGCTCGACCAGTTCTTGCGCGCATACTGCGTCTGGACCTGGCCGTCCATTTTCAGACCTTCCGGCGGCGCGAAATTGTGCTTCACCACCATGACGGCTTTGTCGGTGTCGAACCTGTTGAAAAGCGTCTCGACATTGGCGCGCGCCAGCACGTCGCAGTCGACGAAAAGCGCCAATCCGGTCTTGGCGAGATGCGGCACCAGGAAGCGCGAGTTCGAGAATTCGGTCGAGCACGGCGCATCCGAGATGTCATCCCAGATGCGGCCATCTCGAACGCTGGTCGGCCGATAGTAAAGGCCGGCGGCGCGCAGATTGGATTGCACCAGGCCGCGCACCTGAATCGGCGAGATCAGCCGGCGCTCGATCGACGCCTTGGCAGCCGCGAACGCCGCGGCCTCGCGCGGATCCCAGCCGATCCAGATCGAATGCCGCGTCATTGAGGCTTCCTTTTGCCCTTGTGGTGGACGAGGCATGCCGCCAGTGGGCTCGTGGGAAACACGTGGCCCTTGCCGCCTGGGTTGAGATTGCGGACGACCATGCCCGGAATGCTTTCGAGGCAGCGGTCGAAGACGAATGCCGAGTGCCATTCCCGCAGCTCGAAGACCTTGTCGGTTCGGTAGAACATTGCGAATTTTTCGAGCAGCAGCCGGGTGCGGCTGTTCATCCGCAGCGCATAGAAGCCGATCTCGGAATGCGTGCCGGCCCTTTGCAGGCAGGCGATATCGCATATGCCGAGAAGATCCTGGACCCAGCCATTGGGCACGGGCTTTATGGTTTCGACGTCGGCGTCCAGCCAGACGAAGATGTCTCCGTCTTTCAGATCATCTAGCGCCGCCATGGGCGCCATCGCCTGCGGCATCCATTTCAGCGCATCATGCCGCCAGGAATAGCCGTTCTCATCGACCTTGACCCCGGCGATCTCTCGTCCAGAGGCTTTCGGAATGTCCGACCAGCGCCGGCGGAAAGCGTCGACGCCCGGGATCGCCTGAAGCGGAAGCGGGACACCGCGGTCGATCGCCAAATGGGCGTCCGAGACCATTACCAGTTCATTGGCGCGCGGCCAGTATCTGGCGAAGCTCGCAACGAAGGTCTTGCCGTAGCGCTCCCACGCTGTGCCCCAGACCAGGCTGCAGACCCGGATGGTCACCGGTCACCACCATGCATTCGGATGACCGTGCCGGACACATATGGCTGGAAGTAGAGCAGCGTCCGCGCCATCGCGGCGACCTCGGTCGCCGTCAGGAATCGCCTTTTCGGATGCGCAATGCGCCGGCGCTCGAGGTTTTCGACATCGACCCGCGATGTCGTCATCCTGCAGTCGCCGATGATGCCGGGCGAGATTGCCACCAGCTGCTGCAACTGGGAGGTCAGTTTCTTCCCTTCGACGTAGCTGTGCAGCAGCGCTTTGGCCGATGCGTAGTTTTCGTCGAAGGAGCCGCGGTATCCGCTTTCGGAACCGATGACGCAGACCCTCGCAAGCACGTTCGAGGCGAAGATGAGATCGCAGGCCCGGACGATCGAGCCATAGTTCACCTCGATCCCTTCCTTGATCTCCTCGTCGGTCTGATCCTCGATCCGCTTCGGCCGAAGCAGGCCTTGGCAGAACAGATACCGTTCCGCGCCGAGCGGGAAATTCGCATCGAGCGGTTTCCCGTGCACGATCTCCTCGTTCGACCGCAGAAGGCGCCTGAATTCCTCGGCGATGGCGCTGCGCCATCCGGTGATGACGATGGTCATCTCCAGCTACGCTGATGTGAGTGCGAAGAGGATGAAGCTGACGAGGATAAACGCTGACCAGCCGATGATCTCACCCATCGATCATGTCCTTGATGACCCTCTCCGCTTGCACCACCGCGTCGATCTTCCCCGCGCGCACGCGCAGCGCGCGCTCACCAACCTTGACGACCTCGACCAGCCGGCTGTCGGCGCCGGAAAGCGGCATCGCGCGGATGCTCAAGCGATAGTCTTCAACCTGGTAGAGATCGCGGACCGCCGGGTAGAAACCGGCCATGTCGCTGATCATGAACTGGGCTTGGCGCTCCACATCGGCGGCGCTGAGGCCGTCGAGCAGCGCCTTCGCCTCGCGCCAGGTCTTGCAGGTCTTCGAAAATGGCGTCCATTTCGCCGAGGAAAGACTCGAAAGGCCGAGATCCTCGTTCCAGACATAGAGCGATGGGAACGGCCCATCGACAATGGTCACCGACTTGTCGGTCGGCCCCCTCAGCAGGACGACCAGGCAGGGCTCGTAGCGATCGACGCCGGCGCCGTCGTTGGCGCAGAAAGTGGCATCGATCGTGAAATCGAAATCCTTGCTGTCGACCTCGCCGATCGGCGTGTTGAGCTTCACCGCGCCGGCAAGCTGGGCCGCGAAGTGCATCCTGGCGTCGTCGACCACGATATGCCGTTCGCCGACCATGACGCCGCCCTCCACAAACGCCAGACCGAACTCAGCCGGGTCGTGGAGCGTGATGAACTCGATCTGGTCACGGAGAATCCGGCGATAGGTGCCGAAATCGATCAGCGAGTGATCGGCGGCGACCGCATAGATGTTGATCGGCACCGGCCGGGTGAAGCGGCCATACCGCTCCATGAATTCCGCGTTATGCTCCTGGCACGCCCGCTGCGTCGCCGCCGACCGCGGATAGTGTGGCGCTCCAAGATGCAAGCGGGCCGGGATATTCCCGGATGCTCCGTTGAAGATGCGGCCGCCGCTCTCATGCACCTCGACGTCATGGCCGTCGGCGATCAAGCCAAGGGCGATGCTGCAGCCGTAGAACCCGGCGCCGAGAACGCGAATGCGCATGCGTCAGAGCTTCAGCCGTTCCACGACGACACCGGCGGCGCGCTGCTCGCGGATCGACAGGACCGCCTCGATCGATGTCTCCCGCTTGAGCGCGGCGACCCAGCGCTTGGCGTCCCACTCGAATGGATGGAGATCCGGCCGGTCAAAGACCTGTTTCTTCACCGGTGCCAACTTTTCTGCGATGTAGAGCGCCTTGTTGGCGAGCGAGTAGAGCCGGTCGACGATCACCGGCAAGTCTCTGACCGGGATTGACCCCAGGGTGTGCGTGCAGATGACCAAATCGAACGTCCCGGTTGGCTCTGCGGCAAAAGGCGGATACGCCGGATCGAACTTCGTGACCTCGACACCCCAGAATTCCTCGATCGTCATTCCGACCGGGATGGCGCCGGCGGGGTCCGTGTTACGCCAGGTATACTGGGCGCCCTTCCCGCATCCGTAGTCCAGGATCGACGTGCAGCCGAGTCGGTCGATGATCTCCTTGATAAAGGGAGCGTGCGGCCGGAGGAAACGGCCTGAAAACGTCTTGTTGCTTGCGTGGTGACGCTTGCTCGCTTCAAGCGCGGCAAAATACTCGGCGCTCAAACGCATCGATCACCCGTAAATCTGCGGCCGCAGGATATTCCAAGCTTCGCCCGAGCTCATCTCGTGCATCGTGTATTGGCAGTAGGCGAGATTGTAGGCCCACTGCCTGCGCTCCTCGTCGGTGGCGAGCAGCGGATTCTCGATATCGTTCAGCCGCGTCGACGAAACAGGCTTCGCAACCGCATCTCCGAGCACGATCGTCGGTACACCGGCGAGCATCGCCTCGAAACAGGCGTTGGAGCCATGGGTGATGACGACATGCGCGTTTTCGAGCACCTGGTCGATGCTCTCTGGCGATCGCGAAAAATATGTCCCTTCGATCGGCTCCGCCTCGCGCCAACTCGGCTTTGGCCTGTAAACGATCGGACGCTCCGGCGAATATTTGCGCAGCTTCTTGATCACACGGCGCGCATACGAGGTCGGATCGTCGAGCGAATAGAATTCGTGGTATTTCGCCGACGACCCCGCGATGACGATTTTCTCGCCGGCCGCGCGCCAGGGCTTCATCTCGAGCTCAAGCCTATCCCAGCGGTCCGACGGCCGCGCTACCCTCATCAGCTTCGATGTCGGGTGGTGGCCGTCAACGGCGACCCGCCAGAACTCCCAGAGCTTGACCGGGCCGTCGAGGCGGTGCCGGCAGTAGCCCTTGTCGAACATGATGGTGTGGACGCCGGCCTGCCAGTTCGACATGAAGAGCTCCTTGCTCTTCACGCCGACCATGCAGGCGACCTCGCAGTCGTTGGCGACCTGAGGCTCTTCGGTCAGCGGCCGGATCACGATCTCGTCGCCATGCTCGATGACGCCGCGGGCGAAGGCGTCGGCGAGCAACCGCTCGCGCGGCTTCTCGGAGGCGAAGAAGCAGATTCTCATGCCGAAACGAGGCCTTCGTCTTTCAGGTGGCGCCAGGCCAGTCCCGCTTCCATTTCAGCGGGCGTCCACTGGCAATAGCTGATGTCGTTGATCCATTGCTGCCGGCCATTCGGCCACCGCGGCGACTCGATCTTCTCAAGGTCGGCCAGCGCCATCGGCGCCGCCACTCCTTCGAGGCAGAAGGCAGGAACCCCGGCGAGCAGGCCGTCAATTGCGGCGTTGGAATGATGGGTGACGACGGCGTGGCAGTCCTTGAGCCATTCGCCGATATCGACCCTTGTCTGGCAGAAGGTGGAACCGGGGATCGGCGTCGCCGCCGTCCAACTCGGCTTCGGCCGATAGATGATTTCGCGATCGGTATGCTTGCGCAGCGTGTTGATCGCGTTGGTTTCCCATTCCTGCGGGTAGAACCCGTCGACCGCGGCGCCCTTGCCGCTGGTGCCGGCGACGATGATGGTGCGGCCGCCACGAAATGGCGCAATCGTCAGGCGGAAACGCGAGACGCGACTATCGTCATGCTTGACGCGCTGGAAATATTCGGTCGGATGTCGGGCGTTGACCGATATCTTGTGATAACCAGACCACTTCCCGCCCTCGAGCCGGCCCCAATATCCCATGTCGATGTAGACGACCGGCCGGCCCGCCGCACGGTAGGCGCTGAAGATTTCCTGGAGGCGATCGTCGAATCCATAAAAGACCGCAGCGTCGCCGGCGGGTTCCTGGAAATCCGTATAGGGGACAAACCGCGGCTGATCGCCAACTGCGGCGATGCCTTTCGCCATCGCCATGCCCATCAGCATCGAACGCTTGTGGTTCGGGATGTGATAGACCGTTACGCGAGCAACCAAGGGAACGGCTCTCCTGCCTTGATTTCCGCTATCGTCCACTGCGCATAGGCGAGGCGCCGAAACATCGGCATCCGATCGCCTACGAATGGATCCTCAAGATGCTCGAGTCCGAAGCGCGCCGCCGGCGCACCGATCCACGCGGGGAGCTCATGGATCACCGGGACCCCGGCGAAGATCGCCTTGATCCCTGCCCCGCTGCCCCATGTCACCGCAGCCCAAGCGTCTTTCAGGTCTTCGTAGGGCTCGGTGCGCGCCTTGCCAGGATGGTTGCGAACGCGGATCGGCCGATCGGTGGCCTTGCACAGCCGTGCGACGACGTCGCCGGGCCAGCTCAGCGGCATCGCAATGCCTGGTGTCCCGATCCCGCGCTGCGGCAGCACGACGATTTCCCGGCCGCTGGCGCGCCATGGTCGCGGCACGATATCGAGCAGATTCCAGCGGTCCGTTGGGCCTTCAACCCATGTTCCGGCGCCGAGGTGGAAGCTCAGCGCCATCGCATAGAGCTGGCGGGCTTCTTGGTCCTTCCCGATGTAGCCGTTCTCGACGACAATGACCTTGGCGCCGACCTTTTCGTAGCGCTCCGCGAAGAAGATATCGGCTCGAGACCGATTCCAGATCACCAGGACGTCATCCGGCGACGGACGATCGAGCGGCTTGCGATCAACAACGAAGCCATGCCGAGCCAAGCCGGCAAGGATCTCCCTGCGGATGTAATGCGGGGAATCCTTCAGCGTGTCGGAGGCGACCTTCATGCCAAGAGCGTTTGGAGATCGAAGGGAGGCAACCAGTTGATGTTGGACTGCAGCGTTGCGTTGAAGACTTTCACGCCGCGCTTATCGAGCTCGCCGGTCAGGATCCGAAACAGCCTGAGCCGCTCCTGGATGTTCGAATGCTTGTCCATCGACCCGTCGTGACGGCCGAACCAGTGCTCGCGCGAGCCGTTGTCCGAAAAATCATATCCGGCGAGGATGACGCCGCCGCTGCTCGCCCCGATCTTCGCGGCGAGATGCACCGCCTGGGCGCCTCCGTTGGCGCCGGATCGAATGCAGCCCGGCGTGTCGTCGTATCCCTCAATGCCGGTGTTCTTCAAATGCCGGACATCGTGATAGCCGGTGATCTCGAGAGAGACCTTCAGCCCGGGGAATCCGGGGACGCCCTTCTTGCTCTGCCACCAGACCTTGTCGCAGGCATAGCCGACATCGGCGAACCAGCACGGGAACATGTTGTCGTTGATCGCGATGACGCGGCAGCGGTCCAGCGACCTCGCCCGCCCGATCTGCCAGACCTGTTTCAGGGTCAGCGATGGGCCCGAGGCGACGCAGATGACCGGCCGATCTCCAAATGGAGGGACCGGGATGCACTTCTCGATCAAGCGAAAACTCAGTAGGACGGCGGCGGAACGAACAGACAAATCGTCTTGCCGGCATCGAGGCCGGTTTGGTGCGCACACCAGTGATATTCGCCGTCCGGCGAATCCTTGATCCGCTTGTCGCGGTAAGCGACGACCTCGCCAGTATCCTTGATCACGTAGCCTTCCGGGCGCTCGGCGATCGAGGACTGCGGGATCTCCTTGCAGTCGTAGTTGGCGCAGCAGGAAAATGGATACTTCCATCCCTGCGGCATCGCCGCCGTGGGCGTCGCATCGTGAGCGAGCGCGGTTCCGATCCAGAACAGCGATGTCAGGATCGCGAGCACGAGAGAGCCGGCCAGCAGAATCCGGCTCTGGCGGTCACGATGGTGCATCGGAAGGCTCCTGATGGAGTTGATTGATGCCGGCGTCGATGATATTAGATTTAATATCAACAAGACGGAGGCAAAACGGTTGAAACCCTACAAGGGCTATCTGCCCGTGATTGAATTCGATGAGGGCGACATGGTTTTCCATGGGCGCGTCGCCGGGCTTCGCGACATCTTCACGTTCGAGGCAACGACGGCCGAGGATCTCGTGAAGTCGTTCCACGATTCAGTCGATGATTATCTCGCCTTTTGTGCGGAAAAGGGTAGGGAGCCCGAGAAGCCGCACAGCGGTAAGATTGCGCTTCGCATACCGCCGGCGACACATCGCCTGGTCGCGATGGCGGCAGAGGCCGATGACAAATCCATCAATCAGTGGATGGCCGATACACTTGAGACAGCGGTCCGGGACCGCGAAACTCGCATCCGCATCAAGGCTTGAAACGGGACGGCCGATCATCTGGCCGTCCCACGCGGCACCCCGGCAAGGAACGTCTTCGGCTGGCTCGTCACCTCTAGCGGACCGTCCGCTTGCGCAGTGAACTCCGCCGATGGGCTTCGTTTTCTGCGGTTTCGTTGGCAAACACGCCGCTCTACCCATGTCTGGGCAGGATATCCGCGCGGGCATTCCCCGGCGGCCGCAGCCTGCTATCGGCCAATCCATTTGGCTGAGTTCAGGGGAGGATCATAGCGACCGACTGATCAGGCCGGCCCCATCCCCTCCCCCTTCTCTCAGGTTTATCGCGGAAGACCGCCCCGTACCGGAAGGCAGAGGGGACGGCCATATTTGGTTGCGGGGACAGGATTTGAACCTGTGACCTTCAGGTTATGAGCCTGACGAGCTACCGGGCTGCTCCACCCCGACTTAGAATTCGACGGTCTCGCCGTCCGCAAAGGTAATCGACTTCACCGCCCGCGGAGTTCCCGTCCTCGGATCGCCAACCATGAAGCATGGCACCCCCACGATCTCGGCGGCGGAAAATAGTTCGATGTTGACCCGAATTGGATCCTTGGCGCTAAAACGTGGCACCTCGATCGCTACGACGGACGGGACATCCTGGCCAGTCTCAAGATCCGTTACCTTGGTGCCGACGCCTATCCCTTCATCGGGGGTGACCACTTTCACCAGGCGCATCGTGTTTTCCTTCGGGTGATTCTGCTTCACCGACAAAGCGATGATTCCGCCGAGAAGTGACTCGCGCACCGCATACCGTCAACGAGTTGTGTTAATAACTCGCATCAGCCACCTGATGTGGTGTTCAGAAACATTCCACTGCGACAAGAACTTTTGCGAACGCCGAAATTTTTTTCGGGCTGATCGAAATTCAGTCAGGCGATCAAAGGGCCGATTTCGCCATTTCAGAGGCGGGAGATCCGTCTTTTGTCCGGTTGAAAGGCATCAGAAAGTTCCTCTGCCAGTTGACGTTTTAGGCTTTTCGGGCTTTCAAATGTCCGAACCAATGTCCATTGAGGTACATTCATGGCCGCGAAAGGCGTCACCGAGATCGAAAAGCTCCGTCCAGAGCTCCTGGATATGTCAGTCGCCGAGCTTGAGCGGCGGCGCACCGAGATCGACATGGCGATCGCCAAGAAGGCCGAGATCGAGGCCGCCGAGCTCCGCGCCAAGGACATCAAGGAGGCAGATGAACGGATCACCCGGCTGTTCGAGGATCTCCGCTGGCTCTACGACAAGAACTTCCTCAGCCCGAAGATTCTTGAAGCTTTCACAAGTGCCGACGGCCAGTTCGCTCCGCATCGGTCGCTGAAACGGCCGCGGGCATAACCATGCGTGTTCTGGTCGCCGCGGCATGCATTGCGATCATCATCGGCGTCACCTATTTCGTGAGCTCTGAATTCGTGAGCTATCGGATCGCCCACGATGCTGATATCAAGAAGGCGCTCGCCGACACGCTTCGTGTCGCCTGCCTGGATGATCTGCAGTCCGTCCTGCCGAACAAGACGAAGATCCGCAACTGCCTCGACATGGGCGCCTTGGGCGAGGTCGACGTCGTCCGGCGCGAGCAGCAGATCGGCATGATCCTGCACTAGTCGCCGTCAAATTTCGTCGAAATCTGACGGAATTTGACGAAATCTTCCGTTCTACTGCAGCTTGGATGCTCCGGGAGTGGACTTCAAGCGCAGCAGAAGTTCTTCGTCGCTCATTTCCTCTGAGGCGAGCACATAGGCATCTCCAACGCAACGGCGAGCGTAAATAAACCACCCGCCAGGCACCGAAACTTGAAGTTTCAGACATGTGTCATCGAGCGGAAGCAGTCTTCCGTCGGCCGGCCCGCCGATGCAGAGAAGGACCGACTCAGCCCTCACGGCTGATTTCCATCCCTGAAACGACCAGTTTGAAGCCAGTTTTCACTGCGCCGCCGTCGAGTGAGAAATGCCTGTCGATCTGGGAAATGAACGACTTCTTCAACACATAGACGCCATAGCGGCCTTGGCCGACGGCGAAATCGGTGCTGGCATATTCAACGAACTGGCTATGGAGCAGCCGCTCACCTTCGGAGTCAAAGACGCCCTCGCCGTCAGCGTTGATGCTGACCGTCCTCAGCGCCGTGTACCTCCGCTCACTTGGTGAAATCCAAGTCTCTTCCTCGTCCCGGTCGACCTTGATCTGCATTCGGCTGGACCGCCCGATGAACCGCCAAGCGTTTGCGACCTGCATGAAGATGTCACCGACATCAGCATCGGGAAATGGAAGCGGCGGCGGCTCAGGCACGATCTCCGCGACGGCCGGCGCCAGCGGGATGCCTACCGCGGCGACGCCAGCGGCCGCCATGAGGCCTTTGAGAAAATTGCGGCGGCTAAGATCGGTCATGCGATTACAAGCCCCGCCTTCAGCGCTCGGCCTTTGGCTGCACGAAGTTCCCAAGCCTCGCCGTAGTTGCTACGGAGCGCGGCGACGGCATCTTTGCCGCTGAAGGCGACGACGTAGTGTCGATTCACATCCTTTTCAGGGTCGTGATAACCATCGTCGGGATGGTAGTGCTTCGCCGTGACGCGGAATATTTTCAGCTCACTCATCATTCCTCACACTGCGCGGCCGCGCGCGCCCAAAGCGTCGGATCCCCGTCCTTCAGCACCTCGAGCAGCGCCAATTTCTCCAGGCGGTATATCTTCCAGAAATCCGGATCACGTTCCTTGATCGTCGAGGTGTTATCGATCAGGTCGGCCAGCTTGATCGTCTTCGCCTCGGACGGTGCCCCGGCGATGTGATCTCGATCGAGCGCCTTGCGCGCGGCGCGGTTGCCGTCTTCTGGTTTTGAGACGTCGGTTAGCCAACTGACCAAGTCGGCCACCTTGTGTCCAAAATCACGCAAGATCTGCGCTTGCTCGACCGGAGTATCCTCGACCACGTCATGAAGCAGTGCCGCGGCAACCATCTCCGGCGTATGGGGGACAGACCTTACAATTTCAGCCACGGCAATCGGGTGAGCAACATAGTCTTCGTTTGAGTATTTTCTTTTCTGATTGATCGACCCATGGGCTTCTGATGCGACGCTCAGCGCTAAATCCACAATGTTCAATCTTTTTACCTTTCTCCGACTATGCGTTCGTATGCGATGACAATTGGCGCATACGAGATCGCACTTTGCCAGTTCGGCTCTGAGAACCGCCTCGCTGATTTTCCAATTGCCCACCATTTGGCTGATCGATGCGCCTTTCTTGACGCCAGGGCGGTGATCAAAATCCATAACGCAGACTGGGTATGTACTCCCACAATCCATGCAGGGGCCGGTTTTTAGTTGATCAACGATATAGCGGTGTTTGGCCAGCCGGCGCTTCGTCCAGAACCTCGTCCGAGCCAAGATTTGCTCTCGATTCGCGACGTAGTACCGCTTCCTCTGTTCGATAATGCGAGCCTTGACGTGGGGATCGGCATACCTCTGGCGATCATATTCACGCTTTTCCTCTTTGGTCTTAAACGGCACCAAGCACCTCCGTCCGATAGACGCTGGCCACAAAATCATCGATCCATTCCAGGTCGGGCTCGTCTGGAAGCGCGGACCTCGCCGCGGCGGCCTCGACGCGCACCAGTAAGTCCTCGATCTCCGCCGCGACTTCCTGATACGGCAGCTTGCCCTGCTTGATCTCGAGCACATGGGCGGCGTTCGGCAGCGGGAACGTCACGAAGCCGGTATCGAGAAGCTCGATCGCCTGGCTGCCGACGCGAACTGCATGGGAAAGCGCCTTCCAGTCGACGCCTTGTTGGCTTTCCGCCATAAGCGCACGCTTCCCATACTCGTCGACCAGGCGCTTCATGATGTCGTGGGCGTTCTTGATCGATGCCGTGAAGGGCATTTTCCGGTTGCAGACCTCCCAAAGAATGACCGTCTGCCCATGCGGCGTGCGATCCTCGTGCAGGGCCATATGCTCGTGCGTGTCGCACAGCGCGCGGATCGAGACATCAAGCGTCGCGAGCTTGTCCGTCGATGAAAACGCGTCGGCGAGCAGCTTCAGCGCCGCGCGTGACGCTGCTACACGCGACCCTCGAATGCCGTATTTGTTGGCCTGCTGGCGGGCATAGCCGATGAAGGCGGCTGACTTCCTCGTCAAAAGCCGATGTCTGTTGGCGATGATCTCGCCCCACTCCGGCGCCGGCGGTTCCGTCGCCGCCCATGCCGGTGCGAAAAGGACGTCCAGCGCGACGGTCTGTCCCTCCGAGGCGAGTTCCAAGAACCGTTGGAGGCTGAAGCGCTCTTCCTCAACCTCACCGGCGTAGTTCTTCTCCTTCTCGGCCTTCGGGCGCTGATCGTTCACGACTCTTTTGGCACGCTGGAGCAGGATCGACCTCGCGTCGGGCACGAAGATGCTCTTGACGTCGAAGTCTGACGAAGGCGTCGACGTGCCATAGAGATGGGAGCCGAATTGGATGCGCAGTATCTGTCTAGCCATCGACTTTCTCCGCCTGCACCTCGACAAAATTCCAGCCGCGCTCATCGTCCCAAGAGCGGTGGTAGCAGGATCTTTCGGTCGGAATTATCTGCGCGAGGTAGGTGACGATATGGAATCCGTCGACTTCCCTCGTGCGCTGCTCCTTGACGCCGCCGCAGTGCCTGCAGGAGAAGAAAATCACTTTGTCGGTCATTTCCGCTCGCCTGTAAGCCAGTCGATTTCACCGCGGCGGATAGCGGCCTGCTCCGCCTGGGCCCGGTTGATCTCCGAGATGAGAAGGTTCCAATACGGATGACGATGGAGCCGCGCCGATGCTCGGCGAAATTGTTGCGGCCTGCCTTCCTTGTCCGCGTAGATGAGGACATCTCCATAATCGACGTTGTATTTCTTGGCGATCGCGAGGAAGGGAAATGTCGTGGGTCTGGTCATGCAGCCTCGTCGAATTTGATGCTGGCGCGCAGCCGGCGCCAAAGCGGCGCGGCACGGCCGAAGACGATCGTCGCGATTATCTCCTCGTAGACGGGGCCCATCTCTTCCAGATACGCTTGCTTGCCGGCGTTGTAGGCTTGTTGGTTGTCATGGATGTCCTGCCGCCTGATACGGCCGAGCCTTTCAGGCCGTTCGGCCGGCGGTACTTCCCATTCGCCCGCGTGAAGATCCAGCCGCGCGCCGCGGTGCGCGACAATAAGAGGATGCGCGTCGGCCGCCGGCTCGATCGAATAGAGGTTGCCGATCGTCAGAATGTCTTCGACGTTGCCAGACTGCACGTGCATCGCCAGCGACACGAGCTGATCAAGCGCTGGCGCCTCCTGGTAGACGCAGACCCCAGCCAGCCTCGTTCCATCGAGTTGATGCACGCCGACGGACAGCGCGCCGTGGCCGCTTTCGGATATTGGACCGGTCAGTTTTGCGGAGATCGAAACCTCTGGCCCGGGCAGCATCACCTGTTCGCCGCGCGCGAAGGCGGATACCGTCGAGGCGCCCAGCACGGCGGCGGCGAGCATCGAGGCGCGCTTCACCGCGCGCCGGCGTTGCTTCCGGTCTTTAAGCTCGAGGCGAATCTTGTCGCGAATCCTGCGTCGAGCATCTGGTTTCAGCCGGACAAGCACTTGATCCACCTGTGCGGCTGGGGACATCGCCTCCATTTCCGCCATCCAGTTGGCGGTCTCGACCGCCTGGCGCGCTGCCCGCGCATGCGATTCCATCTGGTCGCCGAGATCCCGGAAGATGGCATCACGATCTTCATCCGTCGCCGGACCGCCCGGTGGAATCGCGGCCAAGGTCTCGAACAGCTTGCGCTGCTTCGGCAACTCGTCGCCCTCATCGAGGATATATCGCTTGATCGCCGCGCGACTGCGCAGCCGGCGCGCCACCTTCGGCGTTGGAAGCATATCGCGACGCACACGAGGGACCGGCAGCCAGTCGCGCAGCGCGCCGCCTTTCGTCATGTCTTCGTAATAGCAATCCGACAGCCACTCCGTCTTGGTGATGACGTCATGGACCAGCGAAAGGATCCCGCGCTCCATCAGCGCCATCCGCCGCGGTCCCGGCAACTGGGCGATGATCTCGGCGCCGTAGCGCTCGACGGCGAGCTCGCGATCGAGGAGGCTCAAGCGCCATTTCCTGCCGCAGTCGACGTCCTTTCCGCTATTCCATATCTGGTCGAGCCGGCTGGCTTCACCATAGAGCCGGATGGCTATCTCGGCGGCCGCGGTGATGCCGCAGCACTGCGAGGCGTTATCCAGGCAATACGAGAGGTCGTGAGGAAGCAGCGTGCGGCGGATTTCGAGAGCCATTCGATCATCCAAGATTGACCGGGGTGAACAACCATTCGACATGCTTCCCCTGCGCTTCCGCGTAGGCGATTTCCCGTTTTGTGCTTGATCCGATGTAGCCGCCAACGTTCACCACGAAGATCGCATCAGCCATATCGATCTTGCGAAAATGAATCTGATCGAGGGTCGTCTTCTCGGAAGCGCTCTCATCACCATCAGACGTCAGGAATCGAGCCCCGATCGGCTCATCAGCGTGACCAAAAAGCCCGAGCGAAATGACGATATGCCCCTGCATGCTGAGGTGCATGTTGACGAGGTGGAATGCTCCCGGAAACCGAGAAGATCCGCAAAGGGTATATACTTTCGGCCGCATCGTTATCCGCCCCGCATGGGACGCACCCCCACGCTCTCATTCTTGGCGACTTCCTCGGCAGTTTTCGCCTTCCGGACCGTCGCGACAGGCTTGTCAGGCGTCTTCACGACGCCGCCGCCGCCCTCGCCGACGAACCTGGCGAAATCCTCGTCTCGGATCGCCAAGGCGCGATGTTTTCGCGCCTCATCAGCATCGGTCAGCGGCGTCTTTTTCGACGGCAGCAGACCAAAGAACCGCGGCTCGACTATGAAAAAGATGACGCCTTGCTCCATCTTCTTGCGGATGATCTCCGTCATCCGTTCATCGCTGGATTCGTCCCAAACGATCGTCTGATCGCCGGCCTCATTCAGGATCGTCACCGCACGTTGCTTGCTCATTTCCCCTTCCCCATGCTGTCCAAAACATCCAATCGATACGGCGCGCTCGTTTGCGCCCTCCACCAAAGGCGGAAACTGTCGGTATCGGCCGGTTCGCTCATGACCATGATAGAACTGGGCGCCAGCGGGCCTCCGAAGTGGAGCAATTCAAGGTAGATGTCCGCCCCTTCAGCGATCGCCTTGCGCTGGGCGTCGGTGAAATGGAAACGCGCAATAGCACTGTTGCCGTTTCTGGCCGGCAAAGTGCGCAGCGGGAGATACTGAGGCTGGTCTTTGGCATAGACAGTCTCGAATCTTTCAAGCCCGACTACCACGGGGCCGTCATGTGGCTTCACGAAATCGAACATTTCCAAAATCCTCTTTTCAGTCCGCATGCCCCTGCATGCGATATAAATCTTCCAGCTCGATTGGCTCGGCTTCGATTTCGACGTCGCCGGCGCCGTGGCATACTGGGCATTCGCCGGTGTCGCGTTCGCCCCAATGAGGATGGCCGCAGCCGGGCTCATAAACGAGATCGCGGACATAGATGCGGCCTTCAGAACCACAGGCCTCGCATAAGACGAAGAGCGGGCTCATTGGTGCACCTCACGGCCCGCTTCCATGTTCAGGAACCGGCCGGCCGATGTTAGCTCTCGTGTAGAGGCTCAGAAAAGCGCGCTCTTCCTCGAGTGAGAGCTCATGCTTGCGCCAGAATTCCTCCATCATTGCGACGATCACTTTGGCGTCTTCCATCTTGATGACGACCATCTCGCTCTGAGCCTCCGTCATTCGCAGGACTCCGAATGCGAGTACCAGAGCACCCAGAGATCATCGCCGAGCTGCTCGTAGGGCGCGTAGACTGGTGTTTGGCTCCAGCCCGGCTTGCTCGAGCGGTGCTTCTGCGCGCTCGCGGACTCCACGAACTGATTGCACTTGAAGTCCTTCATGCTGGGGCCGCGCGAGTAGCCATTGACGTTGCGTTCCTTCGGGCACTCGCGGCTTTTCATCCACTTGTCGCAGGCTCCGCAGTAGCGGCCGCACTCGGCAAGCTGAACGCGGAGACGCCTGATCTTGTCGATATGCTGCTCGTAAGCAGATAGCTTCGCAGCCCAATCCCAAATCTCGCTGCCGCTGCTTAATATGTGCTTCGGAAATTCTGGTTCGTTCATCTCTCCCTCCAGCACTGTTGGATGCGGTTGTGGGGTGGGGTCAGGCAGCGGCGAGAAACACATGCTCTGTGGCCTTGCCGCCAGACGCATACATGCATTTGGCGAAATCTTCGGCGTCGATCTGGCGGGCGAAGCGGAGCGCCTTGTTGGCGTCCCATACCCAGCCCTCTTTCGGGTGCCACCAGCGAGCAGTTGGCGCATCGTTGTTGGTCATCTCGATCAGCCAACAGACTTCGCGGCGGCTTTGCTTGGCGTCCTCCTCGCTCATTCGGTCTCTCCGAAAATGGTCCGGCTGTTTTCGCGGTCTTGGGATGCCCCAAGCCAAACTCTGGCCAGGTTAACGGCGGTGACGAGATCGTCGGAATTCGGCGCCCACGCATCCGGCTTCATAAGAAGACGCGACCAACCTCGTCCAAGGGGAGCGTGTGACAGTTCTTTCGAACTCAAGGTGTTTGGGATGTATCCGCCGTGCGATAGATGGAAGTCATCTCGAACGAAGAACGAGCCTGGAGCCGCCTGTGGGTATCCAAGCGGGATGACGATCGCTATTGCGGTTGTGCGGCGGTCAAATTGCTCAGGTTTCAGAGGCTCCACGTCAGGCACTAAGAGATGATGCGAGCCGTCCCTTTGCTGAGTAATTATAGCGCCAGGCCATTTCTCGCATAGGACTGCAAACTGTCGTTCGAGAACTCCGCCAGGTGCCGCCCGGTCGGCGGGAGCGGCGAACAGTTCGAAGCCGGCGCCGATCTCACCTTCCTCGCCATCTTCTGCGATTTTGCGCTTCAGCCATTCCCGGTCGAGAGTTGGCATCGGGTCAGCCCTCCGACTTTGCGAGGGCCGCGCGCCCAGCGTCGGTGATTTCATACGGTTTCATGCTTGGCGGTCCGGGCGGCAACTTGTCTTCCGTGGTTCGAACAAGGCCGGCGCGCTCAAGCTCGCCCAAGGCACAAACCTCGCCGTCATGGATGCCGGCATTGTCTGATAGGCCGATCCACTTCGACGTGCTGCCGCGCTTGAGAAGGCGGATATGGATTTCGGTAAGCTCAAGCGGGGGAGCGACGCCCGTAGAAGCCGCTTCGTTCAAGGAAGAGAGAGCGGCACGAGCAAGTTCGATGATGCTGTCGTAGCCTTCTTCGAAGCTAACGTACTCACGGCCATCCATCTCGGATGACAGCTTTTGATCCGCGATGGTGAGCAAGGCGGTCTGCAGTTTTTCGATAACGTCTGCAGCTCGCTCGGTGGTTACGGCTCGCTCGGTGGCGGGTGTGCCAAATATTGGACCACGCAACCGCACCAGAAGCTCGGTGATTTCCTGATAAAGAAGCGCTTCATCCTCTGTCAGAGAGCGTGACTTGACTGGCTCGATCTTCATAACGTCGCAGGAAGCGAGAGCCGCTTTTCGCCGTTCCTCGAGCTTCGAGATGTGCTTGGACATATCAGACTGATTGCCAAGGCGAATATGAACACTGTCCGGCTCATGCACCGAAAGGTAGCAGTCGTTGTAGAAGCTATCTGTCACGGTGAAGTGGAATGACTCGGCAAAGCTGCGAAGCTCGTTGGTCGCCGCGGCTTTGATGTGCATGACGTCGCGGGCGTAATCACTGTCCATTAGATCGACGCGGGTGAGGAGTGATGCCTCCGCGTCGTCACCGAGTGAACCCAACGCGGCTTTGACCGCCGAGCGATATGCATCCTCGCCGTGGATAATGTGGCGAGCGAGCTCCTCATGAAAGGCGCTCATCATGCTTTCAGTCGGCGTCATGGGCTCTTTCTCCTTTGTCTCTTTCCGCCGCAGCATGTAGCCGATGCCGGCTTCCGACATGATGGGATAGCCTGCGGCGCGCAGCTCCCGGATGTAGCGATAGATGGTGCGCGCACAGATGCCGAACTTGGCGGCGAGCTCGTCGGCAGTAATGACCTTGTCCCCGAGTTCGGTGAGCAGCTGCTCCGCCCTGGCGACGCGCAGACTGGCAATGGTCATGGGCGAAGCCCTATCGAATTGAGAGCGGAAAGCGCTTCTTCATTGGCGCCGTGCGATTTCGCCTCGACCGACGTAAGAATGACCTCGGCGCAGGCGTAGATCTTCCCCTTGCCGAGCCCAAGCCGCTGGAACAGATACGAGGCCTGCTCGACTCCAGTGCGATCGCTATGTGGGCCGTCGGTCAGCTTCGCATTGCCGTGCTGATCGATCTCCGCCAGCCAGAACTGTGTTGTGCTCATGATTTCGCAACTCCTAGAGCGTGGCAGATGCGGCGAACCTCGTCCGCCGCCTTCAGAGTGTCGTTCGAGATCAGTCCGCCGTGTCCGCCAGTCAGTTTCCCGCCGATGATCTCGCCGTTCATGTCGAACGAGACCGAGTTGGCGAGCTTTTCAGCCGCGGTCAGAAGCTCGGCGAAGGCGGGCGGCAGTTTGCTCATGAAGCCACCTTCGACGACGGCAGATTGAGCGCCGCTTCGAGCGCGCTCACCATGTCGTCATGATCGCAGCCTGGCACATGCGCCATGGCGCGGACGACCGCGGCGTCATCGAAATCGAGCGGCGCCGCCCTCCTCGCGATCGCTGCGCGAACCTCGAGCTGGATCTTTGCGATCGTCTGTGCGGTATCGACCGCAGTCAGTCTTACGATCTTCCGTGCGCACTCCAGCGCGATCCTGTCGATATCGATCGACGCGAGCAGATCGATCAAGGTGTCGCCACTACCGATGCCGCGCATGTCGAGGACATCCGGCTCGAGCGGCTCCCTCGCCTCGATCGTCACAGGGCCCGAGCCATAGGCATTGAAGCCGTCCGCCGCCGCATCGGGCGTTGCTCGCGGAAATTCCGCAGCGCGGCCGCGCCAGAACACGTAGAAATCCTCGCCCATGCCCTGGGCACCGACGTCGTAGAAGTTCTGCGCTTCGGAGTTGTAGAACACCCCCACCGGAATAGGCCGCAGCGCGTTGCAATACCGGCAGCGCATGCGGAGCTCGGAATTGTTCGTGGCGCAGTCGCAGCGCCAGATGCCGGTCACGGTTTTCATCGCGTGTAGAAATCCATTATGGGAGCGCCGAGACCGTCGAAGCGGTCCGCCGCGGCCTCGGCCAGCACCAGTTCGAAGCGCGAGCGCGAGATCGGCCGCGTCCGGCCGTCTGGATAGCGGATATGGGCTACGGTCAGATCGGTCGTTCCGAGGTCAACGCCGACCACCATCGGTTGCTGCTGCGTGCTCATCAGTCGAACCTCACCGTGATGTTTTTGAAAGACGGCGGCACGGCGGCCGCCGCCAGTTGCCGGCCTGACTTAGGCCGCCGCCTTGTCCATTTCTTCGAGCTGCTTGAGCAGTTCTTCCTTCGACGCCTTAGACAGCGCCTCGTCTTCCTTCGACGCGATTGCGTCGACCAGCTTGCGGCGCTTCTCCGCGCGCGCCGCCGCGGCCTGGGCGTCGGCCGCTTCCTTCTGCTTCACGGCGATGATGTGCTTGATGATGTCGAGCTTCGCCTCGAGCTCGCCCTTCCGCGGGTCGGGATTGACGTTGACCAGCGAGTCCTCGGTGACGCCCTTGAGCTCGGTGAGGATGCCGCGGCCGACGGTCTCGAGATCGAACTTCACGTCGCGGGTGATGCCGGAGCCGGCGACGAGCGGAAGATCCCACAGCTGCTCGACGGTGAGATCGCCCTTGATGGACGGGAAGCGGAACTTCTTGCGCGCCGCTCTTTCGAAAATATCCATGACTGCCTCCTTTCAGAAGTTGATGTGAAACGCCTTGTTGATGCGGTCGCCCTTGACGACCACGACTGCCTCGTCCTTGCGGGTGGACGAGTACCCGACGCCGGAGAGCTGTTCCTCGCTCACCGGGCATTTCGTTTTGGCTCCGAGCACCTCGAACACCTTGCGGTGCGGCTCCAGCGCGCCTTTCAGGAATTCGTTGTAGATGCCGCGCGCGGGCTCCGGATTGCGGCAGCCCTTCAGGATGAAGAACCAGTGCTTGTTGCCGATCTCCTGGCCGTCCCAGTGGTTCGGCGACGCCATGAGGGTATCGACCGGAACCAGTGTCTCGGTCTTTATGCCCCACTTCTCCTGGGGGACTGAGCCGCCGACGAGACCGGGATGAACGGCGGCCCGGATCAGCTCGCCGCTCCTCACCGTCATCAGCATGACTTCGGCGTTCTGGCCACCTGGAAGCGCCTTGGCGTAACTGAATTGCTGGATACTGCCGGCGTATTCGAGCTCGATCGTAAAGCCGACGTCGATGGTTTCGCGCTTAGCGTAATTGTTGACCCAGACCCGATATTCGCCATCGCGCAGTCGTCCGGCCCAGCAGATGTTCTCGACCGGCTCGCGCGACACCCTGCCGCCGGCGTTCATATCGACGTCGAGCTTGCCGCTCTTGTTGCCGAAGAAAACGTGGTTGCCGTCGGGCTCGAGAACATGAAGATCGAGATCGTCGAAGTTCGACCACGCCAGCGAGACGCGCAGCGTGGCATCGACGTTGCCGCCGGCGCGCTTCACCCGCTGCTTGATCGAGTCGGTGGCGTCGCCGTCGTATGACCAGGCGAAACCGTTATCCCATTTGAAGAGTCGACCGGCGTCGTCGTGCACCGGCGCTGTCACGCTCACGAAATTGGCGAGGTGCTTGTTCTGGACGAGGAGATTGATCGACGAAGCCTGCGGCACGATCTGCGTCAGGAAATCCTCCATCGAGATCGGCGTGGGATTGGTGATGATCGGCGGCGCCGCCCTTACCTCCTCCATGAGCAGGCCGGCGATGCCGTCCTTCATGGTGCCGCGAACCGAATTGTCGACGAACAGCACATTGTTCACCGAGACGTCGGCCAGCTTGGCGAAACGGCGCTCGATCGCGGACTCGAGGCCCATGTCCCTCAGCTTGGCGACGGCATCCTCGATCATCTTCGGCGTGATCAATGCCGTCGGCCGCTTGTAGTTCTCCGGCGCCACCTTCTTCTCAAAGGACCGCACCGCGGCGTCCTCGTCCATGCCGTCCGACAAGTCGACGACAAGCGTGCCGATGACGGTGTTGCGGAAAAGCGCCGCAGGATTGCGGACGTTCGACCACACGAAAACATCTTTCTCCGCCTGCGTTCCCGCCCTCGGATATTCCATGTGAAGAGTCATGAAGGTCTGCACCGCGGGCCTGAACTCGGCACCGCGGTAGAGATTGTTCTCGTTGATCAGATCGATCACGAGGTTCAAGGCATCGAGAGTGATCTCCTCGAGGCCGCGCCTGAAGACTCCGACATTGGTGGTTACGGCGCCGCGATCCGCATCTGGCCGGTTCGACCGATGGCGGCCGACGATATCGCAATGGAAATGCGTCCAGCGGATCGGCGACGTCTCGCCCTCGCGCAGCTCATTCGAGAAGGGCTGGCCGAACCTGCCTTCCTTGGTGCGGAAGATCGAGACGATCGGCAGCGAACGGACATACTCCGACATCCGCGCCGCAACCTTGTCATACGGGTGTGGGAGATCGAAGACGTCCCACATCGTCGTGATCTCGCCGCCCTGCAATGAAACAAGGTGACCGACATTGCGGATAAAGTGCTTGCAGCATGAGCAGTCGTGTTCGGTCCGCACGCGGAATACCGGATTGCTGCCTTCAGGAAACGCGGCAAGATATTTCTCGAAAAGATCTTCGGCTTGGACAGCGTAGAGCTCGCCATCCGCCAGGCGCCTAAACTGCGCGGCAACCGCACTGCCGAAAATATGGAATTCGCTCAAAGGTTTCTCCTCTATTTGGCAGCCAATGCTGCATGTGCGTGTGGGCTAGGAGGCTTGGGGCGTTTGCCGATAATTGAGCGGCGGCGAGAAGCAATTCGGTGTATCGAAAACCTGATCGTCGATGTTCGCGTCAGCCCACTTCCACGCCTCGCCCTCGGTAGCGAAGGAGAAGTCGACGTCTCTGCCGGCATGGACGATCACGAAATGGTCTCCTCTGCGCTCGACCGTCATGCCTTGCGCCTCCGATATTTGTGTCGGTTCGCCGCGATATTTTCCTCGAGCCGCGCGTCATAGCAGGGCCCGCAATAGGTCTTGCGCCGGTCTATTTTGCACTGGCACCTGCGGCACGCCTTCGCGAACGCGTCGCCCTTGCGAGCCGACGTCTCTATCCGGTAGCCAGCCTCGGGAGCGACGGGGCGCGTCATCAAGCCGCCTCAACAACTGCGCGGACAGCGGCATCGAAATCGGCTTGAGCCGCAGCCTTGGCATCGTCGATCGTCAGATGCTCGGTGAACGTGAACTCGTCGCCGTCCTTGGCGCCCCAGAGCAAAAAGCCCATGCCGTCCTGGCTTGGCATGCGAACACGCTGCCGGGCGCTGATATGGTAGCGACCGCCGATACCGTGCGCGACGAGGACCGAGCTATCCTCCATGTCCTGCGGATGGTCAGTCGGCTCGTACCAGGTCAGCGACTTGACTTTGATCGCTTCGCTCATGCCACTCGAGCCTTGATCATCTCGTCCGCCGCTCGATATGCGGCCTTCGACATATCGGCCCAACCCATGACCATATCGCCGTCTTCAAGCGTGACGGATGCCATGCCCGCCAGCGCCTGGCCGGCGAACCAATCGCGGAGCGCCTTCAGGAAACTATCGCCGTCAGGAAATTGATCGCGTACCGGCATCTCGTCCTCACTTCTGCTTCCAGGGCGGAAGCTTCATTGCGATTGCAGTGCAGGCGAGACCGACGATAAGCGCCTCGCTTTCAGGAACGCCGAACCGCCGATATCTGGAAATAGTGTCCGCGGACTTCCCGAGCTGGCGCGCAGCCTCGGCGCTTGTGAACCGCATGTGCGATTGCCAAGCGATGAACGTTCCGCTGTCCATATTTCTCCACCGGTACGGCATGGTGCGGATACCAACGGCCGTTTTCACGGCATAAAGCGGATATCCGGCATCAATGATGCAGACGTAACATGTGAAAGAAATGCTTTCAAGAGTGATTATTTCGGAATCGGCCTGAGGTGAACTGGACGGCTATCCGGATCGGCCGACCACTCCGCCAGCTTATCCAGCAAGCCATTCTTGCGCGCGTAGTGCTCGAGCTTCTGTTTCAGGTTGTCGTGGTGGAATGAGCATAGGCTCTGAAAGTTGCTCCACACGTATCTGAGATCCGGATATTCGTGCGCCGGCAATATGTGATCCGTCACATCGGCGAGACCGTCCCGCCCCTCCTGCTCGCAAAACCGGCAGTATGGATTCGCCCTTCTGAAAGCCATTGCCAGGCGATCCCACCGCGCATCGTACCCGCGCTTTCTGGGTGAAATCCTGTGGCGCCCGGTGTTCGTCTTAACCTCGATGGCCTTGAACCGAGGAGCCGAACTGAATTTGAACCGCGGCGGCAAAGTGCTTTTCACCATCAGGCCGCCGCCAGCCATTCTTCGTCGGTCTTATCGCCCTTGTCAGCGTTGCATGACCGGCATAGGCAACGGCAATTGTCTGGCGAATGGAAGCCCCCGCGGGACAGTGGGATGATATGATCGAGCTCCGGCGAATTCGGCTCAAATGACCCCTTCAACTCGACCGGTGTCTCAACACCGCAGGCCTGGCATGTCCATTGATCCCGCTGAAATATCGCGATCGGATCGAAGGCGAAGACCACCAGCGTGCGTGTCGCCGCTCGTCGGGCTCGAGTTCGAAGTCGATCGGAATTTCGCTTCCGGCACTCCGGCCCGCAAAACTTGCGTGGAAGGTTCTTGGTATATGTGGTCGCCGAGAATGTTGAACCGCATTCGGCGCAAGCAAACGATCCGTTGGCGGCGCCAGATCTTGCCGCCTTGGCCAAGGTAACTGCGACCTGGTTGCAGGCAAGGCTGCAGAATTTCCGACGAAGGCCAGTCAGTTCGACATTGCATTGACGGCAGTGTCTTGGCGACCTGGCCGCCCGTTCCGCTGCTCTCCGTTTTGCGTCCCTAGCTCGATTGGCGGCAGCCGACCTAGCCTTTGACGCAGGCGATACCTTCCACCGCTTATAGCCCTGAGACCGAGCGCACCGGTCGCAATATGTTCGCGGTCGCCCTTTCCCTCGCTCGCGTCGAAAGAACTGAATATCGCATTGGCGACAGTTGAAGGGGTGAAGATCGACTTCGCCAGCAATCACTGATTTTTCCATCTTCCCATGAACTGAAATCCAAAATGGCCTCGGGCGGGAAAATAGAAAAGCCCCCGCCGGGTCAAAAAGTGTTTTGGTCACAGCCGCGGAATTTACCCGCCCAGCCGGTCCGACCGTGCCCGCGCGCGAAATTTTAAGCGGGGCCCCCATAACCCCGTGCGGGGCCTGGCGCCGGCGCGCGGGCGGCGGGCGATTGAACCCACGCGGCGGGCGGCCACGGCGGCGGGCGGGCGGCGCGCTGGTGCGGCGCATGAAGATCGGAAGGCGCGACGCGTGCGCCTTCGAATGCAGGGCAAGCCATTGGCAAGCGTGCGATGCATGGCGACGGCAGGCATCGCCGAGCAAGGCGCGGCTGGTGCCTGTCATGCGTGGCGATGATTGGCCGCCCGTGGCGGGCGCGACCCTGCCCGGGCGCTGGCGCGCTATGGTGTAGGTGTGTGCAAGGTAGGTGCGGCATGCGGTGCGGTCACGCACGGCGGCGGCGCGCACGCCAGCGCATGGCGTCGCCTGGACCGGATGCCGATACGGACTAGACGCCAGCGCCGCCCTGCCCGGGCGGCGGGCGCATGGTGCGCATGTGGGCGCACACGCCAAGCGACTGCAGCGCATGCGGCCGGCCGGGCGCGCCGAGCTGGCGCGCGTCGGTCTGGCGACGAGCGCGGGCGCGGTCGACCACGATCCGCAAACGGTCGCCGGGCGCGGCGACCAGCGTTCGAAAACAGTGAACGCGCGCCGTCTATTGTGTACGTGAACAAATAGTGAAAATGGCGCGGACCGATTGGAAATCAGAAAGTAGCGGCGGCGCGCCGTGCCTCTGTACGGGCTTCTGTGTGGCGAATAGAGGCATATGGATTTTCGACCATGAAACCAGAATGAAAGCGCGTCCGATTTCCTGAAATATGAGCAGCGCGACATGCGCGGCTGTTGATTTCCACGCGTGAAAGGCCTATATTTTTCTTGCGGGCGAACTGCGTCCGCGCCGGGCTCTTGCCCTAACCCATGAGGATGAAAATGACCCACGTTTCCAAGCTCACCATTGACGATGAATTCGACGCGCTGATTGCGGCGATGCGTGCCAACATCGCGCCGGCCAAGCGCCCGGCGGCGCCCGTGGTCGCCGCGCCTGTACAGCGCGCCCCGCGCTTTTGGTCCTGGCGCAAGGTCGGCGGCTTGACGTTCGTTCGCGTCGGGCAGCTTTCCATGTCGTTCTGCCTCACACGCAAGCACGGGCGGGCGCCAGCTGGCGGCAAGCGTGTGTTCGCCGCTCTCATGCTGGCGGCGGCGGTTGCCGTCGCTGGCCAGCTGGCGACGCGTGCGCCGGCTTGTCGTCTCGTCGCGACCGACGCGGCGGGCAATGTCTATATTGCGGGTGCTGGCGACACGCCTGCGGACGCGCTGCAGGGCGCGGTCTATCCCGCCGACATGATCGAAGTGAAAATGATTTGCAGGAAGTGATTTCTTGCGGGCGCGCCGTGGCGGGCGCGCTAGTTGGCAATCACGCCAAGACGGGCGCTCGCCCTAACCGGAAAGGTCTACCAATGTCGAGCAATCAAGCCACCATCGAAGCGGTAAACGCCCGCGTCGGCGCGAACATATTCGGCCGCGCCGAGACATTCTTGCGCAAGGCGACGGCCGGCGATGACGCGGCCGCACGCGCCGAACTGGTTTCGCTGCTTTCGTTCTTTCCGCCTTCTGCAACGCTCAATGATGGCGTGCTTTTCAATTGTTGCACGGCGCACGCGGAACCCGTTTGGACTGAGTTCGCCGGGCTGGAAATCGCCGGTTGCATCGCCGACGACGACGGCGCGACAAGCGGCTTGCAATCGGCCTATGAGGCTCAATTCTTCACGGTCTACGCGCGTCGCTCGGAAGCCGATGGCGGTGACTGTGAAGCGATCACTGATATTTATGATGCCACGTTGATGCTTGCCGTTGCTGGCGAACTGGCCTTGCGCTCCGGCTTGCCTTGCATCGTTCATCCGTCGCTTTCTGCCCGTTGATTGCTTTCCCTGCCGCCGTGACGGGCGGCAGTATTGGCAATCACGCCAAACCGGGCTCTAGCCCTAACCTTGAAAGGATGAGACCATGAGTAAGCATGAAAAGCGCGAATTCGCCGAATCGCCGCGCGGGCGCATCCGCCGCGATGAACGGCGCGCCGTCCGCGCCGCCAAGCGCGCTTTCGTCAACATGTGAGAACGGGAAAGGATCACGCATCATGAACGCTCTTCCCTCATTCACCAGCGCGGCGCCGACGGGCGCGCCGTCCGCCATTGGCCAGAAAGCAATGCTTGCCGGTCTCTCAATCACCATGTGGGCCGGCCGCAAGCTGGACAAGAAAGTAACTGCCGAAGTGAACCACGCGCACGGCGCGGCGGCCGATGCCGCCCGCGTCACCAAATCGCTGGTCTCGAAACAGGCGCTGGCGGACATTCTGCGGATATCGAACGCGGCGCGCGCCGTGCACTATGCGCGGACGCTTCCTTGGGCGGACTCGGGCGCGCGCATTCTCTGCAATGCCGGCTTTGCCGCCTATGCCGACGAGTTGCGGAAGCTGGAATATGAATTCCGCGACGCGGTCGACGCGTTCGTTTCCGGCTATGCCGATTATGTCGAGGCGGCGCGCATTGAGCTGAACGGCATGTTCCGCGACGACGACTATCCGCCGGCATCTTCGATCCGCGCGCGCTTCCGCTTTGAGCGGTCGATTTGGCCGATGCCGTCGGCGGCTGATTTCCGCGTCGACATGATCGAAGGCGAGGCGGACCGAATCCGCGCCGACATTCAACGGCAATTCGATGCCGCCATGCGCACGGCAACCCGCGATGTGTTCGAACGCATCCAAGAGACCGTCGGCCACATGGTCGAAAAGTTGCGCGCCTTCGTGCCGCACTCGGGCAAGAAAGGCGACCGCGCGGAAGGCATCTTCCGCGACTCGCTTGTCGAAAACGTGCGCGATTTGGTCAAGCTGATGCCGTCGCTGAACGTGACCGGCGACGCCATGCTTGACGCGCTGGCCAAGCGCATGGAAACGCTTTGCCGCTTCGACGCGGAAGACTTGCGGACCGACAAACAAGCCCGCCAGGACACGGCGGACGCGGCGGCCGGCATCCTTGCCGATATCTCTGACTTTCTCGCCTGATTGCTTGTTCTGGAGCGCGCGCGGCGCGCTCCAGCGCTGGCAATCATGCCAACTCGGGCACAAGCCCTAACCCTAGAGGAAACGACAATGCAGCATGTCCTACCTAGCGCCGCCGGTTCATCCATCGCGGAAATCAGCGACGACTTGAACGCGCTTTTTGACTTGAATGCGCCCGCCTGGATTTGGGGCGCGCCCGGCATCGGCAAATCGGAATCGGTCTATCAAGTTGCCGCCGCCCGCGCCGCCGCCGCCGGGCATGATGCACATGTGACGGATATCCGCCTTTCGACTTTCGATCCGGTCGACTTGCGCGGCTTGCCTGCCATTGTCGACGGTCTGACCAAATGGTTGCGGCCGGCGATTTGGCCGGCGCTGGACGCCACGGAAGAAACCATTTTGTTCTTTGACGAAATGGATCGCGCCGCGCCCGCCGTCGCCAATGCGGCGCTGCAAATCGTTCTGGAGCGGCGGATTGGCGAACACGTGTTGCCGCAATGCGTGCGCATCGTTGCCGCCGGCAATGGTGAGACCGACCGGACGGGCACGCAGAAGATTTCCAGCGCGCAAGCAAACCGGTTCACGCATCTTTATGCCGTCGCCGACGCGGAAGCCACGGCGGCGCATCTGGCCAGGAAAGGCACGCATCCGGCCATGCCGGCTTTCTTGCGCTTCCGTGGCCATGCCACTGCGGACGGCAAGCCCGGCTTGATCCATGGCGCGCCAGCGGCCGGCGAAAAGGCTTTCCCGTCGCCGCGCGCCTGGGAACGCGTCGCCGGCATGATCCATCTTCCCGCGCCGCAACGGTCGCGGCTTGCTCGTGGCACGGTCGGAAGCGCCGCCGCCATCGAATGGGAAGCTTTCTTGCGGACCTATGCCGGAATCGCCGGCTTGATGGCCGATATCATGGCGCGCCCGGAAAGCGCGGACGTTCCCGATGAACCGTCGCTGCAGTATGCGATTTCATCCGCGATCGCGCGCAAGGCCGATTTCGGCACGTGGCGCGCCATTATGACTTATGCCGCCAGGATGCCGCGCGAATTCTGTATCTGGACCGTGCTTGATGCTGTCCGCCGCGATCCGGGCCTAAAGGCTACCGGCGAATATGGCGCATGGGCGGTTGCAAATCAGGATGTCGCGCTATGAATGCGGAAGCCGAAAAGCGGATTGTCCGCGCCCGTTCCATCCTACTTCAGACCGCGCCTTTTTACGGCGCTTTGGCGCTGTATCTGAAGCTTCAGGAAGCGCCCGAGCTGACCGACACAATGGCGACCGACGGCGCGCGGCTTGTCTATAACTCCAAATTCGTTTTGGAGTTGTCGGAACCCGAGTTGCTTTTCGTCGTCGCGCATGAGGTTTCGCACCTTTCGCACGGTCACCATGGCCGAATCGGGCGGCGCGATTTGTCAGACTTCAACCGGGCGGCGGACTACGCCATGAATGCCGGCTTGATCGCGGCGAAGATTGGCAAGATGCCGGACGGCATGCTTTACGATCCGCAATATGACGGTATGGGCGCGGAAGAAATCTATTCGATACTCCAGCGCAAGGCACGGCAAGCGAAGCAACAGCAACAGGCGCAATCCGGCAAGCCGGGCGCGGACGGCGCTGGCCAGAACGGCAAGCCGGAAGTTGGCGCGGCCGGTCAGCCGGGCAAGCCGGATCACGCAAGCCAGGCACAAGCCACGGGCGGCGCGCCCGCCAGCGGTCAGCCGGCAAGCGCTGGCCAATCGGCCACCGACGCCACGCAAGGCCCGCCCACGGGCGCGCCAGCGCCCGGCAACGGGCAATCGGGCGCGGACGCCACGGCGGGCGCTGGCGCGCCTTCTGGCGGCGCTGGAGGCGGCAAGCCGTGGCACGGGATTGGCGGCATCATCGCGCCCGGCGACGGTAGCGACGCGGCGGCGGCGGAAAGCGCGGACGAATGGCAGATTCGGACCGCGCAAGCGGTTGCCGTGGCGAAAGCCGCCAACGCGGGAATCCTGCCCGGTCACCTTGCCCGCATGCTGGATGAAACCGCCGCGCCCGTGGTCGACGTGCGCGCCGTGCTGGCGGATTTGATCGATAGCCGCGTGTCGTCGGATTACTCGTTTCTGAAGCCGAACCGGCGCTTGATCGGTCACGGCTACTATCTGCCCGGGCAAATCGTTGACGGACTCGAGCATTTGGTTTGCGCGGTCGACACGTCGGGCAGCATGGATGACCATATGCTTGCCAATTGCATGGCGGAACCGATTGCCGCGCTCGAGTCCGGCAAGGTCCAGCGCCTTACCGTCGTGTTTGCTGATACGCATGTTCGCCACGTTCAAGAGTTTGAAGCCGGCGACGACATCAAAGGCAAACTCCAGGCGAAAGGCGGCGGCGGCACGCGCTTCGATGACGCCATGCGCTGGATTGCCGACAATGCGGCGGACGCCACGGCGGCAATCTACCTCACCGACATGGAATGCAGCGTGTTCGGCGATGATCCGGGCTTGCCGGTGTATTGGGCGATCCACGGCGATTCCCGCCGCTTCAATGAACTGGCGGCGCGCCCGCCGTTTGGTGATTGCCTCTATATCGGGCGCTTGGAATGAAGCGCCACGGTCTAACGGAAGCCGAACGGCGCAAGATTTTGAAGCTTGGGCACTTGCTTGTGCCCACGCACATTTCGTGGCGGCGGGCTACGCAATTCATGCGGCTTGGCTATGGCGCTATCGATCCATTTCATCAGCGCTGGCAGGGGCGATTGGATTTGACCGAAGCCGGGCGCGCAGCTCTCAACGCGCTGGATCCCGCAACCGCCCGCTTGGGCTAACCGGAAAGGACTTTGGCTATGACGTTCGATTTCGATCTGGCAACACAAATAAAGGCAATTGCCGAAAAGGTGAAAGACTCCAACCCATATTGGATTTCTACGCCAAATGGCGAATACGAAACCAATTCAGGGAACGATTGGTGTCGGACATGCGGCCTGTTCATGTTCAAACACTTGCGCCGCAAGGATCGCAGACGACGCGGCGATTATTTTTTCGACGGTGGCGACCGCGCGGAATCTGACAGTCACCGCTTTTGCGCCCATTGCGGATGCTGGTTGAGAATAAGCCTGACGGACCATGGCATCGAGGAGGAACTGTACGTTGGCCTGAATTCGATACCGGATGAGGCCTACAGCTTGGACATCATGATGAACTATGCATCGTGGGAGACCACGAAACTGAGATTCAGGACTTCGCCCGACAATTCATGGCGCTGCCTGCGGTTCAGGCCTTCGTCGCGAAAGCCAAAGGCGGCTGAGCCTTGCCGCGCCTTCCCGTCGAAATCCGCGTCACGCCATGGCGCAACGTCGATGGTCAACCCGAATGGGCTGACTCCCGCATTGCTGCCTATCGTATCTGGCAGGAATTCGACGGGCGGCACTGGTACCAGGCGCACGAATGGGAGTATCGCGGCGGCAATCGCGAGCGCTGCCAAGAGCAATGGATTCATGGCGTGCGCGGCTGGAGCAAAGATGCCGCGCCGCCCGAGGCCGGCGACGATCCGCCGCCATAACAGAGAAAGGATTTGCTACATGACCTATGACGAATTCGTGGCCAGCAAGCGCCGCACGGAAACGGTTTGCCACGACATCGGATTCGATGATGGCGAACCGGAGCGCGGCGGCTTCATCTATGCGGACTGCTGCTATATCGAGGATGCACCGCCCGAGCTGGCGGCGCGCGGCAAATATTTCCTTCTTATCGAGCGGTTCGACTGGGTTTCGGACGACCTGGAGGAAATGCAGAAAATCCTTTGGGCGTGTCACTACGTGCGCGATGCCGGCATCGAGCGCCTTTCCGGTCGCGATCTGGTCGCTTTCATGGAAGGCATTTGCGCGTCACGGAATACCGGATTTGATCCCGAACTCTTCAAGGCGCTCGGGCAGGCATCTTTCTCGCCTTCCGAGGCGGAAGCGATTGCCTGTGGATCGAGAAACCAATAGGCTTTTGGGATGATGGTCAAATTCGCGCGCCCTATCCATCCCGGTGAAATGCTCAAGGAGGAATACCTTGTGCCACTCAACATGAGCGCTGGCGCCCTGGCAAAGCGTTTACTGGTTCCGCGCACCAGGATCGAAAGGATCATTGCCGGTCGTACCGGCATCACTGCCGATACCGCTTTGCGGCTGGCGCGATTCTTCAACACGACGCCGCAATTTTGGATGAACATGCAAATCGCCTTCGATCTGGAAACCGAGGCGACTCACCTGAAAACCACCTTGGACGTGATCACGCCAAGGCAACCGGAAACTATCTGAAATCAGGAATATCTATTCGGATGCGATCATTATTTATGTTGACGCTTTCGGATAAATAGGCGATAACTCCACTGCCGATTGGCATTTCGGGCTCTTGCCCTAACCCATAGAGGAGAAAGTCAGCGTCATGAACGCATTCAATCACGACATCGCAAGACTTTCGGCCGGCGTCGCCGCATGCGCGCTTGCCGATATCGACGTTTCGAACGTCATCCCCTTCGCACCGCGCCCGGTCGATCCGGTCGCCGACATGCCCGAACCGATTGCGGCCGAACCGGTCGCGGAAGCCGCGGCCGCGGCGGAAGCGCCGGCCGCCTCCCTCGCACCGGCAACCGCCGTTGTCGACCGCGCCGCTCTCACGCGCGCCCTGGATTTCATCGCCAATGTAGTTGAACGGCGCAACACGATTCCGATCCTCTCCAATGTCATGCTGGCCGCTTCCGACAACGGCCTGGTCGTTACCGGAACCGATCTGGATATCGAGATTTCAGTCGCTGTCTCCGGTGCTATCGACTCGCATTTCGCGCTCACATTGCCGGCGCACACGCTGAGGGATTTGCTGAAGCGCGCATCCGCCAGCGAATTCGTCGGCTTCACGTCGCCGAACCTGAGCGACGACGATGCCTGGGCCGCCACGGTCGATCTGGAAAAGGTCAAATATCAGCTCCAGATGCTTCCGGTCGCCGACTTCCCGTCGCTTCACTATGGCGCATCCAGCCATTGCTTTTCCGTTCCGGGCGCCGATCTGGTCGACGGCTTCGGCGGCGTCGCCATGGCGATCTCGACCGAGGAGACCCGCTACTACCTGAATGGCGTCTACCTTCACCATGTCGAACCGCGCGCCATCGACCGCTATCATGGCGATCTCGGGGCCTTGCGCATGGTGGCAACCGACGGGCACCGCATGTGCCGCCAGGATTTGACCGCCAGCGAAGGCATGGCCGGCATGCCTGGTGTGATCCTGCCGCGCAAGACGGTCGCGCTGCTCCAGAAGCTTCTCAAGGGCAAGGCATGCCCGGCGACGGTCGACATCGGCGTCAACGAAACCAAGATGCGCTTCAGCTTCGACGGCGTCACCATCACGTCAAAGCTGATTGATGGTTCCTATCCCGACTATCAGCGCGTCATCCCGACCAATAACGACAAGCCGGCGACGTTCAAGTCGGCTGAGCTCGCCGAAGGCATTCGCTCGGTATCGCTGATTTCCAGCGCGCGCAATCGCGGCGTCAAGCTGGATGTCAGCGCCGACGCTTGCCGCCTGACGGCCCACGACGTCGACAACGGCACCGCCGTCGCTGAAATCGCGGCCACCTATGCCGGCGACAGTTTGGAAATTGGCTTCAACCCGAGCTATCTGCAGGCATTCATCGACACGGCGGAATCCGAGACCATCACGCTCACCCTCGCCGATGCCGGCTCGCCGACGCTGATCACCGGCGACCGCAAGGGCTGGCTTGGCGTGCTGATGCCGATGCGCGTCTGACATTGCACTAGCAATGCAAGAACATTGCGGGCGGCGGGTTTCGCCGCCTGCTTTCTCCCCCGGCTCTTGCCCTAACCGATAAGGATTTTGCAAATGCTGAAGCTTCTCGCTCGCATTGAACCGGACCGCGAATATGCCCGCCATGGCTACGAGCAAGTCGCGGTCTATCGCTCGCTCTCTGAGCTGCCGGTCGCGGTCTATCCCTTCTTCTTCGAATCCATGCCCATACGCGGTCAGAAGCTCATCCACCGCGACGGATTCACCTACGAGCTGGAATGGCTGCCCGATCTGATCGGCCCGCCCGTTCCCGTCGCCGCGCTTCGCTTGCGCGCGCTTCACCGCCGCGCCGCCTGATCAACCTGGGGCGCTCGCCCTAACCGGAAAGGAATTTTCCATCATGCGTCACAATCCGAAGATCAATGCCTTTCTCGACAAGCTGGCATCGGCCGGCGTGACCTACCGCACCAACTGGGAGACGCGGCGCGACGGCAAGCCGCTTTCCAATGGCCGCCCATTCGGCGACGTGATCCATCTGACTTTCGTCGGCAACGGCTTCAGCCCGAGCGTGGGAACCGCCATCGTCGTCGACTACGGCGACCGCGACGGTTTCGGCATCTACTACGAAGCCGAGACCAACAGCATTGACGATGATATCGCCCGGATCGCGAAGCCGCGCGCGAAGGACGTCGCCGAGAGCGCCGTGCCAGACATGCTGGCGGCACTGCATGCCGTTATGCAGTGCGCGCGCGGCGAACTGGAGCGCCCGGTAACACAGCGCCAGCCATGGGGCGAGGTGCAGCAGCTTGTTGAGACCGCCATCGCCAAGGCGGAAGCGACCGGGATCAAGGAGCGGGCGCCTGTCACCGGTCCCCACCATGGGCCATCATTGGCTGACCAGCTCCGGCTGATCGCCGCGCTTGCCGGTACGACGGACCGGCGCGGCCACCAGGACCAGCGCGACGCGGCAGCCTTTGCCGAGACCGTCACCGCCGACATGCTGGCCGCACTGAAGGCGCTTTTGCCCGAAGTCGACAACGAAATCGAGCAGCGCCAACACGGCGGAAACGACGAGGATTGGGAGGAGCTCAAGGTCGCTGACATGCGGAAAATGCTTGTCCACATGGGCGTCAATCTTCGCTGCTACGGCAACGTCGAGGTCGCGGCCAATACCGTCGAGGCCGCGTTGGCGCAAATCACAGCCGACTTCATCGCCGATAAGATCGTCATCAAGGAAACCACGACCGATAGCGGTCAGGATTTGGCCGTGATCGACGTGCGCGACGCCGAGACCGGCGAAGAACTGGCGAACTATGGTGGCCACCATCTTCCGAGCCCATACGATCCGCAACCCGACGCCGAGCTGCTGGCGGCACTGAAGCGTCTTCGACGGGTCGCAGTTTGGGATGACGACACAGACATGGAGGAATACCGCACAGCGACGGCCGAAGCGGATGCCGCCATCGCCAAGGCGGAGCGGGATGTGACGGCTTGGCTGGAGACGGAAATGTGCCGACGCGTGTTGGCGGAATTCGTACGAGGTCAGAAGGCTGTCGCCCTCTATTCCGCGCCAGCAACCGAAACACCACGCGACAGCTTGCTGGCTCGCATCCTCCACCGGATCGAGAACGATGGCCCCAAGATCCAGCGCGAAGGCCATACCGAAGTCGGGGTCTGGGATGAGACGGCGTTGGCCGAAATGATCAAGGCAGAATTCGGTCGGGCCGCCAAGGCGGAGGACCGCGCCAATGGCTGAAGCTCTCAAGGTCTATTCCGTCGTGATCGTCTGGAACGACGACAACGACGAAGGCACCTATGGCGATACGGTCCGCGCCCGCGATTCCGAGCATGCCGAGCGCATCGTGAGGGCGCGCATGATGCGAAGCATGTGGGCGGAATGGCGCCGCGACAAGACGATGACGAAAAGCGATATCGCCGAACTCTACGCCACGCCGACCTATGACGGCGTCCAATATTTCGGCGAATGCGTCGAATGCAGCGAAGGCGCGTCATGGAAGGCGGTGGATATGGAGAAGGCGCTGCGGGCGCTCGCTCTAGCCTGCCAAGGGCACATCAGAAAGCTTGAACCGCATGAGACCGACGAGATCGCAGCGCCATTACAAGAGGCGCTGAAAGTCATCGCCGAGATCGACGCGATTTGAAACCGGGCACTGGCCCTAACCTGAAAGGATCTGACACATGGGTGACCGCTGCTATCTGGAACTGCGCCTGCGCGGGCGCATCGAAACCGTCGAGGCCTTCGAAAAGATCGTCGCGCTGTTCGAGGAAAACAACTGGCAGGTGGCCGAATACGACGCGGCCGGGCGCACGCTCGAAATGACGGAAAGCCTTGTCGTCGGCGACGCGAACGGCGAGGCGCCGACGTTCTACCTGAACGAATGCAACTATGCCGATATCGGCGAGGAAGAGGCGGAGCTGCAGGAGATCGGCATCGCTTACGAAGTCTCGCACGAGGAAGGCGGCGATTACGGGGCCGGCGCGTGGTCATGGTCGTCGGCGCGCGGCAAGGTCGAAGCTGGCCGCATCAAAAATCAAGGCGCATCGGTCTCGATAGCCGCACTGGAAGCCGCGCTCAAGCAGCCCGACCCGCTCGCCGCCGTCAAGGCCATTGTGGACGCCGGCAACGCGGCGGAGGGCACAGATTTGCCTGGCTATTCGCTGTCAGATGAGGTCAAGGCTTGGCTGGCCAAGGAGGGCAACTGATGAGCAACCGCAAAGGGATTGGCGGGCATCAGTCCGCGCGTGCCAACACCGAGGTCTGGCTGACCCCGCCCGATCTGCTGGAAGCGCTTGGCGGTGCCGAGGCGTTCGATCTGGACCCATGCGCGGCGCTGGGGCAACCATGGCCGACGGCGCGCCAGCATTTCACCATCGAGGATGACGGTCTCGCCCTGCCCTGGCATGGCCGCGTCTGGATGAATCCGCCCTACACGTCGGGCATCATCGGGAAATGGCTTGGCAAGCTCGCCAAGCACGGCGACGGCATCGCCTTGACCTTTGCCCGGACCGAGACCGAGGCATTCCACCGTACCGTCTGGGAGCAATGCGACGCGCTGCTCTTTCTGGAGGGTCGCCTCTTCTTCCATGTCGCCGAGGAGACGACTTTCAAGCTGAAGAACGGCGAGGTCGTCCGGGAAATCGTCGTTCCCAAGGGAGGGAAGGCGCCGGCCAATGGCGGCGCCCCGTCGGTCCTGTGCGCATATGGGATGGACAGCGCCGACATCCTGGCGGAGTCCGGTCTGCAAGGCAGCTTTGTGCCGCTTCGCTGGCGCGTTCTGACCTTCGGTTTCGAGACGGTCGGGACGTGGATCGAGGAGGTCATGGCACTGATCGCCGGCCGCAACGAGCCGGTCACGCTCGATTGGCTGTACCGGAAGCTCGCCGGATCGCCGAAGGCGAAGCGCAATCCCAACTGGAAGGCGAAGATTCGCCAAACCCTCCAGCGCGGACCGTTCGAGGCCTTGGGCGGCGGCGTCTGGCAGCAAGCCAGCTTGGAGGTATGAGCCATGTCGATGAAGGTTCCCACGAAACTCCAAGAGCAGGCGAGCGCCGTCGGCATGACGGTCGAGAATGACGCCTACGACATCGGCTATTTCAAGCGTTATTTCGGCTGGCCGCGCGAAGGCGGCGACCGCCAGCGGCAAGGCTGGAGCGATTGCAACCAGCAGCTCGCCGACGAAGGGCGCGACGCGCACCCAAACGCCGTGCACGAGGCAGCGCCATGAAGCGCACAGCCAAGCTCTACGACTTCGCCGCCGAGCGCGACCACCGCGCCCAGGATTTGGCGGCGCTGCTGGAGACATCAGACGCGCTCGAATGTCCCCACTGCCAGGCGGAAACCAAGCCGTTCGGGGTCGACGTCAACAAGACCGTCAGCTACCGCTGCAAGCGCGGCCACGGCTGGCGCGTCGACGCCAACGGCGACCTGATGCGCGGCCTGAAAGGAAAGAGGTATTGGTGATGACGGACAAGCACCCTCCCCTGTGCCGCTACTGCGGTAAGCCGATCGCAAAGAAGACCAAGAGCGTGTTCTTCGGCGACCAATTCGCCAGCCAAGCCCGTCTTCATGACGACATGTTCACCTACAAGGCGGAGCGGCCGCGCTCGAAAGAGGAAGCGCAACGGCTGCTCAACCAGCAGATCGTTTCGGTGAGATGGGCACGGGGCGAGGAGTACGCAGCCAAGCAAGCCGGCTTCGACCACATCACCCACGCGACAACATGGGACGGCGAGTCCTATGTCGACCCCTATTTCTGCAATGGCGCGCACGCCAAGGATTTTGCCTATCTGCATGCCAAGGCCGGCGCCGCCACGACCACCTACACGGCGGCAAACGCCAAGCGATTTGCCGAACAACAGGCGAAGAAAGGGGGGCAACCATGATCAATCAGCAGAAAATCGCTCGCTGCGCAAAAGCCACCGACATCATCATCGACAAGGCCGGCGAAGCTTCCGACGCGCTGCGCATCATCTTCACCAACGGCTACGGCATCCTCTCCGATCCGAGCAACGTTCGGGGGAACCTCCGCACAGCAAAGGAAGCGATCGACGCCGCCTTGACCACGATGAAGGATACCGACTGGCCCACCCTCGCCGACTATGGCGAGTGAGAAGACCGCAATCAAAATCCCCCTCGCCGCTTGGCATAGCCGAAAAGGAGTTGTTCGATGAAGATCCACCTCGTCAAAGGCCGTGAATTCCAGTCCGACGCGCCGCGCGTCGAAGCGCATGCCATGCTGGCGACCGCGAACATGGAGGCCGCGTCAATGGTGAATACCATGCGCGCCGAGCGTGGCATGCCCGCAACAGCATCGGCCGACACATGGCAGCAAGGCCTTGCCGAGATGAACGCCGCAGGAGGTGGCGCGATCCCTGCCTCCGTGAAGATCGGCGAGACCGAGCTGAAGGGTCTCGCCATGCGCGACTGGCGCATCTCGGACGGCCAGCACGACGGCATCACCTTCTTGCCCTGGCCGATGGAGATCGAGGCGAACCTGCCCGAGGCATTCACTATGCGCTTTTGGCATCCCGACGACATCAACAAGACGCCGGGCAAGCAGCGCGAGGTCTGGATCGAGATCGACGGCGCCGCGGTGGTGATCCACTGCTACGATTCCGACCACGATGAGCCGGTGAACGTTCGCATCGAGCGCGACGGCATCAGCGTCGATTCCGACCGCATGACGGGCAAGATCACCATCGATTGAGGCTTGCGCGGCGGCGCAAACACGCCCAGAACGGACCAGCATCCACGGGCTCTTGCCCTCACCTAGAAGGAGTTTTTCATGCCATCGAGCTTTGGCACAAATCACTTTGTAAACCTGGATGCCGCCTCTCGGTACTACGAGGCATATGGCGAAGGCGGACCAACGTCCATCAAGCAAATGATCGCGGAAGGCCGCATTGCCATCGGCCCACCTCCCTGCAAGCCAGATGAACGCGCCATCCTGAACCGTGAGGAGGGCCGATACTTTCGTGAGATCGTCGATGTCGCCCAACTGGCGCATCAGCCGGCCGCTGCCGCCGCCCCAAGCATGAAAAAGGAAGGAGCACGCATGAAGATTTCGAATGAGATCCTGGCCGTGCTGAGCACCGCCACCACGGACGGCCCGCGCCTGTTCCTGCATGGCGAACTCGATCGGAAGCTATATCAGGAGGTCAACAAAGTGCTGGAGGCCAACGGCGGCAAATGGAACCGCTCCGCTCGCGCCCATGTCTTCAGCGAACCGGCGGCCGAGGCGATCGAGCAGGTTCTGCTGACGGGCGAGTTTCAGAATATCAAGCAAGACCTTGGCCAGTTCGACACGCCCGATTTAGTCGCCGGTCGCGTGGCTGAACTTGCTGAGGTGCGCGAAAATATGACCGTCCTGGAGCCGAGCGCGGGGATTGGCAACCTCGTCGCCGCCATTCTCAAACGCCTGCCGGAGCCGGCGAGGATCATCATTCGCGCCAACGAGATCGATGAGAAACGCTGCCGCCAGCTTTCGGAACGCTTCGACATCGTGTCCGGCGTGCGCTGTGGCCGTGTCGACTTCATGAAGGTCGACCCGGCTGCTGTCTCGCCCTACGATCGGGTGCTGATGAACCCGCCGTTCGCCAAACAGGCCGATATCGCCCACGTCATGCATGCCAGCCGCTTTGTGAAGCCGGGCGGCCGGCTTGTCTCGATCATGTCGGCGAGCGTCACCTTCCGCTCCGACGCCAGGACGAAGGCATTCCGCGAATTCGTTGACGCCAACGAAGGCGTAATTGAGCGCCTGCCGGAAGGCGCCTTCAAGGAATCCGGCACCGCCGTGAACGCGGTGATCGTTTCGGTCAACCTCTGAACTGCCGGGCTCTCGCCCTAACCTCGAAAGGAGAACCACCATGACCACCATTGGGAAACTGCTGCTCGCCATCCGCGCCCTGATCCGCCGGCCAGCCGCCCACAAATCTCTTGCGGAGTGGGCCGCCGAGATGGAAGCCGACAACGTCAAGCATACCGAGGAGCGCGCCGCCGCTCAGCGCGCTGGCCTGAACGAGGCGCAGGCCAATATATCGAAATTGCCGCCGATATGTGCGGCCTATCTGATCGCCGACATGTCGCCAATCATGATCAAGGCCGGCGAAATCGGCTACTATCCCGCGCCGCACAAGCTGGACGTTCGCATCTGGAACGAACGGCGCGGCATCGAACCCTGGCACGTCAACGCCATGATGGCCGGCAGCGCCTTCGGCTGGGAGATTCCGGCCGCCGACTGCGACGAGCCGTCCAACCGGCGCTGCGACCCATACAAGGGCACACCTTGGGAGAAAGGGGCTGTTGCAGCATGATCGCTCTCGGTCCTCTCGTCGTTCTCATCATCATCGGCGCCGTCGTCGCGATCGGCTTGATCCCGGCGCGGCCGGAAGACCATCTCCTCGACTTCCGGGCCAAATGCCGCAAGGATGGCCTGACCTTCCAGGAGACCGAGGCAGCGCTCGGCGCCAGGATCGCCTTCGTCAGCCTCCGCCGGCGCGCCTCGAACCTATGCGTCGACGCCGGCGGCCACGTCACTCGGGACCAGATCAACGAGATCGCCAGGCATCTGGCGATCGGTCTGGCGGCCTCGCACGGCCAGGATGCCGCGAAACGGTTCATCGCCTGGGTGGAATCCTGCCCCGACGAGGAGATCCTCTATGACGACGCCCGCGGCCGCCGTCACCACAGGATTTCGGGCGAGCTCGCCCGGAAGGGACTGCACGCCAACAAAAAGGCTGCTATGCACGAGGACTTCAAGCACGCTCTGAAGGTCATCAAGCGGTAGAATTGCAATCGGGCTCTCGCCCTCACCCGTGGAGGTCACATGGACGGAGTTACAAAGATGCCGGCACGATTCGTCTTCCGACGCTGGAACGCCGACGATTTCGCGGCAGCGCTGAAAGCGGCCGGCTTATCGAGAAACGACTTCATGTTCATGACCGGCCGCCATTCGGATGGCGTCGCGAAGTACCTCGATCCGAACGACAGCAGCTCGCCGACGCTGGCGGAGATGATCCTGGTCGAGCTGGCCGGCCGGAGCCCAGAGCGGCGCGCCGAGATCATGCAACTGGCCGACGAGAAGATGATCGACATGGGCAACCGGAAGGATCGCCGATGAGCGACTTCAAGGACTGGATGGCGCGCACCGGGCTGACCCCGAAGACCGTGCAGGAGCATTTCGGGGTCTCCCACAACGTGACTTGGACGCTCGGCAAGGAAGACGCCGAGCTCGATCTGCGGACACGGCTGGCTATGTCGGCCGTCGCCGCCGGCCTCCAACCCTGGGCGCCGGAGAATGCCCACGAGCCGGAAGCGGTCCGCCCTGTGCTCGATGCTGTCCGGAAGGCGCTGGCGCCGCCGGAATAAAAACGGCGATGTTACCGGATAATTACCCCGCCCCCTTGGGCTAACCGAAAGGAGATTTTCAGATGACGACGAAGCCATCCCTCGAGTCTATCGCCGCCGCCGACTTGGCGCAGCTGCAATATCTGATTGACCATACCCCTGGTCTCTACCGTCACGTCTTCAGCTATCCCTGCCCCGTCGGCGAGGAGAGCCTTGACGAGCTGCGGCAAGTCGTGGCGGAGTTCTTTTACCATCAGCAGCAGGCGGCGTGATGAAAGAAATATCGTTGATTTACAAGAACGCTATCGGGCCGGGCCTTGATCAGTTCATCGGGCTTGAAACCACCGACGCGCAAGCGCTCGAAATAGCGAGACACGAGTTCGTAAGACGCGGCGACATCGTTTACCGCAAGGTGCGCGAGACGGACAAGAGTATCCTCTATGAGAGCGTCGACGCGGTCGATGTCACCCTGATCCAGGCCTAGATCAGCCACTTCCTCACGGACGGATAGATCTCCTCCCCCAGTCGACGGCCGATCGCTGCGAAGAAGCCCCACAGGAAGGCTAAGCAGCAGATCATAACTACAGCGGAAAAGAAAACCCCCATCACCGCGCCTCCCTTTGTGCCTTGCCAAACATCTGCCTGGCTTGCCTCGACACCGACAGCGCGTCGTCGAAGTCCATCGCGTCGACATCCTTGAGATTGTAGCCCCAGCGGTCCGCGAAGGTGTCCTTGGCCATCAGGCCCTGGAAGACCGCGACGACGTCGAGCGCCCGCCGGATCGCTTCATACAGAAACGCCTTGCCGGTCCTGCTCGGGATATCCCGCCACGGGAATTCGTCGCGATCGACGACCCCCTCGATCAGCAGGTAATCGCGCTCCGGCATCATCTTCTTGATGGCGCCGAGCGCTGAAATGCACTCCAGCCTGTGCGCCGGAATCGCCAGCCCGACGCCGCCGCCGGCGACTTCCCTTTCGAAGTCCACCGAGCTCATGCCGCCGACGCGGCAGCCGTCGATATAGCTGCGCAGCGCAAGCCCCGCCTCCTTGCGACGGTCCTTGCTGGCCAGGCTCTTCGCCTGCTTCGCGTCGACGGATTTCTCCTCGCCGTCGGACAGGAGAAGCATCTGGTAGAGGTGCTCCAGCGCGGATCCGTCGACCCCGCGCTTCCAGGCCCCGCCGAGTTCCTTGTCGCGCTGCTTCTGCGCCTCGATAGCCGCTTGGCGAGCCGCTTCCTTGCGGCGCCGGATCGCTTCCTTGCGACCGGCGCGCGTCCTGAGATTGGGCTCCGGCGGCGGCGCGGCCGGCTGCGCCCGGTTCGCCAGTGGCGACATCGGAATCTCGACCGCGGCAAAATGGTAGTCCTTCAACACGTAGCCGCCATCTGGTCGATGATCCTGGCGGATCGCAGCGAGCTCATCGAGAATGTTCTGCCGCTCCTCGAGCATCAGGAAATCGCGCGGCTTCACCATGCACCGGTTGACGATGCCGCGGATCGACCCGCCGGTGCGGCCGCTGGCCGCCGCGATGCGTGCCGTCGTCCAGCCCGCCACCCAGAGCACGCATACCACGAACGTCTTCGGTCCGAGCTCCTGCTGGAAATAATTGTCCAGCCGCACCCTGGGATGATCGCGCCGCTCTTCGATTTCGACTTGCATTGTTGCCCCCTTCACCGCTCAATTTCTTTCAGGATTCCGCGGCGTCCCTCGAACCAGAAATCCCGCATCTCGCCGTCATCGCCGCGCCGGCGTTTGCGGCAGTAGACCTCGATCCGACCCTTGTGCTTGGTCATCTCCTCGGCCCACTCCTTGCCCTCGCTGGTATCCATGTTCTGTGGCTTCTGGCTCTTCAGCCATCGGTCACGCCGAAACAGCGCCAGCGCCCAATCGGCATCCTGTTCGATGCTGGAGCCGCCGTCGAAGTCGTTGAGCTGCGGCGGCGGATCATCCCGGCGTTGCGATGCCCTGGTGACCTGGCTCAGCGCGATCACCGCGGCGTCCAATTCCTTTGCCAGCCACTTCATCCCACCGGTGACCACCTCCACGCGTTCGAACCGATCGCGCGTCTTCTGGAAGGTGCGGACCAGGCGGATGTGGTCGGCCACAATGCAGATAAGGCCCTTGGACCGCTTCATCTGGATGGCGCGATCCCGCATCTGCTCGACGGCGAGCTGCGGACGATCGTCGATGTAGACGCGGGACGTTTGCAAACGCTCCGTCGCGGCCCGGAGCTCCTCCATGGCATCAAAATCGTAGGCGCCGGCCTCGATGTCGGCGACGGAAACATTGGTCTGCGCGGCGAGCGCGCGCCGCGCCATGTCCTCATCCTTCATCTCAAGCTGGAAATAGAGGACCGGCCCATATTGCGACGCGCGCTCGGCCAGCTGGGCACCGAGGACCGTCTTGCCGTCGCCCGGCCGGGCGCCGATGAAACCGAGATCGCCGCCATGGATGCGCCCCAGGATTTCGTCCAGCGACGGCAACCCGGTGTCGAAGCCAGGGATGATCCCGGAGGATTTCGCCTTGCTCGACATCGACATCGTCTTCTTGGCGATCTCGCCAAGCGACTTCAGCGGCTCCGACTGGCTGTTGACGCTGATATCCTTCATGCGGATTTCCATGTCGGCCAGCAGGTCGGTCGAGATCGTGCCAGGCTTCTTCGCCTCCTTCAGCCCGTGCTCGAGCGTGGCAATCAGTTTCCGGTGCCGCCACAGATCGACGACGACTTCGACCTGGTCGAGCGCGGATTCATTGTTTTCCGCGTCGCGCAGCAGCGCGGTCAGCAGCGACGATGTCGACTTGCCGTCGTCGTCATATTCCGGCCCGATGCGCGATTCGATCAGCGCCAGCGACATGCGCTTGCCTTCGGTGAAGATGTCGCGGATCGCCTGGTAGACCTTCTGGTGGATCGGCCGGACGAAATGCTGCGCCTGCAGGACATCAGCGACGCTCCAGAAGCTGCTTTCGCTTTGCAGCACCTTGCCGAGGATCATCTGCTCCGCCGCGATGTTTTCGAGCTGGTTATTGTTTCGCGACATCGAATTCCTTTCCTGCCATGCGGGCTTCGAACCTCTTCTTGGTGATCAGCAGATCGAGCGAGTCGCCGTCACGGGTCATTTCGTTGATGGTCATTGCGATGCCGGCGCTCGCCATTCGCTCTTGAAGCGCACGCTGGTGCGAGATGCCCGGCGGCTCCATGATCTTGCCGGATGGGGTCAGGACAGCCTTGTCGCCGTCCGGCCAGCCGGTGATCCGCTCCACCTCCAGCGGCGGCTCGAAGGAAGAGACCCCGCCGGTGGAGAGCATCGACCAAACCGGATAGCGGTAGGATTCGAGCTCCCAGGCGCCAAGGGCGCTCTCCAGGCCTTCGGCGGCACCGATATGCGCGTTGATGCCGCCGATGCGCACGGCGCCGCCGCCGGCCGGCCCGAGGCCCACTTTGGCCTCATCCACCAGGTCGTTTTTGCGCGGCTCCGTCGGATGGAGAAAAATTTGCCAGACCGCGATGGTCTCGCCAAAGGCGTCCTGGACCCGAGCGATCAGGCAGGGAAAGCGGCGGCCTTCCTTGATCTTGACCCCATTTTCCCATTCGGCTTCACGCTCGTATTCGTGATCCGGAATGAAACCGAGTATGCCGTCAGGATCCCACGGCCATTCCGAAACCGGCGCGATGCCGCGCCCCTCGACGAGATAGCGCTCCGCCAGCGTTCCCTTGATGGACACCATCTGCTCGCAGATCGCCTTGGCGGTCTGTGCGCGGTATTGGCGCTTGCGCTCCTTCTTCTCTTCCTCCTTGCGCTGGCGCTCCTCGCGCTCGCGCCGTTCCTTCTCCTGGCGCTGCTCGCGCGCCGCCTTCTCAGCCGGCGTCTCTTGCCGTTGCTCCTGGATGCCGAGATGCTCGCGGGCGTAGCGGAATGCTTCGCGATTGTCGTCCTTCCCGTTTGGGATGCGATCTTTCTCCCCGAAGTAAAGCAGCTGTAGCCCCCAACCACCTACATTCTGAGAATGTCGATACCATTGACCGCGATTGGGCCCTTCGAGTTGAACCTGGAAAGAACTGGTGACCCTCTTGTTTTTTCCCTTTAGGCGTGGGGTCAAAAGCGCCTTATCACCTTGCACGACATAGTTCGGCCAGAACCGCTTGATGATCGATTCGACGTCGGCGTTGAGCCGATCGCAGATTTCCTGGGTATCGTCGTGGTAGCGGGGCATCTAAGCCGGCACGCCCAGCTGCTTGTCGAGGAAATCGAACAGAACGTTCCCGAGCACGGTATAGGTCTCGTTGCGCTGCTGTTTCGCCGTGATCGTGGCCTTCTCCAGCTGCTTGGCGAAGTCGAACTTTTTCATCGCCTTGTGTAGGTTCTCCTCCGACTCCTTCCAGGACGGCTCCACCTCGAGGACGTGGCAGAGAGCCTTGATGGTGGGCTCGCGCAAGTGGCCGACCTCGCCGCGGCGCGTCTGCGTGATGCACCGTAAGGCCGCTGTCAGGTGTTGGGCTCCATAGACCCTGAGGCACCGCTGCAGCGCGCCGATCGCCAGCGTTTCGTTCGGCTTCATGTTGATCGCGGCGACGGGGTATTTGCAGATGGTCACTTCGGCCGCCGCGCACGCATCGCGCAGCGCAACCGCTTCCGGCGTGCCGGCGGCGACTTCCGCTGCGAAGATGGCGAGCCCATGGATCTTGGTGACGGCGCCGTTGATGGCGGCGAAGGCCTTGGCCTGTTTGCTGAGGTCGGCCTGGATGATGAGACATGGCACCGCCTCGATGCCGCGCAGCGCGGCGCCGAGCGTCCGATGCTGGCCGTCGACGATGGCGTAGAGATCGCCCTCAATCTCGGCGACAACGACGATGCCGAACAGCGACCAGTCGAATTCGCGGGCGATCTTGCCGATGTTCCTGGCACCGTTGCGCAGCACCTCACGCTGATAAGCGGGGTCGATGCGGAGCTTGCTGATGGGAATCCAGTCCAGACGTGGCGCGACCCCGAGATTTTCGCTGATCGGCGTTCCCATGAAGGCAAGGTATTCTGCGGGATCGATGTGCTTCATCTGATCTTCCTTGGTTTGGGTCGTCTCTTGGGGTTGGCGCAACTGACAAGCGCGTAGCGGGTCAGCGACGGCCGGCCGGTGATCTCGGCGTGCCGGGCAAGAGCGAAGAAAACGCTGGTGTGGTCGCGGCCGAACCATTCGCCGATCTTCTTCGCGCTGGCGCGGCGGCGGATGTGCTTGACGCGGTAGATCGCGGCATAGCGGGCGAGGCAGACCTCGGCGCGGCGACAGGCGCCGAGCACGCGGACCATGGGGACGCCGTACTCAATGCAGGTCTCCCGCACGATCTGGCGCACCCATTCCGGGATGCCGCGCTGCTTGATCATCGCGTGCAAGGTGGTGGCGACGCGCTTCGGCCTGCTCTTCTCGGCGACGCGCTTCATGGCACCTTCTCCAGGAACTGCATCGCCAGCTGCTTGATGCGGGATTCGTCGGTGTGGGCTTTGGCCGGAGCCGACCCGGGATCCTTGATGCCGCGCGCCTGGTCCTTCTTGATCGCGTTCACCGCCATGATCGTGGGATCGGACCCGTAGAGCACATAGGGGATGTAGGCGGTGATTTCGGGCTGCGTCTGCCCCGGGCGATCGACGCGGCCGTAGAGCTGTTCGAGCACCTCGGGCGCCCAGTCGAGCTCGCCCGCGACGACCGTCCAGCAAACGTTTTGCAAACCGTCGAGCCCGGTGCCGGAACGCACCGAGATGATCAGCGGGTTGCAGTCGCCATCGACGAAGGCACGCTCGGCTTTCTCCTTCTGCTTGGCGTTCTCGCTGCCGGTGTACAGCATCGGCTTGTAGGCCTTGAACTCCTCGAGCCAGACGGAATAGACCTCGCGATGCCAGCCGCCGAGGATCACCTTCAGGCCAGAATCCATCAGCATCTTTACCAGCGCCGCAACGCCCTTGGCCTTGGCAAGACCGGTCTGGAGTCGGGCGAAAGCGTCGAGCTCGCGCGCCGCCTGGCCGGCCTCAACGAAGCTGCCGCTGACCACCTTCATCGCAAGCGCTCGGGCGAGCTGCTCGGCGTCCGCAGCGACCTCCTCATCGAAGTCGACCTCGATCGGGATGCGGTTGATCGGCCGGCCTTGGCGTAGGCGACGCAGGAAGACTCGAGCTTCCCGAAGGTAGGAGCCGAGAGCGTCCGGATCATTGACGACCCACTTCCCGCGCTGGATCGAGCACCACTCGCAGGTGAACTCTTCCCAGCTGCCCAGAACGTCGGGGTCGATGTACAGCATGATGTTCCAGATTTCGGAGCCGTAGCCAAAGATCGGCGTCGCCGAAAGCCCGAGCCTCAGCTCGGCGTTGTCGGAAAAGACCTTCGCCGCGGCGCCCTTGCGCGTGTGAGCGCCGGTTCGAAGATCCTGGATTTCGTCGAAGACGACCGCCTTGAAAAGACCGGTCGCCGCGATATCCGTCCATCCGTGGATGTTGGTGTAGCGGAAGATGTAGAGGTTCGCCGGCGGCAGATCATAGGGTCTGGTGCCGTCGATGATGTGCGCGCCCATGAAGGTCAGCTTGGCGATGAACTTCTTCACCCACTGGTCTGCCAGGTGCGCCGGCACGACGATGGCGGCTGGCAGGTACGGCGTGCCCATGAGCGAACCCAGCGCCGTGACCGTCTTGCCCAAGCCGACGTCATCGCCCAGCAGCAGCCGCTTGACGGCGTGCAGAAGATCGCGGGCCTGCTTCTGCATGTCGTAGAGATCGTATCCTGACCGGAAACCGAACAGCTGCGTGGTCGACTTGAAGGTCGGCAGCATGATCTCCTCGGCGCGCGCCCGCGCTTGTTCGAAGAGGCTGCGCTTGCCTTCCAGGAGCGCGCGATCCTTCTCCTCCATCGCGAGCGGATAGCGGTTCATGAACCAGGACAGGTCCGCGCTCATCTCGTCGGTGAACGGCAGATCGAACACCTTGGTCTGGTGCTTGGGGATCTTCCTGAAAACGTCTTTCAGGCGAATGGCGACATGCGGCGGCAGATCGCTGAGTATCCAACGATTGCCTTGCAGCTCGAGGCGCCCGTACGCAGCCGTCATCTACATCAACAACGGCTGGATAGAGCCGTCCCCGAAAATCTGATCCATCGGCGTATCGGCTGTTGGCTCGTCACCATCCCAGCCGTTGGGCCATGTCTTGAGCGCGATCAGTTCGCGGATGCGCGCTTCTTCCTCGGCGTTGAGGATGTCAATTTCCGGTCTGCCGAGTGTCCGCGCCGCCTCATTGACCTCCGCCTGGATCGACAGCACGCGATCGAGAGCCATCAGGCGGGCGTCGAACGTCAATGGCCCCATCCGCTGCTTGTTCTTTGCGGTCGCAATGTCACCATTGCTGTCGAGACCTGTCTTCTTCAGGCGATGGCGCGGTTCCCGGAGTTCGCGATAGAGCGGTTTCAAGCCGAGCAGCGGCGAGATATAGGACCAGGAAGGGACACGGATGACGGTCGAGAGACCGAGATCTTTCGCTGCCAGCGGGCACCCGTTGCAGCCGGTGCGGGCGTTGATCTCCTGAGCCTCATCACCGCCATAGGCATCGACCACTGCCGAGGTTTCCCACGCACCGTATTCCTTCATGCGCGCATAGACCTTCAGCCAGTCGAAGACATTGCAGACGCGCCAGTGAAGGATCGGTGCAAGCGTGGCGATCCGGCCGCGGATGCCCTTGGCCTCTGGGACGACTTGCTGATACCAACCCTGCCCGCATTCGGCTCCGTCCTTGCCGCATGACATGGCAATACGGCCGTCGCGGATGGCGCTCTCGCCTTGGCGGACTCCGGTGATCATCAGGACCGAGCCGTCGAGTTCGTCGATGCGACGCTGCAGCGCCGCGGTCATCGGATCGACCTTGATTTGCCGTGTGCACCAGCGGAACGTGTTGTTGTTCGGCGGCGGAACACCGCGTCCGATCATGTAGACCAAGAATCGCTGGTCCATCGGGGCGCAGACGACTTCGCAGTAGATGCCGCGGGCCCGAAGCCGATCTAGAAGTCGCGCCGCGGCGATCGCCAACGGCGGCAACTCCATGCGCGTATCGGCATAGAGCACGGTGATTGTCTTCGGCGCCTGAAGCCGGCCCGCATCGATCAAGTGGATGATCACGGTCAACGTGGCGGTGCTGTCTTTCCCGCCGGAGAAAGCGAAAACCCAATGATCGTGCTGCGACCCATAGGCTTGCATGGACTGTAGAGTCAGCTGGACCGCCTCGTCGTAGACGAGCCGCTTCGATCCATCGAACAGTGTCGGCTGCCTCATAGCCAAGCCTTCGCCAGATTGAGGAAATAGACCGGCTTCCCATTGAGCGCCGGCGGGAAGCCCATGGGCACATTGCTGATCAGCACAAGCTCTTTCAGAACCTCATGTTCGGCGTAGCGCTCCATCTGGTGATAGATCGACCTCTTGCTTCCCTTTATCTTCACTTCGACGCCGACGTCGCCGAGCCTAAAGTCAATGACGTCCCGTTCACTCAGCCGATGCTCTCGGCCATAGTCCATGCCGGCATCGTTGAACTCCCGGGCGATCGCCGCCTGCAGTTCCTTCTCATCTGTCAGTGGAAACCGACAGCGGCAAAGCACAGTCATGATGTCGAGAGCGCTCAACCAGCCAAGCTCCAGTTCAGTGCCTGAGAAACGCGATGGACTTGTTCGAACTCCAGCACAAGCCGCACGTCGCGCAAGCCAGTGTGCGCCCGGTCTGCTGTGGACAAACTATGAACCCTGGCGTCGCCTGCTCCGGCAGTTCGACGACTTCAGAAGCCATCTTCTCCATGAGCGCGCCGGAAAATCTCATCCACCACCTGGTGGGAAAGTCGCGGCGGAGCTTGGCCACCGCCCGCGTGATCGGCTCCTCCGGGTCGATGCGCGCGGTGAAGCCGAAGACGTGCAGCGCGGGGCAAGTCTCCATCAGCGCGCGCCAGGTCAGCACGTAATCGACGCTGTAGAAATCGCCGAGGATATGCAGGCGGACCGCGAATCCTGATGGATAGCGGTTTTGCAAGGCAACGACTTCGTGAACGAGGAAGTGCTCGAGCTCGGGGCCATGCTGCCAGCGCTCGCCCAAGTGGACGTTGTTCCCATAGCAGGAGCGCCAGGAGCCACAGGAGCGCGGGCATGTCTTCCTCTCCTCCAGGGTCAGCATGAAGATCGGGAAACCCTTCCACCGTCCCTTCGTCACCACCTTGCCGATCTTCGGGTTGTGGTGGCCCGATTTCAGAATCCCGCCGGCCGCCGCTGGATCCTTCACGGTCGACGTGTATACGGTCCGTCCCTCGATGATCGCGGGATGGTCGACCGCCGGCAGATAGCCGCGGCCGCCCTTCCCTCCCCGATGCGGATGGCGAACGATCGTGCCGTCAGTCATCGTAACCGCCGATCAGCTTGAGGTGCGGCGCGCTCTTCGGATGGTGGACATCAGGGACGCGCTCGGTGGCGCCTGGATGCATGTCGACGAGGAAGTCGGCGGCGCGCCAATCACCCAGGGCGAGATGATAGGCGTGCAGGTTCCGGAATTCGTCGGAGAGCATCCGGCGGAGCGCCGACCATGCCCCAGTCTCTTTCAGCTTGCGGACGCGCTTGTCCGCGGCGCCTTCCGGACGTTTGAGATCGAAGACGCCGACGTGATCGCCGACGCCGGGATAGTATTTGGCGAGGATGATATCCTCATCGAGCGTCCAGCGCTTACTCATGGGGGATGTTTCCCCTGTCGTCGACAGAGAGGGCGATGGCGACCTGCCTCACCCAGATCGGTTGGCTGGAAAGCATAAAAGTCTGCCCGGTCATCGCCAGCAGCAGCGTCGTTGCCATGACGCTGGCGATCTCGGCCGCGGCATCCGGAGGAACCGCGTTGCCGATCCGCTCGCGCCAGGCTGAATCGGAGTTGCCGTCCAGCTTGAAGTCCGCGACCTCGTCCGGGTCGACCAGACTTTGCAGCGCGGCCAGTTCGAGGGTTGTGAACGGCCGATGCCAAGTGTTGTCGAGCGCGCGGATCACCGCCACGAGACGGTCTTCCGGCTTCGGGAGTTGGATCAGCGGCTCGGCCGTTGTTTCGCGCGGGTCGGCGACTGACCAGTGGCCGCGATCGTACTTGGCATAGCCGGGCACGGCGTAGCCGGTTCCCTCCCACGGCACGACGCCGTAGTGACCGCCGGTCTGGTAGTGATCACGCTTCGCGTTGAGCCCGACCGGACGAGGATCGGCGACTGAGAAGGCGCCGTTCGATGGCATTGTCTCGCCTTGAACGGTTCCGGTCGTATCATCGTACCCGTTGACGCCGTATGCGCCATTGCGCAGGTCTTCGATTGGGCGAGGGTCGGCTACGCTCAGAGCGCCGCCGGCGACATGCTTCGCGCCGGAGATGACCTTGGCAGAATCCTCCCAATCGGTGACGGCGAGGATGTTCTGGTGTGCGTTCTCACCGTAACCGGGCCTCGGATCAGCGACGGCGCCGCCGCCCGACAGGATCCTGGCACCCGAGACGACATTCGCCGGCTCCTCCCAGCCCTTGACGTGAAGCTTGCTGCCGTGAGCATTCTCGCCCCAATTCAACGACGGGTCGGCGACAGCATACGCGCCGTTGCCCGTGGTCGATGCGGCTATGACAGCGCCCGACGATTCCTGCATCTCGGTGACGCGATATTTCGTCTGCTTGTAGTCGTCGCGCTGCGAGGGACGCGGATCGGCGACGGCCAGACCGCCGGCCGGGCCGCCAGGACCGGCAACCGCCGGCGCCGAGCCAGCCCATGGCACAATCCGAAACGTGTTGTTGAAACGTGGCTTTCCCTGCATGCGCGGATCGGAGACCGCATACGGTCCCGTGCCCACCGAGACATCGCCTTTCACACAGGCCGCGGTCTGCTCCCATTTGCGAACGCCCAGCTGTACCGACTTCTCGTGGCCGTCGATTCGAGGGTCAGCGACGGAGAAGCGCCCCTGCTGTGGCGACCGCTGGCCGCGAACGAGCGATGCCGGCTCCTCCCATTTGCCGACGCCGAGAAGTCCCGTCCGATCGTCGGGGAAATTCTCTGGGTTCGGGTCGGCAACAGCAAAGGCGCCGTTCGTCGGCGTGGATCGACCGGCGACGACGCCGCTCGGATCCTCCCAGCGGTTGACCCCAAGCACGCCATGGTGCCAGTCGACATCCGGCAAGATGCCGAAATCCCGCAGCATGCCGTTTTCGACCGCCAGTTTGTTGAGCGATCGCCAGTCGGAACCGGCTTCGACGAAGGCGAGGCGCACCCAGGTCTTCCATTGCAGCGCTGGCATCCGGTGCATCGGGCCGCCGGCTGGATCGCCCGGCCGCGGCAGCTTGCCTATGACCTCGCCGACGCCGCGCAGCCGGCGCTGTTCCGGCTCATATAGGAACGGCGGCACCTTCGCTTCATGCCGCGCGACCATCAGGAAGCGCTTGCGGCTTTGGCCGAGGCCACCGATGACGCCGCAGTCGTGCGCGGTTTCACGGACCGCATATCCGTAGGAGCGAAGGAGCGCGATGATCTGGTCGAGCAGCTTGCGGCCGCGCTTCATGATCCGCGGCACATTCTCGAAGATGATGAGCTCGGGCGGGTCGTCCTTCCAGGTTTCGAGCATCAGCCAGACGCCACGCAGCGTGAGCGCATTCAGCGCCTGGTATTTGTCGGTGATGCTGGATGCTTCGGGCAGAAGGCCGGAGAAGCCCTTGCATGGCGCCGAGAGGAAGACCGCATTCGGCCGTTCGCCATGTGCGGCCCGACGGATGTCGTCGATCGTGCATTCCCGCCAGCCCGCCGGCGGCTCGCGACCCCAGAAGGCTCGATACTGTTCGCGGCTGAAGAGATCGATGACGGTGCCCGGCACGCCGACGGCGCGCGTGAAATCCCGGATGCCGGCCGGATCGCTGTCGACCCCGCCGATGCAGCGCCACTTGCCTTTCAGATTGCCGACGCGGGCAGTGCCCTTGTTGAAGCCCTTGCCGCCGCCGCCGAGGCCGCAGAAGAAATGGAAATGCGTGAACTCGACCTCGGCCGCCGCCCCGGATGCAATCATTTTCGCTTCGGCCCTCCGCTCTTGTTCATCGAAAACCCCGGCGAGTTGATGATGCAGTAGTGGTCGAGATGCCGCTCCGCGTCCGTCAGAAGACGCATCTCACGCGGATTCAGAACCATCACCCTCTCATCGTCCGGCAGCGTCTTTGCTTGCGCGATGACGCCGTTCAGAAATTCCAGAATGCGGGTGATCGAGAATTCAGTTACCTCGACGCCCACACCGCGATTCTTGTGCGTCTCCAGATATCGAGTAACCGCCCAGAGCGTTCGGGCGCCCTCGATGCCGAGATGCACTTCCACTTTCCAGGCCGCGACGTGTCCGCGCGGCTTATTCCGATCGAGAATTCCTCTCAGAAAATCTCGTGCCGACGTCGCGTCGATGTCGGCCAGTCTCATTCCAGTTCCTCATCGCCTGCGCCGCGGCAGCCCTAGATGCGCCTTGCGCGCGTGGTACTTGCAATATGGCGGAATCCCGCCCGTGGCGGCGCCGCAGAAATAGAAATCGCTGTGCTGCGGATCGCCGATCGGCCAGCGGCATGTCTTATCCGTCAACTCTGGCATCGAAAGCTTCAGTGGCTCCGGCTCAGGCAGATCGACCACCGTTTCGGGTCGATCATCCTTCTCGAAGAGCGGGTCGTCATCATCCTCGATGACGGCCTTCCTTCTTGCCTTTGGCGGTTCCGGCTGTTTCGCCGGCAGCCGCGGATTGATCGGCTTCTCCTTTGCCTTCTTGGCGGGCCGCGGTGCGGGCTCGGCGTTGCCGATGAGGCGAGGCAACGTGATCTTGCTCCGCAGCGGCACCTTTGCGCGCTCGGCGAGCCCGATGATGGCATTCCTGGTGCAGCCGCCAATCTCGGCGGCGATCTGGCTGGCGCTGAGCCCATCCTTGACCCCTTGCTGGATGCGCTTGATCCGCTCCTCTCGCGAAATCTTATCCCACATTGTCGCGCACCGTGGGCGGCAGCTTGAAGAGACCGTTGGCCGCCGGCGTATAGGGGTTGATCTGCTTGTTGAGTGTCCAGACGATCCCCGCGGCCTCAGCGGCGTCGGCGCTGGAAATGCTGATGCCGAGACGCGCGCACATCGCCTTCGATTCCTTCTTGGCGTCGCTTGGCCTGCCGTTGCCGAGAAAGTCCTTTCTCCACGTCGCCTGGTGGATGAAACGGACCGGGATGTTGAAGCGTGCGCACATCGCGCATGCGATCATCGACATGCCGTAGATGCGGTAAACCGCGGAAAGACTGGCGCCCTTTTCGGTAGTCTTGATCAGCGATTTGCCTGCCCACGTTGAGGAAGTGTTCGACGGCAGCGGCGCCTCGATGGCGACCATCTCCACTCGGCTGTCCATCAACCAAACGCGGACGAAATCTTCAAAGAGCCGTCCGATCTTTGCCTCATGCTCGGCGTCGAGCGCCTTCTCGTCCTCCAGGATGTTTCTCTTCCTGGTCGGCCCTTTGAAGGTCTGCGTGGTGATGACGCCGTCATCGTCCATTACCGCAGCCCCGGTCGTCGTCGCGATGTCTAGGGCGCCAATCTTCATGCAGGTGCCCCCGGCCCGAAGATGGCGCGCAGCCGCGCATAGCGGGTCACGTCCTCGGCAATCCAACCGGTTCGCCGGTGGTAATTGATCTCGCCACTGAGCACGCTGATGCGCTGCTCGTCGGTCATCTCTTCGCCAGGACAATCCGTGGGAAGCTCGCCCTCGATGCCGGCGCAGCGCGTACAGATCGCGGCGCCCCAACTGCAGATCGCGCAGCGCTCCATGCTGCAGTTGCAGCGTCGATAGAGATGTTTTGGAAAGATGATCATGCGTTCCTCGAAACCGGAGCGGTTCACATCGGACCCGCTCCGGCAGTTCCTGGTCTCAGCATCTCAGGCGGTGGCTGCTTCTGCGGTCTTTTGTGCCTCGATGTCGGTGTCGTCCGGCCACTTCTCGTCGCCAGCCACATCGGCGGCCCCAGCGCCAGCAGTCTGGCCGGAAGCGGCCTCGTCGAAGACGTCCGGTTTATCGGACTGGTCCTTGCCCTCCTCGCGGAGCAACTCCGGCGCGCCCGGATCGGCCGGCTTCTGCTTGAAGCCGGCGGCAAGGATTGCCTGGCCTTCGTGCCAACCTTCGATCCATTTATCGAAGGCTTCGGTTCCAGGGGCATGCGGAGGCTTGCAATCCTCGCCCTTCATGCCGGCGCGCTTGCCGTCTTCAAAGGCCTTCTCGGCAATCGGCCGGCGATCGAGATCGAACTCGCCCTGCGAACCGACGGGAAGCCCCGCCCAGCGCGCGACGCGAAGCTCGCGCTCGCGACGGGCCTTGAATTCCTTCTCGCCTTCGGGTGTTTCGAGCTCCTCGAGCAGCTTGATCTCCTTCAGGCCGTGCTCGCCGAGCTCGGTCTTGATAAGGCGATCATGGTTCATGCGGTTGGCCTTCGCCGTCTTCTCCTCGGCGACGAGCTTGGCGCGCTTCTGTGCAAGTTGCCTGGTCAGCGCCTGCAGCTGGTCGTCGCTGATGGCTTCCACCGTCCGGTTGTCGCCGGGCCGGCCGCCAGGCGGCGCCACCGGCGCCAGCTTAGGCTTATTCTTCGAGCCTTTCGGGCGTGCCAAAGTCAGATCCTCCCCTTGAGCTCGGCGGCCGGCTTGAACTTCAGCGCGCGGCCGGCGGGGATGTCGACCGGCGCGCCCGTCGCGGGATTGCGGCCCTTGCGCGCCGCCGTCGCCTTGACGCTGAAGATGCCGAAGCCGCCGAGGTGGACGCGATCGCCGCCGGCAAGCTTCTCGCCGATGATGTCGAGGGCTGCGTCCACCGCGCGCAATGCGTCGGACTTGGGCATCTGGATCTTCTCGGCGACGGCCGCCGCGATATCCGATTTCGTTGTCATTTCACCTTTCCTTCCGTTTTGCCGCTCATGCGGCGGTTGACGCCGGTTTGGCGTTCAGGAGTCCCGTCTGGTTTCCCCATGAAACCCAGCCGGGCCGATCCGCTCTCGAGAAAAGCTCGACATAAGGACCGTCAAAGAGTGTCTCGATGCGCTCGTATTGTTCATCCGGTTTCTGGCTGTGGACGCGCCGCGGCTGCCGGATCGCGTCGAGAGGCATTGCCTCGATAAAATCTCGGACGCTGCGCACGCCGACGGGAACAACGGCCGGCCCGAGCATGTCGCTCTCGATGGGCTGACGCAGCTGCGGATCGCCCTTCATGCAAAGGACGCAGGGTTCCAGATTCTTGCGAGTGCCGTACCCGCCTCCGAAGGCGTACTTGCCGGTCTTGGGATTGTATTTCAGCCACTCCCAGCCGAGCCCGCCATAATCCAGGCCAAGAGCTCTGATCACCCGGGCCCATTCCATCATCAGCGGCCATGTGAACCAGATGAACACTGCACAGTCGTCTGCCATCAGTGCATCGATCGGGACCGAGCAAATCTCCTCGATCGAGAGACAGTCGTAATGCCGCTGCGGAGCCTTTCCCTGCCCTTTGTCGGACCAGTGCTCGAACTCCCACGGGAAGTCGATCAGCATGGTCTTGAAGCCGCCGGTGGGACGAATTTCGGCGAACTGCTTGGTAACGAGGGCGACGTCCAGGCTCATGCCGGCGTCTTTCGGATCATGACGACGTTGCCGCGTTGCCGCGCGATCCGGTAACCGTTTGAGGGACCGGCGTCCTCAATCTGACACAGGTTGAAGTAGAAGGAGGTGTAGGCGATGAGCCGGTTCAACCCCTTCGGGATGAATCCTGCTTCTGCCATTAGATTCTCAATGGTTTCCCATTGCCCCGCATGAGCTTCAAGCGCAAGAAAGAGGCGGTCCTTCGGGCTCAGCAGGCGATCTGGTATCGACATCATGCCGCGCACCGCTTCTTGTCCCGGCCCCGGCGATCGGGCAGCCGGCTTCGCTTGCCGGTGAGACGCGCCTGGAGATAACCGAAGGCATCCTTCTCGACTTGGCGGATGCGTTCCTTCGAAACGGCGAAATGGTCGCCGAGCTCCTCCAGCGTCGCCATGTCGTCGGAGAGCCATCGCGCTTGGATGATCACCTTCTGCCGATCGGAGAGATCGCGTATCGCGGCGCGCAACTTCTTCGACATCCGTTCGCCATCGATGGTTTGCTCGACAAACTCATCGGGGAGAGGATCTGTCGACGGCATCGCGTCGCCGAAGGTAATCCCACCGGCATCGTTCGTGTCGGCGATGGCGGCCACCGGCATGTCCAGAGAATAGGTCGGGTGGGCCAGCCGCTCCGCCATGCTCGCCACCTGCTGAGCGGTGACGCCGATGAGCTCGGCCACTCTTGCCGTGATCTGGTCGCGGTGCCACGCCGGATATTGAGCCTCGACGCGCCGGTAGACGCTGCGGCATTGGAAGAAGAGCCGTTTGCCCGCCACTGTCGAACTCGAACCGACGACGGAGAAGTTCCGGAAAATGAATTCCTGGATCGCGGAACGCACCCACCAGCTTGCGTATGTCCCGAAACGGATGCCCAACTCCGGATCGAATCTCCGGGCCGCCTGGAGCAGCCCGAGCTGACCTTCCTGTTTCAGGTCATCATCGGGGAGGCCGTAGTTGCGGTATCGGCGTGCCATGCCGCCGACAAGCGGGGTGTAAGCAAGGATCAGCTTATGGAGCGCTTTCTCATCATGATGGTCCCGCCAGCGCCGGGCGAGATCCATCTCGGCGTCGCGACCGAGCATCGGATGACGGCGACGGCCGTCGAACGGCACGTAGGGTGATGATGATTGCATTCCCCGTGCCTCTCCCAAAGCCACGGTGCGCGCCGCCGCCCGGCGCCGGCGATCAGATGTGGGATGCGAGCTGGGTACGGGCGCCGTCGAGCGCGCGGATCGTCTCGTTGACCTGGAAAAGTTCCGCCTTGTATTCGGCGAGACGGTCGTCTCGCAGCGTCTTCGCTGCAGAGACCGCCTTCTCAAAATCGGCGTTCGCCGACGCCATGTTCTGCTCGAGCCGTGAACCCTGACGGCGAAGACGGTCGATAGAATTGACCAATCCGTTCTTCGCGGCGGCGATAAGGGTCCTGGCCGTTGAAGCCGGCGCTGCCTTGTCCAATTCCTGGTCGGCCAGTGCCAACGAGATATCGTCAGCCACCTGGTCATGAGTTTCATCGGCTTCCTTCACGACGCGAATCTTGGCCTGCTGTGTAGCCATGGATTGGCCCTCCTGCTTTTGTGGGTTTGGGGTCGCCGGGATTGAGGCTCCCGGCCGGCCTACTCAGGCACGCCGCACTGCTACTGAACGGAGAGGAACGGCACCGAGGAACCGGGAATCATGCTGGTCGGCAGTGTGCCGTTCCACTTCTCCGCCTTGGTGAGTTCTACGAGCAAAGGATTGTTGGATAGCGCGGCGGCGCGCGCCTTGATGGCGTCGGCTTCGGCGGTGCCCTGCACCTGCGTCGCATAGGCTTTTGCGTCGGCCTCGGCCTTGACGGATTTCGCGCGGCCTTCCGCCTGAGTGACGGCGATGTCGGCCTTGATCTTCTCCTGCTGGAGCGTCTGCTCCTGCTTCTGGACCTCGACCTGGGCCGTCATCCGCGCCTCCACGGCCAGCATCTCGCCTCTTTCGTCGGACCGGCAGGTTCGCTTGGCAGAGCCGTCGGGGTTGGTCTCGCAGGTCCAGTAGACCACCTGCTGCTGGGTGCTTATTTTGACCACTGACTGGAACCACGGCGCTTTGAAATGGAGCCCCGGCCCCACCGTCTCGGTATAGGCGCCATTGGTGAGGAGGACGCCGCGCTGACCCTGGTCGATCGTAAACCACGATCCGAATGCGATGATGACGGCCACGAGGACGAGCAGCGCGGCGAATGCAACGGAAATGATCTGTCGGGAGCCCATGGGATGCCTTTCAGCTGGAGGGATAGCTTGAGTTTTCCGCGGTCAGTTTGCTGATAAGCTGCGCGACGTCGCCGACCGTGACGAGCTGGAACATCTGATCGTCGTTGATCTCGATAGAGAACTCTTCCTCGATCGCCATCACCACCCGGACGATATCGAGGCTGTCGGCGAGGAGGTCGTCTTCGAGTTTGGTCTCACCCGTGATCGTCACTTCCTGGTCGCCGAGCGTGTCGACCAGGATGCTTTTCAGCCTGGGATCGACTTCAGTTGCCATGGATTCCTTGAACCTTCGACGATCGATCGCGAGCATGACGCGCTCGTAGACCATTGACGCTACGCCCTTCATGAGCCGCCGCATGTTTCCCCCTAAGCCGAAGCCTTTCGGCGCGATATTTCGCGGCCGCGGCTTCCGGTTTTTCGCAAAACTCTTCGTATTTCATCATCAAGTTTACGAGGGTTTCCCCATCCACAAACTTCATGTCCTTCGACCGGTGCCAGATCCTCGCAGCCATTGACGGACGGATTCCGGCGCAATCGGCAGCATCATCTCTCGCCGACGCCCACGTATCGACACGCGGGCCCCGATGGAGCCACTTCGCCAATGATTCCAGCCAGAAGGATGCCTTCTCGGGGTAGGACATCCCTTCGGTGTCAGCCATGGCCCTCAATTTTGGCCCAGCAGAAACTGTGTCGGATTCGACAAAACTCGTGTCGGACATACTCAACTCCTTCGACTACAACTGGCCACATCGAAGAAGACAGAAAGGAAATCAGATGCTCTCGAGAAACGGACAAGCGAACGCCTGGCAGCAGCAGCCTGACCATTCCAGTGAGAGGATCCTTCATGTGTGTTCAAGGGCGGACACCCGCCCTGCCTGGCTGATCAAGGCGCAGAGCGGCCGCGTCGACGACCGCAACGTCCCGGTTCACCAGATTGCAGTTCATGCGATAGCCAACGCACGCATCGCAGGCAGCCAGATCGGCGCCACGACCCATGCCCGTCGCATGGAATAGTTCGGCGCTCACGAAGCGCCTCCAACGAGAAAGCGCGCGGCGGCCTGACGGCCCAAGCGCGTTTTTCGTCTCCAAGCCCAGAGCACGCTCATGCGCCGACCTCGGCGTCCGGTTCCTTGCCGTAGATATCCGGCCGCAGGAGATGGCGGGAGATGCCGGTGATCTGCTCGAGCACCAGCACGCGATCGGGCGGTGCCTTCTTCCACTGCGAAATGGCCTGGGATGTGATTTCGATGCCCTTATCGGCGAATGCTTTCGAGAGGTCGGTCGCTCCGCCGGCCTTCTGTTTCGCTGCGTCGAGGGCTTCTTGCATTGTCATGCCGGATTGAAAGCATATCTTTCATCCGTTTGCAAGCACCTCTGTCGAAGAAAGAATCGCTTTCAAATGTTATGAGTGAGGCGATGACAAAACAGCCACGAAAGCCAACCGCCGCTGCCATCGAGCTCGGCAAGCGGATCCGCCAGCTGCGGGTCGAGATCCTTGAGATGGAAAGTCAGCAGGCGTTCGCCGATCTTCTCGGGGTGACGCGCGGCGCCGTCGGCAATTGGGAACTAGGACAGGGAATAAAGTTCGAAAACGTCCAGCTTATCGCGCTGAAAACCGACTGCTCGCTGGAATGGTTGACGCTCAACCGCGGCGTGCCATATCCGGTCCGAGGCATCGACCATGACATCAGCCAGCTGCCGCAAGAGGACCAGGACGACCTCATTCCAGACATCAAGGCCATGGTGAACCGGCGGCTCGAGAAATACAAAAACCGATAATCTCGCTCGTCAGGAACGCTTTCGCCGCCCCTTCACCAGCACTGCCACCACATCGGCCATCGCCGTTACCAGGATCTTCTGATCTTCATGGCTCAGCGTCCTCATAAGCGGCCGCAACGTCTTTGCGATCTCAAAAGCTGAATCAGGATCGGCGAAGGTGAATTCCAGCCTGTCGATGATCTCGCGATTCAAACTGTTATCGCCGCGCGCCGATTGAAGCTGATCCTTCAGGCGCGCCGGCAGTCGCAGATGAAAACTTGGCGGTTCGGACATTGTCCGACTTATGGCCGAAACAGGCTGGTCCTGAAATGGTTCCAGTTTCTGCAGAACAGCCGCTTTCCGGTACTATGTATCCCCGTTATCCACAGGCATATGTTACATGTTGAAATATTCTGTTAATCGAACCCCAATAGTTGTAACCGTACCAAAACGGTACATCGGAAGTTACGCGATGTGACCAGGGGTGTGGGAGGAAATAACAAATGCATGAATGGGAACTGCCCATTTGGGCAGCCTGGGCGGGGGAAAAAACTTTTCGCGAAACAAGCCGACGCGAGCACATTGAATTCCAGAACATGAATATTAGCCGAGATGGATATAGCGCGAGGTTCGATGTCATGTTTGCCAACGAGAGAAATTCGGTCGCCGTTCCTTTGCACGAGATCGATGCCTTGATCAGCCAATTGCAGCAGGCCGCCAAGGAGATGCGGAGCAAGCAGAGAATTCATCGGCGAGGAGGGATCGACCCGTTGCGGGAGCTTTTCGATACTGCCCTCGACCCCGTGAAGAACGAGGTGTTTGTGCACCCGAGAGGCGATGTCGTCTTTCTGCACCGGTTTGACGGGCATGCCCCCGTCGCCATCAAGATGAAGCCGACCGACATCAAGATCCTCCGAGCAAAGACCAATGCGGTCCTGGCGAGGCTGGCGAACTGAGCACCAGGCATGGCTAGGTCATTTAGATGGTCCTGCACACACGACAGCGGGACCATCCACTCCTGCGGCCTTGGCGCCGCCAAGCATGCGTAGAACCGATATACCCCAAGCTAGTTTTGCTATCGCAGACCCTACTGCGCTGCACCTGGCATCCAAGTGATTCGGTCGAATCGGAACGCGCCAGAGAACTAGGTGTGATTGGTGCTTGGGTTATTCCTCGAGTTGCCAGCTCATTGATGAGGACGGGCCATCAACCCCGTCTGGTTCTGTCCCGTACTATGGGCCCGGGCGGCCGTTTGGGCATTCATCAACCGAGGTGATCGGCGCCGCGGGTCAATGCTCAAACAAGACCGCTGCTTTTGGGTGCCAGATCGCAAGATGTTGGCGGGAGCCTCCGAGTCAGACCCAATATCTTGCGATTTTCTTCCCGAAAGCGTCGCCAGCAGATTGCGTTCCAGCATGGTTATGGCTATATAAAGGGCTGGAGCTTTCACGAGCTTTTTCTTTTGCATAGCGCGCTGCTTTCACCCCGGCCGGATCACCCCGCCGGGGTTTCTTTTTGTCCCCCATGAATCAGCCGCGGTCAATATTTTTGTGAAAGGAATGCTTTCCGACGCTTGCGCATGTGTGAAAGATATGCTTTCAATGTCCGTGTTCATCGGATGGAAGTCCCTCAGTCTGTAGGAGGCGCCGCCCGTGAAGGTGTGAAACGGAACGCGACAAGGACGGGCGCAAATGCCCGTCCGGCTCGCCCCGGGGGAAAGACATGCCGATAAGCCTTTATCTCTCTAAGGTCGCCGAAACCCGCGAGGTTCTGGCCGAGAGATTCCCGTCCACATTTATGCGGAAGGGCGAGAAGAACAAGCTGCCGCTGATGATCGGCATCACCGACAATGTCATCGCCGCTCTTCCGGAACTTGATCCCGAGCTCATCCAGGCAGCGATACGCGACTATTGCTCCGGCCCGAAATACGCCCGAGCGATGAAGGTCGGAGCGCAGCGCGTCGATCTCGAGGGGCGGCCGGCCGGGACGGTAAGCGCCGATGCCCACGAGCGTGCTCTGCGGCTTGAAGAGAAGCGGCGCAGGGCAGCGAGAGAATTGCAGGCGAGACGCGTCGCCACCAAGGCGCAGCGCAGAGCTGAGGGGGCTTTTCCATGAGCAATCCCCTTGCCAGCCATTCGTTGAGGGTGCTTGCCCTTTGGGCCGATATGCGCGTGATCTCCAGCGCGCGATATGTCGAAGAGCGCGACCGCCGCTTGGCGGAAGAGGTCGAGCATTCGCTGGAGACGATTTTCCCGCTTGAGCCGCAGCCGGCGGCGCCGGTGTCGCCATGATACCGCAGGTGATTGTGATAATCGGCGGCGTCTACCTTGTGTCCTCCGGTATCACCGACCGCAGCGTCCTCTGGGGTGCCGGTCCGACGGTGGTCGGGATCGGCTGCCTATATGTCGGGGTTGCCTCGATCATGGGATGGCTGGCATGAGAAGATCGGAACAGCAGGCCGCGCGCGACCGCGTGCTCGACGCGCTCACCACCATCCAGATGTTCGATACGGATCCCGCTTTCAGGGAGATCGCGAAACGCCGCTACCTGGAGATGATGGCGGCGGCGGCCAGCCGCCGCTCCGACGGCGGTGCCGACATCGTCATGACGCACACTGCGATCGCGGGGCAATGATGTTCGCGACCGCAATCTACGACGCCGTCAATCGGGAATGGACTATCGAGATGTACGGCCGACGCATCTGCTGCGCCGCCGATGAAGCCACAGCGCGCGCCACGGCGCGCGCATTGAGCGAGCTGCGGGCATGAGCACGTTGTTCCTTTTCGCCGGTGCGGTCTTGATGTTCGGTTGCGTCGGCCGCCGATTGTACCTCGAAATGACCGGCAGCTGGTCACCATTTGAATCGCATGTGATTGCATCATGGATCGCCTTCATCGGCGCGATCCTCTTCGTAATCGGCATCCTCCTGGGCGCTGCGCCGGTGACGACTTTCACCCACAACTGAAACGCCATCCTCAAGGCCACCAACATGTCCGACAAGGTCTACCGCATCGTCCGAATGGAATCGGAGAACATCAAGAAACTGAAGGCGGTTGCGATCGAGCCGGAAGGCAATGTGATTGAGATCACTGGCGACAACGACCAGGGCAAGACCAGCTTGCTCGATTCCATCTACTGGGCGCTTGGCGGCGTCGGTGCCATCCAGGATGACCCCATACGGGAAGGTGCCGACAAGGCGCGCATTTATCTCGACATCGGTCCGTACAAGATCACGCGCCGTATGACGCGGACTGAGGATGGCTTCAACCCGACCCTGATTGTCGAGAATGAGGAGGGCGCAAAATACTCATCGCCGCAAAAGATGCTCGACGCCATCCTCGGCGAGCTCACTTTTGACCCGCTGGAGTTCGTCCGCAAGAAGCCGAAGGAGCAGTTCGACACGCTGAAGGCGTTTGTCACCGGCTTCGACTTCGAGGAATCCGCGGCGCAGCGCAAGAAGATCTTCGAAGAGCGCACCGTCGTCGGCCGCCGCGCCGCCGAGCTCGAGGCCCAGGCGAAGGGGATCGAGGTTCCGGCCGACACTCCGGACGAACTCGTCGACGAGAAAGCACTTGTGGCTGAAATGCAGGCCGCCGCCGAGCACAATTCCACAGTCGAGCGGCACAAAGCAGCTCGCGAGGCGGTCCGGCAGAACATCGCCGCGATGGAGCAGGCGAACAGGGACCGCGAGAGCCAGAAGATCGAATTGCTGAGGCAGATCGATTTTCTGGAGGAACGAAGCAAGGAGACCTTCAGGAACATCCAAGCCGAGCAGGTCAAACTCATCAACGCTGAGCCCCTCCCCGAACCGATCGATCCGTCGACCATCAGTGCGAAGATCGATGCCGCGCGCCAGACCAACGCGTTCGTCGCCAGGAAGCATCAGCGCGCCGAGCTCGATCGTCTGGCAAAGGAGCGCCAAGCCGAGGTGAAGAAACTCACTGACGCCATTGAAGTGATCGACAAGGCGAAAGCCGATGCCATCGCAGCGGCGAAGATGCCGGTTGAAGGCATCGGCTTTGGCGATGACGTCGTGTTGCTCAACGGTCATCCGCTCGAACAAGCCAGCGGCGCTCAGCAGCTGCGCGCATCGATCGCGCTGACCATGGCGGCAAATCCGAAGCTTCGCATCATGCTGGTGCGCGACGGCGCCCTGCTCGGGACCGCCGCGATGAAGATGATTGCCGAAATGGCCGACGAACACGATTTCCAGGTCTGGATCGAGACTGTCGAGTCGTCGCGGCCCGGTGCCATCGTTATCGAAGACGGGCGCATCCGCGGCGCGCAGCCGGCGGCGGAGGCCGCGGAATGACTGAAGCTGTCCGCCACGACCCTGGAATCTATTTCGGTATGAGCGATACCGAGTATCACGCCGATGACGCGCTCGGTTCCTCGCGCATCAAGGCGATCGCCGTCGACCCCTATGAGGCGCAGTTCGATCACCTCTACGGCGAGGACAAGGACACCGACGCTATGATCTTCGGCAGCGCGCTCCATGCCCGCATGCTCGAGGGCCGCGCCGCCTTGGAGGCGAAGTTCTGCAAGGAATTCGACAAATCGTCGATCCCGGAGGGCGCCCTCGACACCGTGGCCGACATCCGGGCGTGGCTCGACAAATACGATCAGCGCGGCATCAGCGCGAAGAACAAGGCCGACCTCATCAAGATCGTACAGCAGATCGATCCCGACCAGCCGATCGTCGAGGTGATCAAGGCGAAGTGGGAGAAGGACAACGAGGGGAAGATTGCGCTGAAGCCTAAGCGCTGGGCCCAGATCGATATCGCCGCCCGCTGGGTGCAGCGCGATCCCCTGCTCTCCGCCGTCATGACCGACGGCACCTTCAACGCCGGCGCTCCAGAAGTCTCGATCTTCTACGAGGACCGCGGTGTCCGCCTCAAGGCACGGTTCGACCGGCTGCTCCGGCACGCCATCGTCGACGTGAAGAGCTTCGCGCCAATGTTCCCGGGGCCGATCGAGACCACGGCGGTCAAGACGATTGACCGCATGCGCTACGACATCCAGGCGGCCGACTACTTCCGAGCGTGGGGGCACGCGAAGGAACTGCACAAAGCCGGCCTGGTATTCGGCGAGGAGCCGCACCCGGGGTTCCTCGCCGAAGCCTTCGACCGCGATGAGCCGAAATGGATCTGGATCATGGTCAAGACCAAGGGGGCGCCGCAGCCGCTCGTCATCGACTGGCAGGCGAAGTTTGCCAAGGCTGCAGCCGCCGAGCGGGTGGAACGCGCCATCGACGAATACATCCGCCTTCGCGACGAGCATGGCGAAGACCAAGAATGGCCGCCGATGCGGCCGGCCATGACCCTGGAAGACCAAGACCTCCCCTCATTCTTTGGGCGCAGCTGACAATGGCGAATGAACTGACCACCACCTCTCCCGGCGCCACCGACTTGGTCGACGTCGAGCTTTTCTCGCAGGCAAACGTCTTCGATACGGAGCGGTTTGAGCAAATCATGCGGGTGGCCGACGTGATGGCACGCGCCACGACGATCCCGGAAGCGTTGAAGAGCAAGAATAGCAATCCTCAGGAGAAGTTCGAAGAGACGCGCGGCAACTGCTTCATGGTTTGCAATCTCTCTGCGACATGGGGAGCTGACCCGTTCGCCGTGGCGCAGTCAATTTCATTCGTCTTCGGGAAGCTCTGTGTCGAGGGCAAGCTGATCCGCGCAGTCATCAAGAAGAAGCTCGGATTCGATCTTCATTATCGGTTCGACGGCGCGCCTGGGAACATGGAGCGCAAGGTGCTCGTCAGCGATCTTCCTTTCGTCGACGAGAAGGGGCAGCCGGTGCCAGACGATGCCCCCGGCGCCGTGCTGAGCCCGAAGGCCAGGTCGGTCGAGGGGACACTCAAGAAGTGGCATTCGAAGAACAAGGAAGGTGGTGTCAACGACAATTGGCTGAAGGACGAGGAAAAGATGTTCCGCGAGCGCGGCGCGCGGGAATGGTGCCGCGCGTGGACTCCCGGTCTTCTGCTCGGCGTCTACAGCCCCGACGAGTTCGACGAGGTCGAATACACCATGCGCTCGAACAGGGCGCGCGACATAACCATCAATCCGCTGGTGGATGACGGCGGCCGTCAGTCCCAGGAGCCGGCGAGCAAGAGCAGCGATCAGCATCAGGAACAGAGATCATCGGGCGCTTCCCAATCCCAAGCCCCCCGCACCGAGGTGCCCGATGAGAAGGCCGGCAGCCAAGAGAGCCACCCTCAGCGGCTGCCGGCCGAAATTTTTGGCAAGTATGCCAGCGCGCTCGGCCGCATGGCGACGGCGAACAATGTCCGCAAGGCGCATGAGAGCTTCTGGTCCGATTACGGGAAGCCCGCCGAGGGAACCGCGGATCACGCGCTCGCCGGCAAGATCCTGAACCTTCACAACCTTCGTGTCGAAGGCAAAGCCGAGGGCAACATCGTCGACGAGATCGACGGGCTGATCGCGGAAAGCTTCGGAGAGAAAGCCTGATGCCAAGAATCCGCGTCATCGACCTGGAGACCGACGACGATGCCATCGTCGAGATCGGATACACCGACCTCGTCGCCACTGGCACCGATCTGCTCGGCGATCCCACGCTTTGGGAAGTCGAGGAAGGTCTCAGCTTCCTGGTCAATCCAGGCCGGCCGATTTCGCCGGACAGCTCCGGCGTCCACAACATCACCGATGACGACGTCGCCGGCGCCGGCTCCTGGACGGAGGCCGCCGAGCTCGTCTTCCACGACAACCTTGCGCCGGACATCGTCGCCTTCGCCGCACACTCCGTCGAGCACGAGCAGAATATGATCGACCCGGTATGGACCGAGGGGAAGCCGTGGGTCTGCACGTTCAAGGGCGCCGTCAGGCTCTGGCCCGAGGCACCATCGCACAGCAACAACGCGCTGCGCTACTTCCGGCGGCCGGCCGGGCTCGACCGGCGGCTCGCCCAGCCGATCCACCGCGCGAAGCCGGACTCCTACATCACCGCGTTCACGCTTCGCGATCTCCTCGATGAGGCATCGCTGGCCGACCTCGTCAAATGGACCGGCGAACCAGCGCTGCTGCCGCGCTGCAAGATCGGCGACTACCGCAATGGCGGCAAGGGCACGCCCTGGGCGGACGTCGAAACCAGCATGCTGGAATGGATCATCCGCAAGATGTCGGGCGATCCGTCGCGCGAGAACGACGTCCACACCGCCCGCCATCACCTCGAGCAGCGCGAGATCGACCAGCGGCTCGAATACGAGCGGATCGAACACGAGCGGCAGCTCAGGGAAAACGGCATGGCCGAACCCGCCGGCAATCCCCTCGTCGACCACGCCAACCAGGAGTCGCTTTCTCTATGAAGTTCACCGTCGAAGCATCCGCGATTTCCGGGGCCCTGGCCGTCGCCAGCAAGATAGTCGAACGGCGCAACACGATACCTATCCTTTCCAACGCATTCTTCGATGCGACCGCCGATCGGCTGCTGATCCGCTGCACGGACCTTGATCTCGAGTTGTCTCTGACGGTGCCCGCGAAGGTCAGCGATGCTGGCCAGACGACCGTGCCGGCCCATCTTCTCTCCGACATGATGCGCAAGATCCCGGCCGGCGCCGAGGCGAGCTTCGAGATCGACCAGCAGATGGTGGTCAAGGCCGGTCGGTCCAACTTCAAGATGCATGTGCTGCCGGCGGAAGACTTCCCGGTCATGGGCGGCGCCGACTATAGCCATACCATCGAGATGTCGGGCGAGCAGCTCTACAAGCTCTTTTCCAGTGTCCAGTTCGCGATCTCGACCGAGGAGACCCGCTACTACCTCAACGGGATATTCTTCCATGCTCGCGCCGGTGATCGCCCGACGCTTCGCGCCGTCGCCACGGATGGTCATCGCCTCGCCAAGATGGAGATGCCAATGCCCGCGGAGGCTGACGGCATGCCGGCGGTCATCGTTCCGCGCAAAACGGTGGCCGAGATCGTCCGCCTCAGCCAGACCTTCGCCGATCAGAAGGTCATCCTGGATGTATCGGATACCAAAATCCGTTTCACGGCTGGACGGAACGTCATCGTCTCGAAGTTGATCGACGGCACCTATCCCGAATACGATCGGGTCATCCCGGCCGTTGGCAACAAGATTGCCAAGGTTGACGCCAAGACGCTGGCCGTTGCCGCCGATCGCGTCGCTACCATCTCGTCGGAGCGCGGCCGCGCCGTTCGATTCCAAGTCACGGCCGGCGATCTGACCTTGTCCGTCATCAACCCGGATGCCGGCGACGCCCAGGATTCCATCGACATCGACTATGACGCCGAACCGCTCGAGATCGGTTTCAACTCGAAATATCTCCTCGACGCCCTCAATGCGCTGCCTGGCAAGACGGCGCGCATCTCCCTGACCGACGCCGGCAGCCCCGCCCGCTTCACCGAAGACTCCGACATGGACGAAACCTTCCTCGTCGTCCTGATGCCGATGAGGATCTGATGGAGCGCGACCCGATGCCGGAGGCGGTCAGGGATTGGCTTCGAGCTAACGGCATTGCCTCGCCGGCAATGCTGGGTGCTGGCTGGCAGAAGCTGAAGCGCGCCCATCTCCCGCGCCTCGGGCCGGGCCCCGCATTGAGCGAAGCCTTCGCCGCCATGATCGAGACAATGATCAAGGAGCGGTCGGATGGATAACGCGCACGCCAAGCTGAAGGATCTCGGCGACCGCATCCAGGCCGCCATGGATCGGCACGGCATCACCATGGCGGAGATCACGGTGCGGCGCTTCCGCAGACGCGCAAGTGATCTGTTCGACCGCACCGCCAGAAGTCACCGCGACCTCGCGCGCGCCATTGATGAGGCCTGCATCTCGGCGCGCGAGATGTCCGAAGGACTCCTGAGAATCCAGCGGAGGCGGAAATGAACCCTAAGCTGATTTTCGCCGATCTAGCTGAGCTTCTACGCCGGCACGGTTTCCAGGCAGGCGAACTGGAAATGCGCGATGGAAAGGCTGGGCATGTCACCTGGTTCGGTGGCCCCGCCGACGAAGTTCAAATCAAGGTAACGATCACGCCATTGGCTGATGCGGAGAAAATCGGCCTCACATTGCCCTGCGACGTCCGCCTACCGACCGGCACCACCTTCTCTAAGGGTGTTTCCCTCTCATCGTTCCTGGATGCCGCGCAGCGCCAAGTCGATGAAAAATTCCACGATCCGGCGCCGGAAGAGGTGAGGCTCAAACGCGTACGGTGGAACAGCTTCCTGCGTCGGATGAGCCGCGCCGCCGAGCGCGCCGCCGTGGAAGCGCAGATGATCATGGACGCGTTGCAGCGGGCCGATTTCAGCATGGTGGTGCGGCAGACGATCGCCAAGCTCCCTCATGAGGCCCAGCTCGAGATGGCGCAGGATCTGCTTATTCCTTTGGGCATGGTCGCGGTCCGGGATGAATTCGCCTATCCGGATCATGGCGACGAGCCGGCGCCGCAGATCGAGGCTCTGAGATCGTACGCCACCAGCCTCGGGTACGTTTTGATCCCGAGCGCTCGTGCGGCCGAGATCGACCCAGCCTTGCGGGAGGCCGCCGGTGGTTGACCTGGTTGGAACCTGCCCGAAAAGCTTCTGGCACGAGTGGATCGCCGAAGGTGATCCGGCTGGATCGAAGTGGTCCGGCGAGACGTGGGGATGGTTTACCGGCCATTCCCTGATTCAGTCGATTCAGCGCGGCGACCGCTTTTATGTCGTCGCATTTGGGCGCCTTCGCGGATACGCGCCGGTGACGAGCGTCCATCTCAGCCCGACCGGGAAGGGCGGCGCGATTCTCCGCCAGGGCGACGCCGTCGCGGTCACGATCAACATGCCAACCCCTGGCTTCCGCGGATTGCGGGAACGCTGGTGGCCGCGCGAGATCGAAATCCCGTTCCCAAATTGGAGGGTGCCATGAAGCTGCCCTTGCGCGTCTCCGCGACAGAGATTGGCAGCATCGTCGATGCCGACGGCATCGAGGTGTGCGTCGTCGACGTCCATCGCGACAGGTCGGACGAAGAGGTCTCCGCGATCGCCAGCATGATCGTCGATGCCGTGAACGCCAAGCAGGAGCAGCCACGATGACGAGTCCATTCGGCCGCTTCACCGACGCAGAGGTCAAGGAGATGCTCCGCGGCGCCGGCAAGCCCGACATCCTGACGGAGGACAACGTCGCGAGCCTCGGCTTGGAGCGCATTCAGACCCAGCGCGAGAAGGTCATCGCTGCCTACAAGATTGATCCAGACGTCGACGCGATCTTCACCATGCTGCGCGGAACCGTCCCTAAATCCAGCATCCGGTCCTACCTCTGCCGGGCCTATCCGACAGGCGAATGGCGGGTGCGTAACCGCCGCGGAAGTGGACGAGCCGCATGACGGACAGGCCAATTTTATTTTCCGGACCGATGGTCCGCGCGATGCTCGCCAGCACGAAAACGCAAACCAGGCGCGTCCTCAATCCGCAGCCCGAACACCTTCAGGTCTACGACTGGAAGGGAAAGCGGCTGCACGACAGCGAATATCGTCACTGGTGCTGGAAGGGGCACGTCGGCGCCGACAACTGGGACGACATCACGAAGCAGCTGGCGCCGTTCCTGCCCTTCGCCGCCGGTGATCGGCTTTACGTCCGCGAGGAGTTCAGCGGCGACTGGCAATTCACGGGATTACCGCCAAGCGAATGGGGCAAAGATTCCCCAATCTGGTACTGGGCCGACGGCAATCCGACCGATGGCGACTGGACGAAGCCGAAGCCCGGCATGCACATGCCACGCTGGGCATCTCGCCTCACGCTGACCGTCACCGATGTTCGGGTGCAGCGCCTTCAAGACATCAACGAGGTCGATGCATGGGCTGAAGGCGTCCAAGACTGCGGTGAGATAGACGGCGGCAGACAAATCTCAGGCTACGGCAAGGCCCTCTACGCGAGTCTTTGGAACAGTCTCAACGCCGACCGCGCCGGCGGCGCCTACGCCTGGAAGGCGAATCCTTGGGTAGTCGCGGTGAGCTTCTCCGTCATCCACCAGAACATCGACCAGGTGGCGGCGTGATGTCCAAGCATCCCGAGATCGATTTGCAGGTTGCCGAGAAAATGTGGGGCCGGCACCCCTACACCTGGCCGCGCCCGCCGCAGCGGCGACCGCGCTGGTGGCAGTTCCGTGAACGTCGAAACCTCGCCCGCCTCGAGGCGATGTTCGACCATCTGAGCGATGAAGCGCTCGGCCGATACTACCAGCAAGTCCGCCTCGGTCAGTCCGTCTATGAGGACGCCGGCGGCTATCTTCTTCGCTGCTATCGAGCGATGCTTGGTCTGCCGGTTGAGCTCCCCACATCTGAGGCCGACGTCATAGAAGGGCTGCTTCGGCAGGCTGGGCAGCGCTGATGAGCGATCGCATCCCCTGCATCAACCCACGTTGCCGGCGCACCGCTGCCCGGGACAAGTTTCCTGACAGCAAGGAGATCATCTGCGGGAAATGCTTCCGGGCGCTGCCATTGGCCTTTCGCCAGGAGCATCGCCATTGCTGGCGGGAGATCAACAAATGGGAGAAGCGGATCCTGAGGGCGGCTGATCCGCTGAAGGCGCAGCGGATGCGCGCGATCTGCAACCGGTGGGACGAGCGTCTCAACGCCGGCTGGGTCGAGATGCGCAAGGCGATCATGCAGCCGGAGAAGCCGGTAGGCCTCGATAGCTTCCTCGAGGAGATGCGGCTTTGAGAACGCTCCCGGAATGGGTCAAGCCGGGAACGGCTTTCATTTATCAGTTCGGGCCTGACAATCACAACAACGGCCGCAAATTTCATATCCGTGGCATCGTCGACGACAGGGCGGTGATCCGTGAATGGTGGCGGCATAAGCGCCGCTGGAACTACACGGTCGAAGACTGGATTTATTTCAATGCCTTCGCCCCTCACATCAAGGTGGTGCGCCGATGAGGAATCTCAGTGCGCCCACCGTATTGTTCCTCGATGTCGAGACCAGCGGGCTCTATCGCAAGGATCTCTCGATCGACGATCCCGCTCAGCCTTGGGCGCAGGAGATCGCCGCGGCGCTCTGCAACGACGCCGGCGCCATGATCAACTTCTTCCGCTTCATCATCAAAGCGGAAGGGCGCACCGCGAAGGAAGGCGCCGTGAAGGTGCACGGCATCACCGCCCTCGCCTCGTCGCAGATCGGCATACCGGAGCCCCGAGTCCTGGGCGCGCTGACCGACATGCTCAAGACGGCACCGATGGATGTCGCGCTGCGTGTCGTCACCTTCGGCGACTTCGATGGCAAAATCCTTTCAAGTCTCTTTGCCCGGTTCGCGCTCAGCCAGAACAAGCCATCGAACGCGTTCGACCGGCTGTTCCTGCGGCGTCCCTATATCGAGTTCGTCAACCTGCAGCATCCCCATTGCCAGCAGGCCTGCAAGCTGCCGAGCGAATTCGAGGATGGCGGGGATTTCAAATGGCCGTCGCTCGACGAGGCCTGCGCGATCATGCTCGGCATGCCGCCGCGCGAAGGCCTGCATGACGCTTGGGACGACACGCTGCGGCTGAAGGCACTCTACTTTGAGTGCGTCAGGCGCGGCTATTTCGCTGACGGAGCAGTTCCGGCAGCCAGGTGAAATCTGAAAGTCTCGGCGCTGAGTATAGGCAGCGACCGAGCAAGCCATGGGTTTGAGCGCTGGGCTCACACGGAGCGCTCCCCATGGCCGTCTTTGCAGCGCCGATGATCGGCAAGGAGAAAGGAGACTGAACATGGAAAAGGCTACACATTCGCCAGAACTGACAGCATCGCTTCTTGATGCGACGGCCAAGATCGCATGCGCTTCGGCCGACGGACTGCGCATCCATACCAAGATCGAGGAAGCGATGCCGACGTTTATCAAGACGGTCTATGCCGCGCTATCTGAAGCCGTCGGTGGCGCCATCGCGGCCGCCAAGGAAGAACCCAAGGCACCGGCGGTCAATCCGAAGCGATCGGTCTTCCCGGAGCACATCATCTGCCTGGAGGACGGCAAGAAGTTCAAGTCTCTGAAGCGGCATCTCAGCACCGAGTATGGGCTCACGCCGGACGAATATCGCGCCAAATGGGGCTTGCCGGCGAACTACCCGATGGTGGCACCGAACTATGCTGCCACGCGATCGCAGTTGGCGAAGGCATCCGGCCTCGGCAGGAAGCCGGCAGCCGCAGGAAAGCGGGAGGCCTGAGCAAACCGAAACTGCTTCGCCCGGCGCCAAGCGCGCCGGGCCGCCACTCGAACTGAAAGGCAGATGCATGGCCGAACTGATCCCGAGCAGCGCACTGGAAAGCCATGTCGGCATCCTCGGCAAGACCGGTTCCGGCAAGTCGAACGCGGCCAAGACGCTTGCGGAGCGGCTGATGTCCGCCGGCGCGCGCGTCTGCATGATCGATCCGACTGGCACATGGTGGGGTATCCGCCTCAGCGCCGACGGCAAGCGCCGCTCCGGCTTCGAGCCAGTGATTTTCGGCGGCGAGCGCGCCGACGTCCAGATCATGCCGGAACACGGCGCCGCCATCGGAGAAGCGATTGCTACATCTTCCGGCTCCGCCATCATTGACCTTCGCAGCATGGGCTCTGGCGGCAAGGCGAAATTCTTCATCGGATTCGCGGAAAAGCTTATGGCGACCAACCAGGGGCCGCTGCATCTGATTCTCGATGAGGCGCATATTTTCGCGCCCAAGGGCAAGGTGTCGACGCCGCAGGCCGGCGAGATGCTGGCGCGCACCAACGATCTCGTCAGCCTCGGCCGCGGGCTCGGGCTACGCATCATCATGATCACCCAGCGGCCGGCAAAATTGCACAACGATTCGTTGAGCCAAATCGAGACCATGATCGCGATGCGGCTGATCGCGCCGCACGATCGCCGCGCCATCGAGGACTGGATCAAGGAGACCGCCGACCTCGAAAAGGGGAAACAGATCACGGCGTCGCTTTCCAGTCTTCCGGTCGGCGATGCCTGGGTCTGGGCGCCCGAACTCGACATCCTTGAGCGCATCCACTTCCCGCTGGCTTCGACCTATGACAGCGGTTCGCTGAAGGCCGGAGCGGCGCCGGCACTCACCGCGATCGACACCGCTGCCATTGCGGCGCGACTCGAGCAAATCCGGGCCGATGTCTTCGCCAACGATCCCGCCAAGCTGAAGGCCAAGATCGCCGAGCTGCAACGGGAACTCGCCTCAAAATCGACGGCAAAAATTATCGCGGCGCCTACCGCCGACATCGAGGCCGCCGAGAAGCGTGGCTATCTGCGCGGGCACGACGACGGCTTCAAGGCCGGTCGACTGCTCGGCTATAGCCAGGCTTCGCGAACGCAACTGCTGCGCATCGCAGAAGGGCTCAGAGGCGCCGCCATGCTCACGCAAGCAGCAGATGCCTTTGAGGTGGCTGCCGAAACCATCAAAGCTATTCAGATCGAGGAAGAGCCGGCGTCGGCCGCCATCGTCGCGATGCGGCCGCTTTCGGAAGAAGCGAAGGAGGCCCTCCGGGATAGGTCAAGAGCGCTCGCAGTAAACCCGATTCCCGAAAAGCCAGTCTCGGGTCAAGCGGGTTACGATTTCTCGCGCTCCGAAATGAAGGTCCTGCGCGCCATCGCCATGTGGCGCAGTCTCGGCCACGACACCCCGACCAAGATCATGGTCGCCGGCGCCGCCGGATACAGCGCGGGGTCTGGCAACTTTGCCAATCTCCTCAGCAAACTGAAGACCGCCGGCGCCATCGAATATCCGAGCCCCGGTGCCGTCCGGCTCCTCGCCGACATCATCCCGATGAGCTTCGACGAGGCGCGCGATTCGATGCTATCGCTGATGAACGCACCACAGCGCAAGCTCTTCGATGCGCTGGTCCCGGGCGAGCTCTCCAAGGTCGAACTTGCGGCACGCACCGACTACTCGGCCGGCAGCGGCAACTTCGCGAACCTCCTGAGCAAGCTGCGGTCGCTGCAGATCGTCGATTACCCGCAGCGCGGCCAGGTCGTCTTGCAGCCTTGGGTCCACCAAATCCTGTGAGGAGCGGCATGAGCCAACATCGAGACGAACCGACGAAGGAGGACATCGTGAACGCGGTCCTGCAGGACGACGCCTTTCGAAAAGCGATCGGCGACAGCGACCGCGCCGCGCTGATCGCTGATGCCGCGGTCACCGCCGCCCTCGCTTACGTCGGCCTCTTCGCTCTGGTCGAGGAGATCCAGCAGCACGAGGTCGCCGGCCATGGGTGACAAGCTCAACACCATCTGGAAATTCAAGCTGTCCCACGAGGCGGCGCAAAGCATCAAGGTGCCGCGCGAGTACAGCTTCCTCTCCATCGGCTTGGACCGAGACGATCACCGCTGCATCTGGCTGATGGTGAACGCCGACGCGCCGCCCGTGCAGCTGGAAATCATCAAGGTAGCGACCGGTGACAGGCCGGTGCCCCATCTCGGCGACTATCTCGGGACAATCAGCCAAGACGGCAACATCTGGCACTACTTCACTGGGCCTGGCCACGCCGGCAACACCCGCACGAGCTTCCACTACCATACGAGGAGCAACGGATGACGCTCAATCCCGACGGTGTCAGCGTAAAGGGCTGCTCCATCATCTATGCGCCAGCGGGTCAGGCCGGCGAGTATGCGCCCCTCGCCACCAATCCCTATCGCGGTTGCGGTCACGGCTGCGCCTATTGCTATGTGCCGCTGGTGACGAAGCAGCCGCGGCCGGAGTTCGATGCTGGCGCGGTGCCGCGCGCCGACTTCATCAAGCGCCTGATGGCGGATTGCCGCAAATACAACGAAGCCGGGATCACCGAGCAGGTGATGCTCTCCTTCACAACCGATCCGTATCACACAGGCGATTGCAGTTTGACGGGGCATACCCTTGAACTTCTGGCCTGCTATGGCCTTGCATTCTGCACTCTCACCAAGGGTGGAACGCGGGCGCTCCAGCATATCCAGATGTTCCGGCCGGAACGCGATGCCTTCGCCTCGACGCTCACGAGCCTAGACGAGCGGTTTTCCAGGAAATGGGAGCGCAATGCGGCCGACCCAGCCGATCGGATCCTGGCGCTGCGCAAGTTCCATGAGGCCGGCATCTTCACCTGGATCAGCCTCGAACCGACGCTGGACGTCGATGCCTCGCTCGGCATCATCGATGCGACCTATGAGTTCGTCGATCTCTACAAGGTCGGCCGCGCCAACTACCTCAAGGAGATCACGCGCACCACGGACTGGAACGACTATACCCAGCGCGTGATCGAGAAGCTCCATCGGCACGGCAAGCGGCATTATATAAAGCGCGACCTCCAGCCCTATCTCCCGCACGGCTATCCGAACCCGCTGCGCGTCGCCCAGAACCACGGAGATCGCTGATGCCCATCACCAACCAGCAGCGGCGTGTCCTGAAACAGATGCTCGAGAAGGAACGCGAGGGCATCGAGCGCGGTCACCGCCAGCATGGCGTCGAGGTGCCAGAACAGATCGTCAAGGCGATCATCGCTGAGAATTTCGTCCGCGCCTCGCTTGAAGTGGTGGTCGAGGAACTGATCCCGTTCAACCTGCGCTTCATCGGGGAACTTGCGATTAGGATATCGTCGCTGGTCATCAGCGCGGCGCCGATCGAAAAGCAGGAAGAGCTGATTGCGATAGTGGGGCAGAGCCTCAAGGCCGCGCACTTCCCGCGCGTCGCCGATGGTCAGGTCATCAGGACCAAATGGGAAACCGCCGGCCGCATGCAGCCTAACGTCGCCACCGGCAACGAGGTGAACTGATGGCGTCACGCGTCGCGCCATCAAAAACCGCGTTCCGGACATCGGCGCGCGCCCGCGAAGTCGAGCCGGTCAAGAATGCGCGACATCTCGCTTGGATCCGGACGCTGCCGTCGGCGGTCTCCGGTCACGAAGGCTGCGTCGCCGCGCACCTCAACTTCGCCGATCGCCGATACGGGAAACCGGAGCGCGGCAAGGGCAAGAAGGCAGACGACCGGTGGGTGTTGCCGCTAACGCCATACGAGCATACCGACGGACCCGACGCGCAGCACAGGACCGGCAAGGAGAAAGCCTGGTGGGACGCCCGCGGCATCGACGCCACGACGCTTGCCAACGACCTGTGGCGCGTCAGTGGCGACACCGAGACCGCCCTGGTCATCCTCCAGGAGGCGCTGCGCGGCCGCGCCAAACATCAGCGAGCGACTCAGCCAAGGGCATAACGATGATCCACGCAGAACTCCACGATAAGACCGGCAAGAAGATCGTAGAGCTTTGGATGGCCGAGGCTCCAGCCGTGGGGTCTCTAATTTGGATCACCGGCGCTCAACGCGTGCCGGTCTTCGACCAATACGGCAGCGGCAGTTTTATAGTCGAGGCCGTCGCTCATTGGGTTAACCCGGACTGGTCTCCGTCGACCCATGCTGGCGAGCCGATCCATAGGCTCTGCATCTATGTCAAGCCGTTAGCGGAGGCCGCATGACCGTCGATCGCACCCCTGGCCAGCTCATCGGCGAGGCCATCGACGCCGCTGAGCGCGTCTTTCCAGGCGCGGACTGGCTGTTCGGCAAAGGCAAGGTGAACCCAGACGAGCCGCTCTACGGCTTCCGGGTCTTCGCGCCTGGCACAGAAGACGTCATCGCCGAGGGCGAGCATGACGATCCGGTGGAGTGCGTCATGATGGCGGTCGACCCCAGCCGCCGCGGAAGAGCGCCGTCATGAGGCTTCCTCCGCCATGACGAAGCTGGACGACTTGCCTTTGTTCGCCGGCGATCGAGAGATCGCGGAGGCGATTGTAGGCAAACGTGATGCAGAAAAATGGATGAAGGAGCGCCTTCCGACCCTTGCGCAGAAGGCTGGTTTCCCTGCTATTGATGCCTTTCACGGCGGGCGGGCGGTGCCGCTCGTCAAGCGCTTCTATGAAAATTACCTCGGATTGCCCGTCGAATCCGCCAAGGGCAAGCCCGACGGCCAGGAGGACGACAGCGCATGGAACAAGCGAAAGCGCCGGGGCTCAAGTGGATGAAGCGCGCCAACGGCGCCGCACCAATCTGGGTCGCCGATGAGGCCGACGTGAAGAAGGGCTTTCTTCCCAAGACGGTCAATCTGTCGATGTTTGTCGACCAGCCCGACATCCTCAAGGCGAAGTGCGATGCCCTCCAGGCGGACATGCTTCTATGGCGCGCCGGCTATCGCAACGATCCCCTCGCCTTCGACGGCACCGTCAAATCGCTTCTCACGATGTATCAGTGCCATGACGAAAGCCCGTTCAAAAAGCTGAAACCGGCGTCCCGCCGGACCTATGTGGGCTTCCTCTCGAAGATCGAGGCGCATATCGGCGCCAGACGTGTTGACGCCATCAGCGGCGTCGACATCATCCGCTATCATAAGGTTTGGTCGAACGCCGGCCAGAACCTGGCGACAGCGGCGATGTGCCGGTCGATCCTCGAGTCCGCGCTCAGCTTCGGCGTCATGAACAAGCACAACGAATGCGCCGGGCTGCTCCTCATGCTGCGCGAGGCAAAGAAGAACCTCTCCCGGGCGTCGCCGCGCACCCAGGTCATCACCGCGGCCCAGGTCGCGGCCGCCCGGTCCGCCGCTCGTGCAGCGAACCGGCCGTCGTCGGCACTCGCGTACGCCTTCGCCTTCGAGACTACGCTCCGGCTCTGGGATGTCATCGGCCAGTGGTATCCGATGAACGAGGGTGGCCTCTCCGACGTCCTCGATCCCGCCAACGGGGAGAAATGGTTTGGTCTCCGTTGGGAGGACATCGACGAGCACATGGTGCTCCGGTTCACGCCTTCGAAGACGGAAGAGACGACGGGGCGGAAAATTATCTATCCGCTGGCCAAGGCGCCGATGGTGATGGAAGAGATCAAGCTTGTCCCGCAGGAGCTGCGCGTCGGCCCGATCATCGTCTGCGAGGACACCGGCATCCCCTACCGGCCGAAGAACTTCGCCTATCGCTGGCGGCTGGACCGCAAGGCGGCGAACATCCCGTCGACGGTCTGGGCGCGTGATCTGCGCGCCTCCGGTCTCACCGAAGGCCGCGCCGCCAATGCCTCGATCGAGGACGCCGCGAAGGTCGCCGGCCACACGGGGCCGACCACAACCGCCAGGGTGTATGACCGCGCTGTCTTCGAGGCTGCCGACCGATTCGCCGATGCGCGGCTGCGCGGGCGCGAACAGAGCGGTAACGGCAGCGGTAACGGGCGGTAA